TGTCCCCGCCATCCCAATGATTAGGAAGCATTGACCGTGCCATGCTCTCCATCTCATTAATGTAGCCGCGAAGCTCATCAATGTAACTAGCAAGCTCTTCGATCTCTCCAAGAACGCGCTCTTCCTGATCCATTACTTCACTAACTGTGGCCATGTGGCCCTCCTTGATTGGTTGTGCTACGCACTATACACTATCAATGGTAAAGAACAGTTAAAACTTTGCATTTGGATCTGGAACATAATCTTCCATTAGATCCAATAGCTCTATATAGTCATAGTATAGGTCGGACACTATATCAGAATCCTCCCCAGACTTTTTAGCTCTATGCCAAGCGCCATACGCTTCGTGCATGGAAACAACTAGATTGATTTGTGCTTTAACATCACTGTGCATACGCCCAGTATAGCACACCTAGAGTAAAGGACTAGTAAAGCCTATTAGTAGTTTGGTCGGGCCTCTACTACCAGTTTGGTCATTACCTTGTCCGACCCACCCACCCATCATTATAGCAACTCAATGGTAAAGACGGGGTAAAATGCTGAACTACATATTTTTCTTATCAAAATGTATCATTTTTTCCAGAAATGATTACTTTTCTTATTATTTTGATTATTTTTTATTGTTTATGCTTTGGCCGCACAGAATATCATCACGGCCCCTGTTACTGCAAAAAATACTGTCATTATTGGTTATTTCTTTTTATTTCTTATTGATTTCTTTTCTTATTACTCCCCAACTATTATATGTGCGCGTGAGAGGGCGAGGCTGTAAGGGGGGAAGGATAGGTTGATCACACATAATATAAATGGTTCATCACACAATACTTATAGTTGATCACACATAAAATGAATATTCGACACTCCCCCTGATTCATTTCTTTTTATATGATTGTCAATAATAATCCCCCTAATGCTCTGGGGGATAGTTATTACTTGTGTATCTGGGGGAAGGTTATGGGCGACTATTATTTATTTCTTCAAACTTATCGAGAACTTCGGTAAGGAATTCTTCATAGTTTTCACTAGACAATATTCCATCGGGCGCTAGCTCGTCCGCTCTCTTGCGCACCTCGACCCATTCGCTATCCAAGTCTCTTGTTTCTTTATTTTTTGTCTTGTATATTGTTTTATGTATTTCCATTGTTATCCTTTTCATCCATCTTCATCTCTGAGAATCTAGCTAATGCCTCCATAGACTCCTGCTCTTGCTCTCTAATGTCTTTTGCCCATGATTCTAGGTCGTACTTATCAGCATTAGCAATCATGCGCTCAGTATTTCTTTTCTTATCGCCTGCCGCATCCCAATACTTTTTATCGCTCCAAGTGTAAACTCTAAACGAATAATTGCAAATGAAATTATACATTCTTTTCTTTACTTTATTCATACAAAATATCCTAACTTGTTCCATTCGTAGTTTGCTTTCTGCTCGTAATGCTTGTGAAGCTCGTCCCGATGCTCAGGCATATTCACATAAGTATTACAAACCTTTAGAGTCAGCGAATGATTGCCAGCAGCATACACCGGATCAAAGACAACTCCATCATTGTCATCAACGACGATCCACCGATCAGACGGGTATTTATTTCCTGTTACAACTCTCATTTATTTTTCTTTTCAATATTGACCCTGATCCAAGAAAACGGCAGGTTAGTGTCAATATTGAGATAGGCAGGAGTGGCATAAAGCTCTCCCTCTGGGCCGGAGTAACTTCTAGACTTACCTGCTCCCCATTCGACCGATCCCAGACCGATCACATGATGCGTTAGCGCCCCCTCAACATAGATGCTAAGGGGGCCGATCTTCCAATTTTTATCAAAATACTTGTTCATGGTTTCTCCATTTTACCATATATTTGATTTTTGTTCACATCTGTCCGCTTCTCAGGCACTTTTTCTTTATTTTACATAGAAAGTGCCTGTTCACTTCTCAGACCCTCAACCTGTTCACTTCTATCTATCATGTAACATTTGTTACATATAAACAATAGGCAAAAGACTACCGAATATCGGTAGTCTCGCCAAGCTCAATAATATCGGCGCACTCGCCATCTTCATTGACTAGGATGGCTTCTCTGTGGCCGTCCATCACAAGGTAATACGCTTGCTCAGTAGAGTCAGCTTCGACCTCCCAATATTTTCTAATTACTTCTGTAACTTCGTATCTAGGCATTATTTCCTCCAATAATAATTGAATCAGCGTCGGCATGAAGCTCCATGATCCAGCACTCTTCGCCGTTCATAGCCTCAATAGCCACATCAAAGTCAGCATAAGGGCCGTAGGGGGTGAATCCGTCCGACACATTACCGACAAGGGCAATTACTCCATTAGTGATTGGTTCGGTCATTATTTTCTCCTTATGCCCGATCCCAGACGGGCCACTCGCTGTCGGCCTCTGCGATTTGAGCAATTTCTTCTGCAAGAATCTCGTCCTCAATAGGCTGCCAAGACTCGTCCCATACTTCGGGAATATCAGGCAGGAACATATTTTCGTTCTCCTGTAGAACGCGCACGACTTTCTTAGTCTCCGTATCAACGAACACCGTGACCGGAACCATGTATTGAACTGCTGCTTCCATAACTGCCTCCTTAGTTGATTGCTGCGTACAGCATAGCATAGGCTAAGTAAAGACTCGGTAAAGAACTACCGATTAGGCTTCCACTTGCAAAACGGATTGCGGATGATAACACAGGGATTATTTTCATAATCAATATTGTTGAACTCCGCGCTCGTCACGCCAACATACCAGAATTTATTATCAGTCAAAGCCCTGTAAATATTTTTCATATCATAGCCTCACTTGAAATACTTTTGTAGTTATCCAGATGTAAGTTGCTGCGATTACTCTTCTGAACATATTAGATCCTATTGTTGATTGCAAGACAGGCAATCACGATCACGACAGGGATCGCCGCAACATAAAGGATGGCAAATGCATTTACAACCTTCTGCTTAGTCTTTCTTCTCATTACTCTTCTCCTAGTGTATCAAAGCTGGCAAGAAACTCGTCCACATTCTTGATAGCGGGATCAGCGACCGCCTTCGGCCTCCACCACCACACGGTGCGGTTATACGGCCTGCTTGGTTGCTCATAAGTAATCTCGCACTCAACAGTTAGAGACTCGTCAATCATTGCAATAATTTCCTTATCCTTAATACTTTCCGCAACCTCAGTCATAGTTGAGTTAAGAAAAGTAAGATGCTCAAAACCCTCGTCGTCCTTGCGCACCCAAACATGAATAGTGCCAGCCATTACTCGCTCGCCGCCTCTCGCTTGCCTCTTGCCTGAGTACGCGCCAAAGCCTTCCGGCCCTCTCGCTCAACACTACGACAATGACGGCACTCAGACCTATCACAGTCCATGACCTTCACAGCGTCAGGATGAAAGTTCAACGCCTGAATACGCCTATCCCCATCGCCCTCATGCGCCCTAGTCGCATCATCATAATTAATGTACGGGCCATACACCCGCTCATTCACCGTCACAATATAACCGTTACTCAACACCGTTATCTAATCTCCTATAAAGTCGCGCTTGATCCGACCGATGATATTATTATATCACATCAATAGTAAAGAAATATTAAAGCTTTCCGCTGTCCTGCAAGATGCCTTCGATTGTTTCGATTACTGAGATCAAGTTAATTTTCTTTAGCTGACTGTCTGCTGTCACAAGTGAAGCAAACGCAGACCTGCTATTTAAGTTTTTATTTGCTATATTAATATTAACGGCTGCTTGATCCAGAAGGATCTCAAACTTATTGAGGATCGTCCCCATCTCGTCAATGACGATTTTTACTTCGTTCTCTTCGTACATCCTGTCTTTCCTTTAATTTTTCTGGAGACCAATAGTTTTGGTAATCCCAAATATCCGGCTCCTCCTTTTTGGGAGGGCCGGATTTCTTTTTCTTTTTACTTGTTGCCGTACTTTTCTTCAAGGGCTGCATCAACCTCTTCAATAAGTCCATCAAGGGCGCAGTATTCCAGCTTGCCTACGGCGCGCTGTAGGCCCATCATATGCTCAGACACGGCGTCCACTAAAACCTCTTCGGCCCATTCAATCTGACCTTTCAAGATTGCTTCCTTAGCATCCTCAAAATGACTCGCAATGGCTGAAAGCTCGTTAATTGCATCAGCCATGTAATCATCAAATATTTCTACAAAATCATTCATCGTTATCTTCCTCAGCCATTTCATTAATTTGTTTAATACGATCAGTAAGCTCGCCAAGATCGCCGTAAGTCTCTTCAACAACTGAGAAGGGATCATTGTCATCCGTGATCGTCAGAACTAGATCAGACTCATGGCGGGCCGTATCTATGCCAACATGATAACTCTTAGCAAAAGTTTTATTTAACAAAACGCGACCCGGCTCAATAACATCAGCCTCAATATTTGTCATAAGGCCAATGTAACCTGCTGTCATGTTATCTACTGCATCTTGTGATTCTTTACTTATCATTTTGCTTCCTTTTCGTATGCCCAATCAGGGGCGATCCATGACAGTTCCTCAAACACCCTACGGCCTGCTGGAGCGATCTCGTCGCCGTACATATGACGGTCGCCTTCGCTCAAAGCGATCTGTACGGCATCCTCGCCCTCGTCCATCAGAACCTCTAGCAAATTAGCTAGAACATCGTCGGGAGTATCAGCGGGAACCTGCGTACAATAACTTGCATCAAGAACGGTAATCCAATTACCATCCTTGCGAGCATAAAAGTCAAATCTAAGCAGGTTCACATCTTCGGGATTGTCGGGATCGTAATCACCATCCCAACCTTCGCCAGCATTGTACCACTCAACGGCCACATCGCCGCGCTCGTATCTGCTTGAATTATTATTCATTATCATCCTCAAAGATTGGAAGCGGCTCTGCAAAATGTGTCATATACATATCGACCGCTTGCATTACTTGATTGTAAAGGCTGGCTACATGAGGCTCAACAAATTCGTTGTGAGCCTGTGTCCACTTCTGGTGATTGTCTGCGGCCTGCTGCTTATAGCTATCTCTAACATATTCATCGATAGCATCGTAAATTGTATTATTGTCAGTCATTACTGTACCTTTTCATAAAGACCCGGAAGGGTCGGGGTTTCTACATTGAAAAAGTTATTGATACTTTCACGAATGTAGCTAATAAATTCGCCCGTCACTTCTCCAACAAACTCGTCATGCTCGGCTGTCCACTCTACACCCTCATCTACGGCCTGAGCGTGGTAGTAGCCATAAACTGCATCATAAGCATCTTCAACCTTGAATCTCATCTAAGTTCTCCAATCTCGTTTGCTGTTATATAATCATATGCAGTCTGTGCGAGTAGATCCTCTGGCACCTCTCGCTCCCAATAATTTAGGTTTACCAGAGGCCCACCCTGATCTTTTATTTCCTTGACGACCGCTGCATCACGGTCGCCCCTAGAGAAAAACAATAAGTCACCACCGTCGTATGAGAATCCATATACTTTCATTATGCTTTATCCCAAACCGGCCAATCAGCAGACTCGGTAATATCAATCGCGTCCTCAATAAGTTCATCATCAAGAACCGGCACCCAATTCTCATCAAAAACCTGAGCAGGCTCAGACAGAAAGATGTTTTCGTTTTCTTGCAAGACCCGCACGACCTCTCTAGTCTCCGTATCAATAAGTACGGACACGGGAATCATATATGTGACTACTGCTTCCATAACTGCCTCCTTAGTTGATTGCTATGTCGTAGTGTGACAGGTCAAAAATAAATTTGAGTAAAGGTTAGGTAAAATCAGGTGTGAACGTCCACCGTCAGGATTGCAAGACCAAAATCCTCTCCGTCCGTCAAATCGAATGTACGGGCGTTGTAAGGGTTCACATCCCAAGCGTTGAAGAACGGTGGCGTGAAATACTTATCATTAAACCGCTCATAAGTTGCGGCAAGCCACGGACGAGTGTACGATAGCCTCCAATCGTCAATGCCGATATCGGTGCCAGCGTAGCTATCTGCAAGAGCCTCGCGGATAGCAGCAGCAGCATCCTCGATTGACTGAAACTCACGATCATTGTTACGATCTTCGTTGGTAAGAATATTGATCCTGTTATTGACATCCCAATACAAAGACTTGTATGCGGCATCAACGGCGGCATCAAAGTTCCAGCTATCACGATCCTCAACCCAAGCGTCTACCCCACCGCGATAGTTGTCAGAACTAAAAGCGGTCGGTGTGCCATCCTTGTAAGTCACGGTCAATGCCGTGTACCAATTATTATCATCAAACTTTCGCTCAACATATGAACCGAACTGACTATGTTCTGTAGCAAAGATATTGCCGTTTTGATAAATAAAAGCCAAATCATCAGAATCAAGGTTGATAAGAAAATGATTAAGTGAATGCATTTGTTTCTCCTTTGTGTAGTTTGAACTGCTGCAAGCATCATACCAGACTGCGGGTAAAGGGCGAGTAAAATCAGCGAACGCCTGTTGGTGACAGCTTGCGCTCAATGTAAGCGACAAGAATATCAGCATTAGCAATATCGCCCTCCATATACCTAACTATCTCGTCGCTATTGTCCTGAGTATCAATTGCGTTATTGAGTTCCTCAGCATAACTATTCAACATACGAACAATCTCTTTTGCACTATCAATATCAATACTAATCATTTGTTTCCCAGATCATCCAATCGTGATTGATTCCGTCACCTGATTCACACTCGCGCAAAAGTTCCACAAGATACTCATCCATTACATGAGAATACTCTAGTGCGCCTTCGACGCGCTCTCCACCGTAATCCATAACCTCTCGTACAGCATCGGCCTCGTTAAGAGCATCAACCTCTACGGTCTGATAGTGGACCTCTGGAACCTGAATTTTATACTTAGGCATTGTTTCCCTCCTTTGGGAATTGGTATTGTGTAACTGCTGCACCCAGCATCTTAACAGATGCCGGGTAAAGAGCAGGTAAAATCAGACTTCGTACTCGTTAGCTGGGGGACTAGGCTCCTGCCCAAGCAGATCATACGCAAAATTAAGCAGCGTTCTAGCCGCCGTCAATTGTTTTTCTGTTTCAAGAACCGTTGCCTCCGCCGCATCAAGGTCAGTATCAATCATTGCCGAAGCAAATTGATTTCTTTCCTTAGCTACTCGGCCAACGATACTTGTCACAACATCAATTGCTTGAACAATATCAACTACTTCCGCTTCTGTATCAACAAACAATTACTTGTTACCCTGCGTATTTTCTACAATTCGATTAAGGCCAGCAACTACGCCCTTTTGATACTTCTTGGCATCCTTCTCACCAAATGCCGCTACTAGCTTAATACTTTCCATAGACTTGGGACCACGCTCTAATGCGTGAGCATATCCAAGTGCGTATGCATCAACTTCTTTTGTCATTTATTTCCTTTATTTATTTGAACACTTCACTCGTAAGCCGGAGGGTATCACACCCTCCGGCAAATTACAAGTGTCAGATCTCTTCATCCTCATCATTACAGCGACAATCCCAATCCATATCCTCGCCGCAATGATCGCAAAGGCTATCGTCCTCCTGTGGATCAAAGTCAATCGTGAGAGTCTTGACCCTATTGCGGCTATCAAACTCTGCGTATACAGGGTACACACCGTCACCGTACAAGGTGCCACAAGCAATAGCAAGGTTCTCAAGCTGTCCGTAACCCTTGCCGCTCAGAGTAGCGTTACAGCACCCATCATAATTCATTTCGTATGACGAACTCTCCTGATTTTTGGTGCTAGGGTCAAACTCTTTTGCAAAATCAGCATTAATATAACAAGGATCAATAATCATAATCTGACCTGAGTCTACTGCGACCTGACCTACAAGCGTACCTGTAATCATGCTGCTATCTCCTTATCGTAGTTATCAATTGCGGCCTGAATCCAAGCCTGTCGATTGTTGGTACTGCGGTCCTCAACGATATCACAATCGCCACAGACGAGCGTACCATATCCCTGAGCCTCACCGGGGGCGATAAGCTCAATAGTACCATCATCAAATACGGCGCAAACCTCAACATCCATACTGAGGAACACCGCGTCACTTCCACAGCTAGGGCATACTGCTCTCATTTTGTTTCTCCTTGTTGATTGTGAACTGCTGCTGCACAGCGTAGCAGGTCGTTAGTAAAGGGCAGGTAAAACTTAGAATAGATGGCCCGACCTGTTGAAGGGATCGCGCATAATCTTCTCGCGCATATCCTCTAGCATAGAAATATCAGTAGGTTCTCTGTTTTCTCTATTATTTGACAATTGATTTTGAATGTATTGCAGTTTGGTGATCGTGGTATGGCGAGCATCGGTGTAAGAATAGCTTGACAATCCATCGGTCATACGATGGTCGTTTATAACAGCAGCAACCCTATCGGCCCATTCTTTTTCCGCCTCAACTTTTTTGCTTGCTTTGGCAGCACGAGCCTTATCCAAACCGCTCATCTTGTTATTAGTTTTTACTTCACTATGTTCGGGGCAATTAAGAGGTGCGCGACCCTTCTGGGCCGGACGCTGCCACTCATGCTCACCTGCTTTGCAATACAGAGTTCTTGTTTTCATAAACACATCCTAGCATATGATTGTTAAAGGAATAGTAAAAGCGGAGGACGCCGCGAAGGGGAGTATGGTCTTTTATATCCGAAGCTAATGGGGAGGGTCATTAGCTGGAGTCCTCGTATTCTATTAATTATGCAGCGAGAACCAACTCAAAACCACGCTGCTTGATTGCATTGTCATCAAATGACCGGGCAACCTGATTGCCACGCTTAGTCATCTTACGACCGTAATCAGTGTATTCGGCAATTGCGTTGGCAGCGCACCACTTAGTACCCGGCGCGTTACCTGTCGTATCACCGCGAACGCCCATGCCGTTAAAAATCGAAAGAATTGCCTCTTTAGCAACTTCACGATTAGTTACGGCGCGATCTCCCATACCCTCTTCGACAGGGTAAAGCCTATCAAGCACACGGGTTTCAAGAGCATTGGCGCTAATCTTTTCAAGAGCCATCTGATCTCCAAACTGCTTGAATTGTTCGTAATAATTAATTGTCATGTTCATTACGTTACGGGCCTCGTGGAGCTTGGTACTGATATCTCCCGTATGGCGCACCGTGTAGCTGCGTCCACCGCGCTTGGCCTGACCCAATGCCCAGCCAAGAGTGTTAGCGCAAACAATACGAATTGGAGTGGCGGCTACGATACAAGAAGCCTTGCCATCGTGAGTATTGCTAACAAACACATATTGTGCAATCTCGTCGCCACCAACTTCAACATGATCTGGGATACGGGCAAGTACCCACACCTTCTTGCCAGCCTGCAAGCTGCCTGCTGTCTCGAAATCAAACTGCGATCCGATCAGATTGTCCATGAAAGAAAATGCCTCATGGTTTTGAATTGGCTTGTAACGATCAGTAACAATACCAAGCACATCATTAGTATCTTCGCGCACATTTGCCCAAATACCATTTGCCTGCGGATAAGTAACAATCTCTTGACCGCCAACCATAGTTGTCATAGGGATATGCACCGGGCGCTGAACTACAGACCAATCAAGACCTGAAAGCTCTAGTGCTTCCTTGATTGATCCGGGGTACTCATCAAGCACAGTACCAAGACCATGCCACGGCATTTCGCGGACGCTGAACATTGTGTCCTTGTCTGTGATTCCATGCGACATTTTACTTCTCCTTACTGTTGATTTAACACGAACTTTTATAAGACTACCAAATTGATATCTAATTGTCAAGTAAAAGTTTGCCCCTTGTTTTCAAAGGCATTTGCTTATTGTAGCACAGAACTAACAATTGAATAGTAACAATCTGGTTTGACATCAGCTTTAATATTTTAGATAACAATTATTTAATAAATACTATGAAACTCTTTTGCTACGATAAAAATCTTAAAAGAGTTTGGATTCTAGGAAAAAGAATTCATCATGGCGCAGTTGGATTTGTTATGTTTGCTGGTGGAATTGCCTTAATGAGAAACGATTGGCACGATTTTCCGTGGCTGCGCGATAATGACTGAGCTTCCGAACCATAAATAGTAGATACCTATGTTAATAGCTTCTTTGATTCAACAAGTTTTTAATGTTTCCGTGCCAGTTTTTATTATTGAAATAATTGGTGCGGGATTTGCTGTATTTGGGTTCATTAATTTTTTTAGACATAATAATGTTAAAGCACAATTAGCTGCAAAAGACGCAGTTATCGAAACAAATCAGCAAACCATTGAAGCCATTGAAGATCGATTGAAGGCCGTTGAAGATCAATTGGCCGATGTTAAAACAAAAAATACGTCTCTCACCGATGAACTTAGGGATTGGGAAAGCAAATACCGACATTTGGAAAACTTTGCTGCTCCTGCGCTCGGTGAACGACTTATTAAAATGTTTGAGCGTCAAGAGGATGTTCTTGATAAGATTGTTGTGGCTCTTGAGGGCATCCAAAATAGAATTGATGCTCTTGAAAGCCAGAATAAGTAATGTGGGATTTTCTTTTTAGAACTTCAACAGACACTCACAACTGGTCTCCGGGAAGTATTGGAGCCGGTTATATTTATGCTAAAACGAATACTCCGGATTCGTTTAATCTTTTAGATTTTAATATTAAAACTTGGAAGATCGGCCCAGAAGATACTCAGGATATCGACCGCGAGTATCGCAAAGAGCGGCCCACCACTCCTATCGTATTTAGATTTTATATTAGCCCAACAGGGGGAATTCACGATGGGGGAAAGGGTTTTCAAAACCGAACCAACCGTTCAGAAGAAGCAGTAATTGATTTCCTTCATCGTAAAGACAACAGGCTTTATGATGGAAGGGACGATATCAAAGTCAATAGATTAAGCAATACAGATCATGCACTAGGTTTACAAAATTTTTATGATGCAGATCAAGCTCCTAGGCTTGAATATCAAGATCTTATTAATCAAAATAATGGCGACTGGCAAAAAGTTAAACAACAATGGATTGCCGATGGTAAGGGTACTGAAAACGACGTGTTCAACGACATTTCTTCTGGTCGAAGCGAACAATCTAAACAGTATATTAAACAAAACATTAATGAAATTATGCAGGATCCAAAGGCCGTTAATAAAGCGTGGTTACTCGTTCAACATATGGATACAGATCCTGAATTTCAACAATGGTTTTGGCATTACTTAGATCCAACTAAACATCAGCAAGAGTATCAATACCTTACTGATCGCATGGCCGTAGGTCAAGGACTGCCTCAACAATTTAATACTCAAACTGGAGCGTCCGGTCAAGTAAGTCCCGTTCAAACTGCGCCAGACGCATCATCATACTTTGCAAAACAAGCATGGGATATGACCCCACTCTCTGCTGCTGAAGAACTTAAGTTGCACCTTGCTGGCATTGAGCCAAAAGTATCTCATACCCTTTCTTGGGTTAAGGGTGGCAAGGGTCGCGGCCTTATGCTTAATGATGGTAAACTTATTACTTGGCCTGTTAATAATAAAGGCGAGCCTCAGCATCCAGATATGTATGAGTACCTAACTAACACCAAGTTACCTGAGTCTCACTCCATTCAAGATTTTGTTGAAGGCACTCCATTTGATATTTATGAAGATGGAACCCTTGCTTTCTTTAGCGAAGATGTACCCGCTGACCTTATTTTAGATTTATCTAAAATTGATTATCGTTTAAAAACATCTAAATACACTCCTTACGGAATTACGCCCGAAGAGGAACGCTCATACATTAATGAACATGGTACAAAAATTGTGCAGTCTCCCGAATATGGATATCCGTTTGGAAGTTCTGGAATGGGCGCTAATAGGGGGCGATATAAACCATTTCCTCAATCAGAGGCATATGCTGACACAGCGCCTTATCCTAATTTTGTTCCCACTAGAGCTAGTGATTGGAGTGGATTAAGTAGACCCAAATTAAAAGCAATTCAAGATTATGATATAGCTTTTACAAACAATTTAATTTCAAACGCAGGATATCAATTAAATTCAGATATTAAGCTACCTCTTCGCGCAGCAATTAAAAACATTATGCAATCTGCGGATCATCATCACCCTTTAACAAACAATCGATGGGGACCATATGGCCCGGTAACAACGCTTTATTCTCAAAATATTCCCGCAGAAATGCTAATTGCTAATTTAATAAATGACAATATCATAGTTCCAAAAAATCAAAATGTTATTGCTAAAACAAAAGTAGCCAAGCATTACCTCGGTTTTGCTACTCACTTTCATCCTTACACAGGACAAGAGTGTAACTGTCATTATGGTCAAAGTAATAACAGTCCTGCTCTTGGTCGCGTTGCATCACAGGCCGTTCGTAAAGTAAAGAATCAAGATCAAAAACACTTGCGCGGCGAACAAGGTCAAGCTATTCTTGATTACTTGCACAAACTTATTTCAGGCCATGGAATTAATGAACGAGGCGAATTTGGTCAAGGTGAATATCCCGGAATTGAAGGCATGGTTCCATGGATTGTAAAACAATTAAAAACTGGTTGGATTAAACCATTCGTAAATGATGACGGATCTGTTGCAGATATGGGTCAGCTTGATTCTTATTACGAAACACCTGAAGAAGTAAAAACAATTCTTTCAAAGAGAGCGGCTCTGCCAATTGATGTTGAAGGTATGACCGATCTAGGTGGCGTTCAAGAATCTTATGGTAAAAATGGTTACAAATTTGTAACCGGCGAGATTGATAATCCAGATGTTAAAATTATTTATGTTAACAACTATGGAGATGGTAACTTAGACCCAGCAACCATCCAAAGCATTATTGCGGCAAGGCCCGATGCTCATGTTTTTGTGTCTGAAGAAAATCGAGATGTAGCAGATGCCCTTCGTGAGCAATATAGAGACAATCCTTTAGTTGATATTAGTAATAGTCTTCATGCCATGCGATTTATTCAAAAACTTGTAGATGAGTTTCCCGCAGATATTCCAATTGATTATTCTATAAATATTCCTTATACTTTTTACAGTAACATTCCATGGAACACTTGGTCAGACTGGTTTAATGCTACAAATGCTCCTGCCCGCGAAGGCAAAGATATTATGAAAATGACTCCTCCTGAAGTAACAAACAGTTCAAGAGAGCATCAAAAATATATTAGAGAGTTAGAAGAAATAGAGCAACTGAAAAGAAGATTTGCAGATACTAAGGACGAGGACGTTGTTTATCAAATTCAAGATCCTAAATATAAAGGTTGGTCAGTAAAACAAATTACCAACCGAGAGGAAGCCGAAGAAGAAACCGAAGTGCTTGGTCATTGTATCGGATCTGATGAGCAAAATTATGCTTACAATATTGAAGAAGGAAATATTGAAGCATTTTCTTTGCGTGATGAATACGGCATTCCCAAACTGACTTGGCATTATAATCCAGATGGAACGCTTGCCCATGTTCAAGGTAAGTCAAACGACTCTTACGAAATGTTTAGAGGTCTTGTAACCGAATTTAATGCCGCTACCAACCATGACGATGACGATGGCGGATCGGGAAGCGAACAGTCGCTTGAAGGAGAAGAAGAAGAAGGGGAAGTATGGGATGAAGTTCAACTTCCTAGCGTAGATAGCGTCGAGGACTACGTTTATCAATATCATGAAGACGGCGATGGTAAATGGCAGTTAGCTGGCGATATGGCAGCAGATGAAGGCGCTACACTTTCAGAAGATGTGCAAATTATAGAAGGCGATCCGGATTGGCAAACTATTGTTGAAGACCTTTTTGGTCACTATCAACCCGGTGAAAATGATGCGGATGATTTCTTTTCTACAATTATGCAGGGCAGTTGGTCAATGAACCAATTTGCGCAAGAAGCTGATCAATATATCAATGATTGGGAAGCAGAAGAATATGATGCAGGGGGCGAATTAGTAGAAGTTCATCCAGAACCTGCAATGTTTGATTATTATCGTCAATGGAAGGGTATGCACACTAATCCTCAAACCGGACAGCTTGAAGAACCGCGATATCTGGGCGGTGGCACTCAGCAAGAAGCGTACATGGAAAAGCACAAAAAAGAACTTGAAAACCCGTGGTCATTTATGCCTCAATGGAGTGAGCTTAAAACTAAGACGGGCGAACCCGCTGTAAGTGAAAACGGATATGCAAGACCGGCATATCTTCCAGTTAGTCAAGATCCAAGATATCGAGATGTTGCTACAGAAGATATTGATCAGCCATGTGAACGTTGCAAGGGAACTGGTTTAATACCCAACAGCTTCTTTGGTCAAGAGTCCGAAGATGAGCGACCTTGCCCAGTTTGCAAGGGAACTGGCAAGGAGCAAACTCCAATTACCGTTGGCCCCGGAGAGCAAAGGGTTCTTCAAGACTCATCTGGTCAAATGTACCTAGGTAAACTTACTGTAGAAGAAAAAGCCGTTGCTTGGGATTTACCCGCTCATAAAATGAGCAAAGCACAGGCTAAATATGTAAATGGAGAACTCTAAGTTTTCAGAAGCGTTGTTTTGGGCAATGCTGCCACTTAGAGTCGTCTATGGTTTAATTCGCGATGAAGTTGAGTTTTGGATGCTTGTCAAAGGTTACGTTGTTGACAAGCCTCTCAAAGACGCGGAATTTTAGGTTCCAAACGGCCTTTGCTTCTTGTCTGGGTCGCGGCGCTCTGTTTCATCATTAGGTCTATTTTTTGTGCTTGGCGGCACAATATCAGTTGATTCTAAAAAGCACCTTACGTGAGTGGGAGTTTTTGCTCCACCCGACAATGGAAAAATTGCTTCAACAAAACCAAGCGTTGGATCTTGATCCTGCACCTCACCAACCGATCCTGCTGGAATTTCTTGATACGCTCCAACTCCTTCTGCGTTAATTGGCCCTTCAGCAATACCAATGGCCGACTCTGCTAAAGTAATTGAATCGCCAGATTTGTACCTGTACCAGCCGGGAGTAGCTGCAAGTCTGTGACCATTATATACATTTGACCAAATGCTACCAAATGGATTTCTTTCGTTTGGTTGACGGATGCCGGGAACGGATACAGTTCCGGGAGGAGACGCTTGACCGTAAGGGGATTCACCCGGCTTAGCAGGTGGTTGATTCAATCTCTGTTGTTCTTTTAATAACTCTAACGGTGGCGTTTGAATTTTTTGTGGAGGTTGTAAGCCAAGGTATTGTTGTTCCTCTGGCGTAAGCTCAGTTTGAGGATACTGTGGCATTTGCGGTGCCAACGGGCCAAGTCTTTGTTCAAGAATTTCATTGGGATCCATTGCGCCAACATCTTCTGGTTTAAATGGCGTAAGCTGCTGAAGTCCTCTTGGACCTTCTGGAACCGAAGGTACGACCCCACCGGGAAATGCGTCTTGCGTTGGCGCAGCAAAAGGACTTGGTTCTCCAACGGGAGCGGGAGCCTTTGGCGGCCCTTGAAGATCTGGTGGTCTTGATACAAATTCTTCTTCTTTTTCGCTAGGAGCTTGCTTTGCAACATAATAAAGAGCAAGAACGTGGGAACAGGGGCGACCTTCATATACCTTCCACTGGCGGGTTCTTTGCCATGCGTACTGATTCCACGGACAGGTGCAATGCCAACCCGTAATTACTTGTGACTCTGGATCCTGTCGGGTAATCTCGGACTCATAATTTCCATGATCTCCTTGAACGCGACCAACAACATACTCGTTGCTGTTTCTAATAAGCGTAACATTACCAGAATTCACAATTCTTTTTGCTTTGTCAACAAGATCATTCCAGTTATCTTGTCGTTGAATTGTTCTATCGTGTTGCTTGGCATTAAGATTATCATCTTCGTCGCTAAACTGTTGATCAGATTCGCTTCTCTCTTTATCAAGAATATCAGTAGGATCAATGTCTGCAAAATAAAATCCTGCTCTTTTATACCCAAATCCTTCTAATTGAGCGGCGACAACCTTTTCAGCAAGAACCCTATCCTCTACACTTCCTCCCAGAGCGATTATAACGGCATCTCCGGGCTTTCCCTCCCACCATGCGACCTCAGAGGTACCTATGCGTTGTTTACGCGCAGGAAGCGGTTTTATGGAGCTTAGAATCTTCTTGATATAAGAAATGTTATCACTCATCACTAATTAAGCGGCTCGTTTCGGGGTATTTGTCTGCTGCCAACGGTCTTTGTCAAAATTTGCAGCTTTTAATAAGATATTGCGTTTGGTTATTTCTTTATTTAAAAGTCTTGAAATTAATCTAGGTTGATAATTTGTGACTTCAACTGATACATTGATATTTCCCCAACGATTGACTTCGTTGCGAGAATAAGCGTGATTATGAATATGACCGTGAACATGAAGAGTTTTATTATCCTCGTCATTAAGAAGTTTTGGATAGTGATCAAAAGAAACTGTGTGTTTGCGATACTCTATTGAAAAAGGTTTAATAACCGTAAATCCTAGTGCTTCATAGTCGTAGCTGCGCTTATCGTGATTACCAAGAATAATATATTTTTTTCCGGTAAGTAAGGGCGCAACATTACACCAGAATTCATTGTAATATTCGTTCCCTCCCATCATTAAATCACCAAGATGAAGGATCGTATCATGCCTTTTAACTCGCTTACGCCAATTAGCAATCATTAACTTTTCATGATATTGCGGTCGGTCGCAATATTTGATAATGTTTTTATGCCCAAAGTGGGTATCTGAAATAACAAAAAATGGTGATTTAATTGACACCGTATTGTTCCATCAAACTCTTGACTTGTTTGGCTAGGCCACGCTCTTCTACCATCTTGTAACTAATGTTTGAAGGAGAAAAGTCTCCTCGTCCAGCTTCCATATCCCTCTTCCTGCGACGATGCATTTGGTTATAAAATTGAATTGCTTTAATTGGTTCATAACGAATCAGCTTTTCCATTTTATCAGCATTCTCAAGGGCGATGGTGTAAGCCTCATTCATTTCACGAGTAACATCGTGGGTTCTATCTTTTTCTGGAGCTACAATCCATGAGTCAGCATTGATGTCGTAAGCAGATCTAAGACCGGGTTTATAAAGATCAGTTCTGCTGAAATCTTGTGGAACCACGTAGCATTGCAACGGATGCGCGGTACCGGGTACACGAACTCCATCACATTCATCCATCATAATTGCAATCATCTCAGCCCTTGACCATTCGGGAAATACCTCTGCGTCAACAAATACAGAGATATCGCAATCGGATGGCAGCGAATATTGATAAGTTGTAAGGCTACCTGTAAGTACGAGAGACATCCAATCTTCCATATGCGTATAACCATTGCGAGCAAAAGTTTGCGTAATAAATTGAGTAATCCAATTTGCAATTTCTGGTTTTAAAGAAGGTTTGGGTAACATAGGATTGTCCCATACACTGGGATCTAGCTGATCGCTAATTGGATCAAGAATATTTGTTTTTCTTTTAAGCCAGTTCCTAAATCTTTTACTAAATCGACCCTGCTGATAATCATAATTTCTAGGATCCTGCCAAGGCACCATGTTCTCATTAGGCAAAGCATTACGCATCCTTCTCTCAATAATTTCTGCATTAGCAGGGTCAGAAGTAAATACATCGTCTTTAGAAAGTGCGAGATCTACAAGTTCTTGTGTTTTGGCGTTTTCACCCAAACCAAAAAGTTTATTTTGATTAGAATCTGGGAACACTGATCTAGGCCTATAAGTTGCCTGCTCATTAGCGAAGTTTCTATCTAGGATTTCGTTAATTCCCCGACCTTCGCGACTATTGTCCCACTGCTCAGCAATTGATTCACCGCTATTGGGATCATAATAAGAATTTGTAAAAAGAGGATAGGCTGTATCTTGAGCATACCTTTCAACCTCATCAAGTAATTCGCTGAATAATTGCGTTTCGCCAGATTCGGCAGCATTTTCTTTAACAAACCACATCTGACGAGGATCTTTAATTAAATCTTGAATAATATTATTCCAATTTTCTTGAGTTATTGGATCCCTAGTTAATTCCTCAGCTTCCTCAAAGTCACCATAGTCTCGAAAGTAATCTTGCCAAGATTCCGCTTGAACGGTTTGGGTTTCATATTCAGCGTCTAAATACCCGCCCCAAGGATTGAGACAAATGGCGAATTCTTCTGCTGTATTGGGGGCATTAACATGATAACGTTCAACAGTTTTTTCTAATGTTGGTCCGCCATCGCCAATGCTCATGAGCCAATTGCCGACTGGCTCTTGGTATTCTGGAATTGGAACGCGATTACCTTTGCCTTGAATCTGAATTACTCTGCCGCCCTCTGGGGATAGAGGCGGAAGTGGTTCCATCTCCTTGCCATAAAAATGCTCGATATAGGCATCTTTTAAAAGGCTTGGGTCAACGCGATGGATTTCTGCTACTTTGTCAAGAAAGGCCTCCATCTTTTCTTTATTTCCAGCAAGTTCATTTTTCATCGTTTCAAAAATTGCAGCATCTTTGAACATTACGTTTCTGGCCCTGTTGCGATCTTGCATGGCGTGTTTAATTTCTAAATTATGACTGTTATCTGCTGGTTGAATTTCAATCGTAGTATGAGGATTATTCTTTTCATCTCTAAGAGAATAAATTAAGGTTTGACCGGATTCAATTGCCTCACCATAGCCACCAACACAGTGACCCATGGCGTTGCCTTCAGCTTTGGCTTCCTCTCCGTTAGTAATTTGACGAATGGTCCAGCCATCGCCAGCATCGGCTACAACGGTGCCACCCGCCGCTTGCTGTTCATCCATTTGAGACTGAAGCTCATCGTCCCATTCTTTAACCTTATCGGTAGCTTGTTCCCAATTAAGTTGCATAATGTCCACGCCACGGCGAGTGGGTGAATTAGATGCATACCAATCGGCAATATGTGAAAGGTTATCTGGCTGAGTGGGATCAAGAAGGCGAGGGGTGATCTTTAACCGCCCCTTTTTGATTTCCCTCCACAGCCACGGAGCTAAAGGGTCGATATTCTCATCCCTGTTGACAAGAACCTCTAATTGCTTAAAAGCCTGCTGACCCTCTTCCGTTTGAAAAAATTTGTCTTCACGTTCTCGAATCCAATCAAGTTTGGTGCCTGCTGTTTTTTCAATAGACTGCTCAATTGGTTCTGAGAATTTTCCAAACCCGCAACTGCATGGTTCTCCAGTTGCAGGATTAATGTGTGTGGCTACTTTACGCATTAGCTAATTTAGTTTTCTTTCCTTCAGCGTCAATAAGATTGATTCGCTTAACACTGAACTCTGGGTATTGATAATACCACAATGTCAAAATATGATTTACTGTATAAGGCATAGTAGTCATGGTAGTAATGTTTACTGTGCCGCCCGGTTCATACATACCTTCCACAATACCTGCGGGTGTAAACTTGCCGGGGATATCTGATGTGCGCTGGCCGGGGTGACCAACAGTAATCGTATCTGCTGGAATATCATAAATAAATGGAATTGGGTCCTGCAACAAATCTTTTGCCTCTCCATTAGCAGAGTATACCCATTTATCTTTGCTGGCATTTACCCAACCGCGCTTACGCAAATATTTTTTCTCCCAATCGTGAGCGATGCCACTTTCAAGATAAGAATAATGCCTTTTTAACTGAGATTCTAACGCAGAAAATACACCGCGATTTCTAAGTGCCGAATAAACCATGATTACATGATTGTCTTTAACCGCTGCATAGCCAACTGGTGATCCAGACACATAGGCAACATAAAACTGATGATTGTCATCGTATTTAAAAGCTTTAGCATACTTATCAAAACCATCAACACGAGATGCTTCAGTCATGCCATAAACCGGCATTGTTAATGGTTGTTGTTCAGTGAAGTGCGGAGGATTAGTCTGATCCATATCAAGCTCGGGGAAACCACCATCTTCATTAATTTCGCCACTATCACCATGTTCGTCTCTACGATGCTCTTCGTAAAGGTGCCAATCAGGAAAAATCTCATCACAAATAGGACACTTATGAACACCAAGTTCTGTTTCAGAATTGATTATGGTGTCATCTTCAGCTTCACCTTCTAAGGGATTAGTTGGAGGACGACCGGAATTGGGTGTACCAAGATCTTTAAGTTCCATTGTTTCATTACGTTCAACCAAGTTATTTGATGAACCATAAAGTTTGAAGCCCTGATCTCCTGCCCATTCAAATAGTTGAGGTAATGCTGCGGTATATGCGGGAGCAACTTTAGCTTTATTGCCAATAATTTCAATCTTACCGCAAAGGGGTTGGCTACCAGTGTCAATAGCTAGGACCGCATGAGAAACCCTGCCGATGTAAAGATGATCATTGGCCCAAACATAATTAAGAACCTTAGCGGGTTTAGAGGGTTCAAAAATTTTGCTGACAACCTTGCCGCTAATATCTTTAAGTCCGCCCCATTCCCAACCAACTTGGCTAGTATAATCTTTAAAGATTCGAGCCATTGGTTTCAAATTAACATTTGAATAAACTTCCCAAGTGGCAACATTGTTATCAACTAATACGGTACCACTTGACATTGGCCCCGTGTGATCATCGCCAACATGAAGATGACGAGCTAAATCGTCGTGATTAAATTGGTCGGTTGGTGAAATTTCTAAAGACCCATTAGCATAAAAGAAATTATACTCCTTTGTGCCGTCATCAAATCCATCACGTTCTGGTTCATCATGCAAATATTGCGAGTCAATATCATTTTGACGCTGTGGTTCCTGTCCCGGAAAAGCATCGCCAGTCAACGAGTCGTTAGAGACGCGTAAAGCGCTCTCTAAATGATTAAAAATTAAATTCGCCCGCTTACCGAAGGTTTGCGTTCTTTTATTAGAAACGGCTTTAAATGGCTTGTAACCATCATTAGGTTGATAAGAGGCGGTTCCAGAATGATTACCAGTCAAATCAAGGACATATGACTCGTCCGGGCTAAGCCAAACAAAGTGACCAGCTTTTTTACCAATATAACCGCCAAGCCTTTCAACAAGCCATACCGAAGTGACGTAACATTGTCCGCCTCCTGCTGAATTATCAGTTTTGGACCATCTAGGGTAGCGGGTATCCTCAGACCAAGCCTGCGAAGCTGCCAATTTGAGCGCGTCAATCTCACCCGGCGTAATTGCGTCTGAAATCCATGTCATCACTTATTATCTATGCGTTTTTGATGTGCTGCCAGTGCTGCTTCTAATTCATATGCATCACAAAATTCGCAAACAAAAATAGGAATACCCCTTTTATTAAAAACTTTGTCCTGTGTAATTTCTATAGGAAGTTTAATAAGTTCTCTTGGAGAGCGTACTTCTTGAATGCGTTTTGATTTACAAGCTGTACAAATTTTATGATTCGGACTCACCGTTTCCCCACATCTTGGCCGCGATTTCACTACAATCGGGGCCACAGCCAAGTCCTCCACTGCCGAACTTCTTCGCTTGGCGATAACAAGATGTGCAACGAACCTCACCATTAGAACACTTAGCAAACTTGCTGTTAGTCGCAGCATAAAATTCCCCGCCACACGGACAATGCTTCCATTTACTATTACGCCCATTGCCCTTAATGTCCTTGGGAATTAATTGACCTTTACCGTCCTGACTCATCATCTTTCTCCGTTACATCTTCGACGTTCATACTATTTAATGTTGTTTGAATAAAATCTTGTAGTAGCGTATTAGCCATATAAGCTATTTGAGCTTCTAGGATATAAAGAACTTCTTTGTTCATTTCGCCACCGAATACGGCAGGTTCATAAATAGTTTTACCACTCTTAGCGGTACTTTGACGAACCGTTACCATAATAAACCCATCTGATGCAAGAGCTTCATCCGTTGCGATTCTAATACTTTCAATGTATCGTTCGGCTACTTTGTCGTCATTATGCTCAGAACTAATGATTTCAAAATGATTTTCAAACGCCCATTTATCAACTTCACCTGCGTACTTAGGATTAGTCTCATCCCATTCAATAAAAATCATTGAAAACCCGTCGTCATCAACTTTACAATGACGAACCCAACCCGTAGCACCTGCGTCTACGTTTCTGTAGACATCGGTTTCAGCAAAACCCTCTTTGAGTTTGACATACGAGTTGAGGGGAATTTTATTATCCATGATCAATTTGATTTAGTTCGCGATTTTTAAGATTTACATATGCAGTCATTAAACCATCTGCTCGTCTTATTATAACATAAATAATCGTGGATGTAAAGAGTCCTCTAAAAATTTTAATGGGCCAAATTAATCCAGCAACCGCTAAAAGAAAAACATCAACATCAGTTTTAATTGCTTGATATAAACCTCGAAAAATACCTTTGGCAAAATTTGGCAAAGAATTTACTTCATGCATCGGTAAATTTCATCTCTAATATCTTCAACTGCTCTACGAGCGCTTGGTTCATCAATCATGTCAATAACAACATTTAGAGAATCATAAATAGAATTGAGATCAAGTTCCATAGCTGCTGAAATTCTTTCCGCTCTAGCAAGAACCTCTTCAAATGTTTCATTTTCTTCAATCAGCTTCATTTGTCCTGCGATGTCTGCCGCCTGCTTGAAAGCCGAATCCTGCGAAAACTCACTCATCTTCAATTACTTCCTCTTCTTCAATTTCTGCAATTTTAATATAATTTTCAACTTTAGCAACCGCGCCTTGAAGCGCCTTTGTCATAGGACTAGGCTGTGGACGATTGTTAAGTTTACGATACTGTTCCGAGATATCCATAGTCTCGTTTTGATAATAGGCTGACGAAAGAGCAGCCCTAATGATTTCTAAATCAGTTACTAAAACTGATACTTGTATCATTTCATCCATAGATCAAATTACTCTTTTCTTTAATATACTTTTCAAGTAGCGTCCAATTAGGCGCTAGGTAAATTCCGGGTACGTCTGTAAGCGCTCGATTGTATTCGCAGAATAGGCCAAAACCCTTGCGAGCAACAGTTGCCTCTTCTCGCCAATTATAATCGTACACAAATTCTACCAAAGTCTTAGGCCTGTCGTCAATAATGTACTGACAATCTGCAATAAACGAAGCTTTATTTTCTGTTGTACAAATTAAAGACTTGGCTTGAGGAAAACCGTGTGCCTGTAACCACTCATATGTCGCATCGTAGGCGCTCTCAGAGCGATTAGAAATATAAATAATGTCGTTACCTGAATCAAAAATTTTACGCAGCGTAGTAACCGCATTTTTGAATGGAATTTGACTGCGAATAATGTGATCACGATGACACAAATCAATAATTGATTGCCATTCGTTTTGGAATAAATCTGCGGGAGTTCTCCATTCATTCCATGATGAATAAGCTCCCCTTTGAAAAAGATCTTCTCCGTTTTGAAGGGTCACTTGAGTCATCATTTCCTGAGCTAGGTCATTAAACGAATAAAGCGAATCATCAATATCTACGGCTATTTTACTGCTCATTGAAATACCTTTGTTACCCTATCGTTAATAATTTGATTAGCAATACTATTAAAAGCATTTTTTACATCAGAGCGAAGGTCATCTTTAGTGGCATTGTTATCAATGACGCGATCCCAATTTGCAACTAATTCACCTTCCGATGCATGACCAGTAGTGTGACCTTCAACATTTCTTTTAATCTTCCAAAGTTGACCGCCAGCATCATTGACCCTACCAACTTCATTTTGATAACGAACATCAGGAATTACAAGAACGTCACAAACGCGATTGATTCCTATGTAACGTTCTCTTGGATTATAAATATTGGGAACTACCTGATCAAGCCAAAAGTCGCTGCCAAACATGTCTCTATGACCTTCGGTTCCGTAGTACTGCAAGAATTCACGACCGGAAATTTTCCCCCAAGGCGTATGGATCTGCCCCTCTTCCTTAAGAGTATCCATTTTAACAATAAGTTCTGAAGAAGAACCTTTTAGTCCGAGGGATTTAGCGGCAGAAATTTTAAGAGCGTCGGCAAAACCTTGACGTTCAAATTTAATCAAAGGAAACTCTTCCAAAAGAATCTGATAAATAGTATCCTTACCACTACGAGAGGGACCGTGAATTCCTAAAACTAACATTACTTTTCCTTTTCACCGTTAATATGGCTATAAAGATCAATGTGCATTTGAGCTACAAGTTGCGTAAGAGCCTTTATCTGCTCTCTAAGCTCCTCTATGATCTTGTTATCACTCACTGCTTCCATACTTTTGTTCGATTAATTGATCAACGCGAATTTGAGCCTGCTTTTGCAGATCTGCATCTAGCTTCTCCTGAACCTTTGTGCGGTATTCCGCAACTTGTTCAGCAGTCCAGTCCTCGGGAATAGACCATTTCTCTGACTGCGAGAAATGATAATCCTCAGAATACTCAAACTTGATGATCTGTACCTTGCCGCCTACTGATGAAGATACTGTGATCTCCAAGGGCGTTGGCTCGCTACTCATGCTCGTGTAACGTTAACTGCGTACTTTTCACGCTGCGCAATGTGAGTGATGCTGTCAGCAATTTCTTCAGCAACACTATCGGCAATTGGAGCGCCTGACATGTCGTACACTACAACGCAAACTGATTGCGGACGGGTGTACATATTATCCTTTTTCTTTTTAAACTTACTCATAACGCTTGTCTCCATAGTATAGCACACCATCTACATAGGTGGCTAGATCAATTTTAAACTTACCATCAGGCCAGACCCACGCTGTTGCAAATCCATTTAACCAATCTGGAGCCACAGCGTAACCTAGACCATCTTCAATACGACACATGCAACCAGTCTCCACACCAGTAATGGTAGAAGGCTTACCATTAATATCATGCTTAGTCTTATACACAAGACCCTGCCTGTGAGTATGACCAACAATGATACTATAACCAAGATGTTCAAGGGATGCAAGTGCGCTAGCTCCTGAACCCTTCTTAGCAATCCAACCATGCCTTGCGGCAAGATGTGGCGACACTTCAACCTGAGCCGTCTCCCAACTTCCGTTAGGACGAACAAACTCAATGCCAAGCTCATCAAGCCTTAGCAAATTCTCAACATCCAACAGTGGAATATCCGGCAATTCGTTCTTACCCTTAGCCTTACGGATACCATAAAACTCACGCAGGTTATCAATAACCGCCCTGCGAAGTCGATAGTCGTGATTACCCTCAAGCTTCTTCCATGAAGTTGACTCACTACTTTCAACATAATCGCGAAGAATTTGATAACCAATATCAATACATCCTTGAACGCTTTCATCAAGCTCAGGCGTATCGGGGTGACGACTAATAGTTGGAAGATCAATAAGGTCTCCAATAAGAACGCCCTCATCTGGCTGAAAATCAGCAAGCCACTGACAAAACTTCTCATGAAGACCCTGATCTTGGAAGGGAGCCTGCTGATCGCCAACAAAGACGACAAGCTTAGGACTATCCTTGTCCTTTCTTTTTAGAAGACCCTTAGACTTCTTGACTTGAGGTTTCTTATAATCAGAAGGAACGCGAGCAGGAATGATTACGTCATAAGGCTCAACACGCCTAAGAACAAGCTTAGCCTGCGTTGTAGCAATTCCATCCTTACCGCGATTAATTCTGAATTCGGGCTTTTCAATTTCCCATTCATTAGGATCGAGACCGTGATCACGAATAATTTGCGTTACATCTTGCATATCTTCGTAGATATCAGTCAAGATAAAAGCCCTATCGCCCTTAACCTGAGTATAAGGTTGCTCAATATTTAAATTGCTAGGAAGACCCCATCGCTTAACCGCCCTTTGGACGCTGCGCTGTGAAGTTTTGACACCAAGCTTTTTAAGCTCAGCTACAACTTGATTAGTAGTGTATCCTTTGGATACCCAAGACTCAATCTTGGTCTTGTGTGTCTCCAGCGGACTTGTGCTTTGACTCATTTTCCTCTACTTGTTCGTTTACAGGATCTTCGATAAGTTCTTCTGTTACAAAACTGTAACTTTTCTTGTTCTTAGCTTTTGGTAAAGTGTGAACCGTTTCAGTATCATTCTCTACTCTAGTTCTATTAGGACCAATTGTAGCATCCTCGTCATTAGAATTCAAGTCAGTTGCAGCAATTTTTGCATTGACCGATGAAGTTGGGCTAGGCATACCGGGCCTGCGTTCAAAACTCGCTGGCGGCGCAAATCCGTTTCCGGTTCCAGAAGCATTGCCTTCCATTGGAGGGGGACCTCCTCCGGGTACTCCTGCTGGACCACCGCCAGTTGGTCCAAGGCCTTCGGGCATTCCGGGCATTACAATACCTCCGCCGGGACCGCCTGCTGCTCCACCGGGACCGCCAGCACCGCCGCCGGGACCACCTGCGCCGGGAGGCATACCTGCTTCAGGAGCAGGTTGTTGAGCAGCGCCTCCGCCCATGACTGAACGAACCTCTGCATCAAGGTCTGGAGGAATTGGGAGATTAGCCCTGTCAAGAGCCTTCCAAGTCTCAACCTTAGCTTGCTGCTGATTAATCGTCTTGTACATAAGTTCTTCATTATATTCGTCAACAAGTTCACGAATGTCATGCTTGACACCGATCATAAGCTTCTGATCTGGAATTGGAAGACCCATAGCGCGAAGCGACTGGAAGAACTGACGCTGAGTTGCCTCATCGCGAAGGTCAAGAGTTTGGAATGTGAGATCCGGGATCATAAGTTTGTGCTTAGTTACAATATGCTTATTGCCCTCTTCGTCATATTCAACAACCTCTTCCATAATTGGAACACGGTGGTTACCACGCTTCTCGTATGCCCAATGCTCTTGAGCCTCGGCAACAACATAAGCGCGCTCCATGTAATGCTTCTTAAGATAACCTTGGAAGGTTCTAAGAATTTGATTAAGGAACTCAGCCTGTAGTGCGGACGATGCGTAAGGCTGTGATGATGAACCAGCAGAAAGCAATGATGGGTTAACACCAAAGATTTGCATGATACGACGCTCAATACGATCAAAGTCATCGCCAAGTCGTGGCATTTGTTCACGACCAAATACATTTTCTACTTCAAGACCAAAGTGATGGACAAGAAGGCGGAAATCAGATGACAAGGCAATGTCCATGTCGTCACGGAAAGCATCAAGTTCCTCTGGACCGGGAACCCATGGACCCTGACCGTCACCAAGATCCATGATACCTAGGCGGGCAAGGATCAGTGGTGAGTAAAGGCGCTCAGCAATAGAATCCTGTGATGCAAGAAGCTTCTCTTCGTGAATAAGAGTACGAAGGCCACGAAGAAGAATTGGGGTACCATGATCATCCCAATCAGTAAGCGTATTAGCGACCTGCTTAAGAAGAACGTCAGAGATTGGAATATGCTCGTTACGACGAAGGTAAGGAATAAGCTCAGGGTAATTCATCTCAAGCTGTGCGAATTCCTTAGCAGGCGACTTAGTTTGCGCAAGCTTCTTGAGGTAATCAGGTGGAACGATCTTCATTTGACGCGAGCCAAGAAGAGGGAAGTTCTCAATAACTACATCTTCTGGGTTTAGAAGTTCTTCACGCTCCCAAATACCAAGGTCCTCGTCAAAAGAACCAAGAGGGAAGGCCTCGCCCACAGTCCAATACTCGCGTCCAAGAGACACGAGAAACTCTGGGTAGTCAAGCTGATCGAGGAACAAGTCTTCGTAAAAACGTTCAAGTTTTTTATCCTTAGAATCAAGCTCCATGCCAACAAGCGGGAAGCGAGTAAAAATGTCAATAAGGATGGGGACAAGGTAATGGGTTGAATAGAATAGACGAAGCCACTTATGAAGCTTGTGCCTGTGTCCTTCGTCTGCTACGTTCCATGGAAGACCGTTTAGGTCCCAAAATTCAAGAGGATCGTAAAAACGAGGAATGGCAGAATAAACATCTCCACCGGCACCACCAGTAGAAGAGGTACGCCTACTAAGACGACGACTGTCGCCCATTGCTCTAATAAGTTCGTTATTACGCTCAATCTCGGAAATAGTTTGAGAATTTTGCGTCTTACCTACTCGGCCCTTAGTCTGACCATAAGCAGTGTCCCCTACCGCAGCGCGAAGAGGACCGCCGGGAGTAACTGCCATTTCGTGCATAGAAGCCGCTGCTAACTGAGCGCGAGCAGGATTCTTTGGAAGGGCTACGCCTCGCTTCTTAAGATTCTCTACCTGCGCATTTAACTTGTCTGTATTACTCATATCAATTAAGGGCTTGTTGTGACCCTTCTTCCTGTCTTTAGGATAGCAGGTTTAACAGAAAAATGCAAGTTATTGAACAGGACCTGTTGACTCGTCCTTTTTGTCAAAAGGATCGCCGCCTACAAGATAACGAACACGGGTACGACCTGCACTCATGTAACCATGATTACATTTACCCTCGGCGTGAACTTCACAACCTTCGGGGCAATCAGTATGACCAAGCAATTCGGTAGCTTGATCTTTATCACCAGAACAAAGTGCATCAAATACAGCAGTAGCCGCATTAGGAGAAGGTTTATCGCCTTGAGAAGATTCTTTTTTAGAGTGCGAATCACATTTTTTGCAAGAGCCGGGCGCGCAAGGTTTTGTTCCGGGTACGCGCTCGTAGCCATTCCAGCATTCGCATTTACTTTTTGAAATAAATGGAAAATTTTCGTGCTGGGCAATAGCCCTGTCAATTTCGTAATCAGTTCCTCCAAAACGGAAAGACATAATTACCTACCCTTAGTGCAGGTGCAATCTCCGCCGCAAGGACAATCATTGCCAATCATCTGGGTTCTCCTCAATTTCGCGCATGATGCTTTCAAGATCATCATTAGATGGTTCTTTGTCAAAAGTATCTTCATCTTCTTCATGAACAACCTTTACGCGATCATTAGGCTTGTCGCCCTCTTCGATAATTTCTTCAATCTCTTCTGGGGTTTCTTCAGCAATTGGTTCTTCTGAAATATCTTCAGTAGGCTCCTCAGCAAGTGCTTCAGCGGGTTCTTCAGAAGGTTGCTGAGCAAGAGCTTCGGCAAGGGCGTCTTCTGGAGACAGTCTAGGAGCAAGAGGGGCTTCGCTTTCCTCTTGAAGCATATTTCTTGCCCGATCTTCGCGCTCAAGTTCCTCATCGCTCTTCCATTCTGAAGGATCGCGCAAAGGAGTAATACCAATTGATTCTAAAAATTCTGGCTCTTGATCGGCTCGCCATGATCCATAAAGAAGGTCCCTAATAACATCGTCCGAAATACCTTTTCTTTTAAGATTGGCCATTTCTTGCCAAAAACCGGGAAAAGGAATGTAGTCATCGGGAATATGCTGAGCGATAATATCGCGCTCGTCCTCAAAAACTGCAACCTTCTCAAGATAACCGGCAATCTTTTTCTCGGCAAGAGCTTCGGGTAATGAAACGTTAGTTACAGGCTCAGCTTGATTTTTATTAGGGAAAGTCTCTGCTGCCTTAGTGGGTTGATCAATATTGCGAGTACCGTCAAAACCGGCATTGTCATCGGCTGATGGAAGTTGCTCGCGTTCCCAAACATTGTTGTCATACTCTTTAAGATTTTCAAGTGTATCCCGCTCGTAATCAGGCTTATCCTTAATATCCATATGACGAGTAGGATTAGGAGAATTGTCGCCCTCAGTCTCAATTGGCTTTAGGTTGCCATCTGGATTAGTGGCATTTGGCTTCCACTTTGTCTTATCAATTTTAGGTGAAGGACCGTCATGAGCATCCTCATTGCCAGTAGGAAGGCTCTCATTCTCCTCTGTCTTATCGCCGGTTTCAGGCTTAGCAGCAAAAAAAATACGCTTCTTGCCTTGAGCGGCAGCCTCCTTAAGAGCAATAGCCTTTGCCATAGGAGGGGTGATGGATCCTTCTTTTTCAAGATTCTCAAGTCCATTAAGTTTATCGGCGCGGGTTTCTGCCTCTTCCCTAGAATCAAAAGGGCCAGCGGCCTTCTCATCGCCATCTTCAATTACAAAAAACTCTCCATCTTTTTGCTCAACCTTATGAGCGCCAGCTTCATGACCCGTGCCAACGGCGCTAGGAGCGTTTTCAAGAGTTGTTTCAATATCTTGACCACCAGCAGTGTAGCCGGGAGTTTCAGCTAAAGGGACAGGATTTGCAACTGGTTGAGAGTGAATGTCTGCGGTCTTACTCTCGTGTTCATTGCATTCGCATGGATCGCATTCGCACTTTTCACACTTGTCGGTAGCGGAATCTTTGCGATTACCGCCATCTTCCTGATCTTCGTCATCATCCTGCTTCTTGAGCCATGGCGGAACTTCGGAATGTTGTGCCGCATACTGCTCTTCATCCTGAACCTCAAGGTGAGGGGGTTCAGTAGCAGTGCGAAGATCCTTAACCGTATTAAGAAGGGCAGTTTTAAGATTATCTGCGTTTCCATCATACTCGTAAGCAACATCATTAATCATGTTAGTGATATCGCCCTCTACAAGAGCAAGACGGCTATTAAATTCTTTCTCGCTTGAAGCAGAACGAAGAAAATCGGCAAACTGGTCGTTAAAACGCTTGTTTGCTACTGCAAGGGCTTGACGGGCAGAAACTTTCTTGCCTTCGTCAAACATTTCAAGATGTTCAAAAATTCCACTCATTAAATTAACCTAAACGCGTATATTTTTATATTTTGGGGTTTTTCTACTTTATGTACTGTTGCACATCTGGGGCAAGCTACTGCTTTTGGGGAACTCTCAACACAATATGTAATTGCAGTGCATCCGCACGAACATTTCATTGCTGATTCTGTCGTAAGCGGTTTATGCATATTACATGAATAGTGAGTCGTCGCCAATTTCGTCATAATTGACGGATTCTTCGGCAGCAGCCTCCTTGTGCATCTCTTCTTTTACTTCTGTAAGCGAAGCACGGCGCTGCTCTTCGACGCGAGCAAGCCATACCTTCTCGTACTTTTCACGTACATCATCGTCGGCAGCCGCAGTCTTTGAACGGATCCAATTTGAAGCAAGTGAACGAACTGTTCCTGAATCCGAAAGTGTTTCGTGATCGAGTCCAGCGACAAAGGCCTCTGGGCCTTCATCCATAAGTTTTGTGTAATCAGTTGAATTAGCCTCAACAACCATTTCGTTAATAGCACCATCAAGCCAACTTGAATCGTGACCATTAGTTGGGCCGCCTTGCTCTACAACATGAATTTCAAATGGAGCGGGAGCCTCGTAAGCTGAGGTGTGTCCTTCTTCAAGGGCGCGAATTACATCGCCAATCTCTTCCATTTCATAATTAGCTTGCGTAATAACCGAAGCTACGCGCTGAAGATCTTCATCAGAAAGGCCAGCATCAATAAACAATGAGGCCTCAACCTTGATTTGATCAAGCTCGCGAACCCGACTTTCAATTGTAGCGGCGTCATATACTGAAATTGAAGACTCTACCTTCTTTTCAAGATCCTTAATATTGTCATGCTTTTCTTCTTCTTCCTCTTCGTTAGAGAAAGTAAGCTTGCTAACAGGGAGCGAGGCAATGCGACCATTCTCAAAACGAATAGTTACTTCGTCCTCCCATAGGCCCTTAACGCGACCAAGAACCTTGCCCTTGAGTCCGTTGGGGGTCACAACATGAGTTGCATCTTCTGCTGAGGCTAGATGTGCTGCCTCTTCTTCTACGAAAAGTTCTTCTTCAACTGAAGCTACGATCTTTCCGTTTTGGTAAGTGTAAACCTTACCATTTTTGAAAATATAAGTTGGGTCTGAGTTCATCTCAATGATTACAATGTTGTTATAATAACTTTTCTAGTTATTATCTGTTAGGAAGACCGCGATAAACTGGTCTACCACCAACGGGCCTTCTAGTTGGAGACACGGGGTTTTGTTTTCTACTCATTGATCCCGACAAATATTGCTCTCCTTGACGCTTACCATAAAAGTGTGAAAGCTCCCCAGAAGAAGCGGATTCACGACCTCCCATAGCATAACCACCGGGCGATCCCATCCTTATTCCCTCTCCCAAATCGGCCCTAGTTTCCTTGGCCATGGAATCTCCAATAGCAGCTTCGACAACTTCCATCATGGCGTCTGCAATATCTTTAGTTTGAACTGGACCAACTTCTTGTTTTTCCACCCTTGGAATTCTAGCAGATTTAATCTCTTGAAGGAATTTTAATTCTAGGCTAGCATATTGACAATCAGCCGTATCATAAGGAGCGTGAATTTTATTTTGATTAATTGCAGTTTTAAAAATTTCTGCTCGGTTCCAATTGTTCATGGATGTTGCAGTTTTTTCATAAACCCTTGTTTCAATGCCTTTGTTTCTTAATGTTTTACGCAAAAATGAAATAGGCCACGAGCTTTGATGTTGATCCATAGTTAATTGAACCGGTCTGAAAATTGTGCATAATTCCATAATTTCTTCAAGAATTGGTTCCCAATCAATTGTGGAATCTTCAAAGTCTGACGGATTCCATCTTTGAATAATATCAAAAATAACATGCTCTTCTTCTTTACCGTCAATATTAAACATTTCGGTGTGACCAAGAGCAAATCCAAATCCGGCAGTGGTGGATGAGGGATCAAGATGAGCAAAATATTGATTCATATAAGTAGAATCAGTTCGATTAATTTTCAAAGGTTCATAAACAAGACCCTCATCATCTTTTCCAATTGGAACGCCTTTGAACATGCGATCAACCTTAGCAGCATCAAGATATGAATCAATAACTTCAGCAAAGTTAGCGCGTCTTTCTACCTTGAACTTCTCAGGATCTTGACGTTCATCTTCTCGCATCTGAATAATAGCTTGACGGTCTTCATTAGTATAGAAAAACTCATCCGAATTTGGTAACCGTAAATTAACATCCCAATCTGGAGACACGGTAACGCACTTCTTAGGACCGATGTAAAGTGGATCTTCCCACCAACCATCAAACAATGCCCAAGATGGAAGTTTAATGCCAAGAGTCATAGGTGACATAGCATTGCCATTTTCAGTTGCCATGGCGTTCTCATAACGCTCATAAAACTTACCGACCTTAGAATAAGGCGAAGAGTTAGCAAAAATCATGCCAGCAGTACCAAACTGTGCGAGAGCAGGAATAGCAGCCGCGTATACCTCTGAATCAGATTGATCAGAGTCGCCTTGCATAAAGTGAGCAAATTCGTCAAATGCAAAAACCATAGTGGCAGAACCACGAATAGTACGAGAGTTAGCTGGAAGGGCCTTACCACGGATTGTAGCGGTGTCTCGCATCACCTTACGACCTTGACGCTTCCAACTAGCCATTTTACGAAGGTCAGCTTCAGTATAAAGACTGAATTCAAGCTCCTGCATCTTGTTAATGTATCGCTGCATAGACATGCAAGAGTTAACCATGCCCGAAACGTCAGCATATTGCTGATCCTTAGCCTGATCTTGAGCGGCAGCAATTACAGAAAAGTAAATCTCTTTGTCTGCGTCAATGCCATAATGAGCATTAGGGTCTTGCAACTGCAAGGTATCATAAATTTTCTTTGAGATAGAAAGACCAGTAATGAAACCTTTAGAGCAACGGCGACCGCCAACAAGAACAATTTCACGAAAATGCTGGTACCCGTTATCCTTGCACCATTGAATGCGTTCTCGAATATTAGGCGATATTTCAATATTATCCCCCTTGCCGCCTCCGGCAATCCAAAGATCAAGGATTCGTTCCTCTTCCTCGGTCAGATCCTCAAGGAAAAAGAGTTTAAGAAGAAGCCTCTGTCTTGGATATAAAATTCTACCGCAAAATTCCTTACTTTCGGCAAACTCTGTAATACCGACTTTTCTGCGATTAAAATTAGCCTCTAGTTGTCCTAAAAGGTCTAGATCGGTCATCCATTATGCTTTTCTTTTTGACCGCGATATGCTTCGCCAAGTTCGTTAGCTTTCTGTACTTCCCAATACTTACGTTCGTGATCAAATCCATCTTTATGGATATTATCGCCAGCGACCTTGCCTAAAATTTCAACAATTGGGGGTTCGCCGTGAAAACATGGGGTTGGGTCCAGTGTTGCCAAAATATTAAGTTGTTCCGCGAGCGTGGTAATTACTTCGTCTCGAAGTTGATCAAGTACTTCTGGGCTATTAGGCCTATGAGCGTATTTGCGCTGAATTTTGCCAATAATTTTACCGACCGCTCCAACTTCATAATCGGTTAATTCGGCTGCAAATCCTGCTAACTGTTCTGTTGATTTAATAATGTCATCTGTTTGTGACATATTTTTCTCCTAACTTAACTATGAGCCAAAGTAAATTGGCCTGATTGAAATTCCGTGACGATTAACCGTAACATTGTTAGCCGTGGCGGTATTATCTGCTTTAAATTGACAAAGCAATGCGTCTCCGGCTGCAACTGTCATAACGGTTGAACGCATTCCCGTGTAAGCTTTATCTGAACCTGTTACCGTAATGTGTGCGCTAAAAGAATCTGCGTCAGTAGCGGCAGTACTTCCATTTTTTACAGACATATAAACAGGCCCAGCTCCATCATTAGCAACTGATTGACGACCAATGACGCCCCAAAAATCCACAATATATTTGCCCGCGACTGGTGCGGTAAGAGAGGCCGTAGTTGCCCCAGTAGAATTTAAACTTCCATAAGTTGTTGGCGAAGACGTTCTGACAGCGGTTGAAGATGGTGATTGAAAATTGGTGTAAGGCGTTCCGCCTACATAGTACCATTTTGAAGTACCATCATAACGCAAACGCCAAACATACGAAGGGAGTGTAGTACTATCTGTAAAGTCAATAGTATAACCATTGTAAAGGCCCGTAAGACCTGAGAGGGTCGATGACGTAATCATGTTACCAGTAGGTTGAATACCTACTCCAAGATTACCCGTAAGCACGGCAGCGGTACCAAGTTTACCGTTAGTTACCGCTCCCGGCCCAAGTTTATCAGAAGTAATAGCTTGATCTACAATTCCTCCGGTTGGAATTTGAACGCCCTTGCCGGGTTCGTGAGTGTGATCGGCAATAGTTTTAAAATTTGTAGAAAGTTGATTATAATCAAATGAATCTGTCGCTAGATTCCATTGATAAAGGTTCATGTTGTTATTTTGAGTTGCCATTTATATTCCTATGACCAGTTTGTTACTGTTACGGGTAAGATTGACAAAGACTGATACCTAATTGCAGTAGGCGGAGTAGTGTCAGTATGTGATGCTTGTATATTAATCGATTGTTTTAGATATCTATTAGTAGATGTTGTACTCGCAGATACGGAGAATTGATAACCATTTCCAGCGGTCTCTACAAATGTACCGGTACCGGAATTTTGATCGAATCGTTTATAACTAGGAGAATCAAGTAAGGGGGTTTGAGTATTTGTACTTGAAGTGGCAATTGCACCATAGTTAATTCCAATTCCAAAATTGCCATAATTTCCAGAACTTTGACCAGTTACATCAATTACCATTTTGTAATGCGCAACATAAGTGCCAGCAAACGGAAGTGCGAGAGAATTTAAAGCCCTGCCACCATAATAAGTATACCATGTATCAAGAGAAGGAGAAGCTGAGATATCCGTAGTATCAAAATCAAAAAGTGGAGGGCCGCCGATGAAATCCCAACTGGTTCCATTGTATCTAAAATGCCACATTGCAGTTACTGGAGTAGGAGTAGTTCCATTACTTGCTTGATAGTAAACTTCGTCTCCTGTAGCAGCGCCAGTTGGAAGCGGGTTGCCTTGGGAAACGTAAAGTGGGGACCCGTTACCGCCAGTTGTACCAACGGCAGTAGAAAACTTTGATCTGCTAATTTGACCATCTGCGAGTTCATCAGCAGCAACTGCTCCAGATTGAATTTCGGCAGTACCGACGCTATTAGTAGCAAGTTGAACATCAGTAATAGTATTTGGAACGATGCTCTTGCTGCCATCAATTTGCAAACCATGACCACCGCCAGAGTGATCGTGAAGATCAATTTTTACAAAGTTATCGGCAAGTTGACCAGAATCGTAAGGATCAGTAAGACTGTTCCATACTGTAAGTGCGAGATTTGGTGTTACTTGAGCCATTGTTATCCTAGTTTAGATGGAGTAATTGAAATCCATCTGTTTGAAACAGTTGCAGTGTTTGCAGAATTTTTAAATTGAGAGTAAATAGTAGGAGCGGTAGCAAACGTGTAATAATGAACAAATTTAGCAGAAGTGTAAGTTTCGCCGTTAGCATGACAAGAAATTGAAAGTTCGGCTCCATTAATTAAATTAGTATTAGCAGTAGAACTTGTAAACAAACCCATTCCAATTATTTTGTCATTATTTGAATTAGAAGCATCAAATCCAAATTCTATTCTATATGTTCCAGCAAATGGAACGGTCAATGATGGTCCCGAAACTCCCGACGTAAGCGCGTAAACATAAGATGTACCTAATGTTGCAGCATTTAAAGTAGAGCTTGTGCCAATATTTTGAACGGCAGCCAATGGCGCTCCACCAACAAATTCCCATTTATTAGTTGAGTCCTTGTATCTAAGGTGCCAAACTACTCCATCTGTAGAGTCTGCAACATAGTAGTATTCGTCGCCAGCAGACGGAGAAGTAGGTAACGGACCGGTACCATAATCAATTTTTGTTCCAGCGCTAACGCGACCCTTAGTATCAACAGTTACATTACTATAAGTGCCAGCGTTAACTCCAGTTGTTGAAAGGGTTGGATTTGGGTAGGTTCCAGTAAGGTCGCCACCTGCGGTTCCGGTAGGAGCAGCAGTAATTGTTGCCGGTGATCCCAGTGTCACAGACGTTCCGTTAATGGCGGTTACGCCAGCATTGGCAAGAGCGCTATTAGATACCTTACCAGCAGTTGAAATAGTGGAAAGCTTAGTATCTACAATTCCTGCGCTTGCATTAACATCTGAATTGGTAATTGCTCCGTCAGCAATTTTAGCTGTCGTTACAGCAGAATCTTTAATCGCTGCGGTATCAATTTGGATGCCCTTACCGCCGCCAGTATGGTCGTGATTATCGATCTTAATAAAATTATCAACGAGTTGAGACGAATCGTAAGGATCCGCCAAATCGTTCCATACTGTGAGTCCCAAATAAGGGGTGATCTGTGACATTAAAAATTAAATCCTATGTACTTGTCTGCTATATAATTTATCTGCTTGATTAAGACAGATTTGAAAGCATCTGGCGGGATTCGAACCCGCGACAAGAGCTTGGAAGGCTCTGATGTTACCACTACACCACAGATGCTGAACTGCTTAGTGAAGCTGTGCGAGATCGGCCTGAAGTTGCTGTGCATTAAATCCTTCAGGAGATTTACCATTTACAAGCATTTCATTAGAAATATAAACAATCGACTCATCATTGTACTTACTAAAGAATGCATCAGTCATTGGCTGAGTGCGACCCCATGTAACACACACAAGCATATTGTTACGACGAGCGACAAGGGGAATATAATGACCACCTTGAATTTGTGCTCCGGGAACAATGTCCCAAGGCTGCGAGTAATGAAATTGCCTCATTGCACTATCTGGGAATGTGATACCAATACCAACTGCACCAAAAAGATACATAGCAAGAAGGTGCTCTTGAACGTTGCCGGGAGTGATGGACAAGTAAGCCGCGACCTGATGACGCTTGCCAGTTGCATCCCTAATGCCAGACTTCTTTCGATAAGAAGCGGCCTTTTGCATATCGGTTCCTTGGTCGGTGCTAGGATCATTAGGATTAAATCCTGTTACAGCAGAGTAGTCCGAAAGAACGGCCTGATCAGTAAAGTTAACAACATGATTAGCTTCCTTATTCCACATTGCCGTTTCGTGTGCTGCACCAGCCCAAACACAATCACCGTAGCGATCATTGCCAAGCATACCCCAAGAACTAATCAGGGCTTCATGACCAAAAGAAACAGGTGGCGTAGGAAGTTGCGTAGTATTAATGTAGTTACTGAACTTTAACTTTACGGCATCGGGGCGAGCCTGTGCCTTGCCAAGCTTTGGAGTAAAATGTGTTTCTTCTGTCATATTTGTCCTTATAATAGTATTTTAAGAGCTAGCTCATGACTACAACCATTATCTAGCATTTTCTTGACTTTGTGCCAAGAGAGAGGAAAGCTATATTGCTTACCATTGATTATATCAATATTTTTTGTTAATGCAAGTTTTTCTGAATCTTCTTTTGAAAATCCAAGCTCTTCAAAAGTGGAAACACGATGATCGGCAAGAGTATCCTTGTCAGTTTCTGTCGTTGACATAACTTGTGCCTCCTTATGTTGAAAATTAACTTGTCTTCTAATCATTATGTTGCGATCTATTCAGTTATAATTGTTAAGAATTTTATAAACTGGGGGACTAGGATTCGAACCTAGATTCACGGTTCCAAAGACCGTTGTCCTGCCTTTAGACGATCCCCCAATAAATTACTAACTTCGACGCCAACGCTTTTTCTTCTTAGGTTTTGTAAAATCAAAAGTGGTATTGTACGAATAGCCACTACCAGAAGTTCCGGTAGTATTTGACGCATTAGTTTTTCTTCCAATATTATATTGACGAAGAGTATTAAGCTCGCGCCTTGCAGTTTCATATTTACTAATAAGGTCTACGTACTTGGCGTCAAGATCTTCGTATTCCATATTAAGGTAATAATACTTTGCCGACCAATCGTTAGCAGATTCAGTTTCTATTTCGGCAATCTCTCGCCAAGCTTTAGCTTGTTTCTTCCAAAACTTCTTATTCTTATTCATTATTTTCCTTTCTGCAACAACCGTCGCAGCCATGTATAGATACAATCTTAGCAGCCCTAGAACCAACATTACGAGATACCCAACCAATGTGATCTGGATCGGGATGACCAACACCATGCTCGCAAATTCTCTCCATCATACCGTGATCGTCGCGCCAATGAGTAGGCCAATTTTTCATATTATGATCAGAAGGACTATGAACGCAACAACCATACTTGCGGCAATCTGCGTTTTCCTTATGAACATTTATAACTTTTTGTTTTGTTCCCGTAATATATTTATTCATAATGCCCCCGGTAGGACTCGAACCTACAACCTTGAGATTAAAAGTCTCCTACTCTACCAATTGAGTTACAAGGGCAAGTAGAAACATCATAGCAAAATCCCGGCTGTATTTCAAGCCGGGACCCGCTAGATAAGGATCACACTCCTTCAGAGTTATAGGTAGGTCCATCAATTGTTGATGCATCGGGAGTAACTGCGGATGCATCGGCAGATGGGTCAACAATTAAATTTGCTGGCGGAACAGCAGTAGGATCATAAGTGGCAGCATCTTCCGCACTTAAAGTTGCAGAACGAACGGAATGAATACCAATAGCAGAAACAAAAGCAATTGCAGAGACAATAAAAGCTTGAATTGCAGATGCTTGCGCACCACCGAGAATACCAAATGAAACGAGGCCAGCGGTAATAGACGCAATAAGTCCTTGAACAGCCGAAATAATTTTCTGTGGGTCCATGAAACCTCCTTTCAATAATTAATGTCAGGAGATAAGATTATAAGAGCCGAAGGAGGGATTCGAACCCCCGGCATCCTCATTACAAGTGAGGCGCTCTGGCCAACTGAGCTACTTCGGCGCAACTATATTATATCAAACTAGGAAGGACATGTCACAATGTCCAATTCCCCGAGCCTGCTTAGGCTCAAGTGTGCCTACGGTACCATCGGTATATTGACAAGCCCAAAGATTTGGTTTAGCCATAGGTGGTACATTAGATGATGGGTCGGCGGTATAAGCGCTATGCCAATACTTGAGAGCCTTACCAGTATGATCAACGGGCCATTTAGTTACTGTGCCGGGGAGATACCAACCACCGCTATAAAGTACACGAACGGTATGACCAAGTTTGCCAACTTCGTGACAAAAATCTGCAATCCATTTGTCGCCATTTTTATTTTCAAACTTAGGATCTTCCCAATCAAGAACAAGGCGATCATCAGGATTGAGTTTGCCAGCACCATTAATAGCAGCAACAAAATTTTGCGCTTCCGCAATTGGGGTATTTCCATTTCCGGGGCGAGCAAAATGATAAATAAACCTAGTAAGTCCAATATGCCCAGCATCACGAAATCTGGCATTAAAAGCTTGATCTTTGTAAGTTGCTCCCTCTGATGCCTTAAGAACAATCAAAGGATAATTGCCAGCCTTATACTGAGAAGCATTAAACTGATCACCTTCATAAACATCAGCAAAATACTTGCTTTTTGGTACTGGTTTAGGTTTAGGGGGAGTCACCGGAACCGGCTTAGGTTTGGGTGCAGGAACAGGGGGTTTGGGCTTGGGTTTTACAATTGGCTTGGGTCCGGGAGGTGGGACCTTATTAAGTTCATGCCAAGTAGTTGGGCCAACAACACCATCAGGAGCAAGTCCATGATGGGACTGAAAACTCTGAACCATTGGAACGATTTTACCAGCATAATTATTATCAATCCTCATTGCAAGAGGGAAATAACCCCAAGCACGAAGCCTCTTCTTAAGAGTGATAGCCGCTGGACCTCTATATCCGGGGTGTAGTACGGGCGCGCCAGTTGATGAAGAACACCAACGAAGTTTAAGGTCGGGACGAATATACCCATCCCAACGAAAATGCCAATTTTCTGTTGGAGCGTCGGATTTAGCTTTATTGAACCCAAATCCATCTCCATATTTATGAATAAGATCCTGAGTTGCTGGTGGCACGTCTACTGCCAATCCCCAGCCGTGGTTGCTAGATCCCGGAACAGCGGATAAGTTGCCACCCGCTTTGTATCTTTCCCACGCGGCCCATTGGCTCCAAATTCCCCTAGCATAATCTCCCGGATGACCAAGAACGCGATAAGAATCATTAACAGCAACATGAGCGCCATGAACGGCAAGGCAATATTTTGCAAAACCATTCCAAGCAAGAGCGGCATCTTTACGAAGATGACCTCCGCCTGTAATTGGAGCTAGTTCGCTCGCCGCCAGTTGTCCATTAGCACTCATCACTTATTATGCGATTGATCTATGAATATTCTAAAGTACTCGGAGCGGGACTCGAACCCGCAATCCCAACCGGGAAGCTGATTTTAAGTCAGCCGTGTATGCCAATTCCACCATCCGAGCATGATTGCAAGTATAGCACAATTTTTAGAAAATACATAGCCCCGGCGAGCTTGAATCAGAGGCTCATCCGGGGCGTTCATCTCAGGCGGGGCAACCTGACGACCTGAGATAGTAGCGGGAGAAGGAATCGAACCTTCGACCTCTAGGATATGAACCTAGCGAGCTACCACTGCTCCACCCCGCGATGTGTATCTATTATAGCATAGATTTTTGTTTACTGCAAGTACCGCCACGGGGAGTCGAACCCCGGTTTTAGGTGTGAAAAACCCATGTCCTGACCATTAGACGATGGCGGCATAAGGAAAGAGAGGGATTCGAACCCTCGGTAGAACTCGCGCCCTACTTCGGTTTTCAAGACCGACGCATTCAACCACTCTGCCATCTTTCCAAACTGGCGCGGTAGGATTCGAACCTACAACCATTCGATTAACAGTCGAAAGCTCTGCCGTTGAGCTACGCGCCAAAGGGTTGCCAAGGCTTACCCGCTTGCCTATGAGTGAATCATTATCCATAAATTAATTTCACCTTTTCATCTATGGATTAGGCGGTTTCACCAACATGTGTTATTACATTGATGGGCAACCTAATACCCGAAGAGGGAATCGAACCCCCACGCCTTGCGGCATTGGATCCTAAATCCAACGCGTCTACCTATTCCGCCATTCGGGTAAATATCATCCTACAACTGATACTAGTAGGAAAGTCGAAACAATTGACCAAACTACTGCAACAGTGACCCTGTGCCAAGTATGCTTGCAAAAGCCGCGAGCGTAATAACCGCCTATAGCAGCAAGACCTTCAAACCCAAGGTGTGTAACATAATTTAAAATGTCAAAGTGCATACCTGCATTGTAGCAGATTATTATGGGCGATGCAAGATTCGAACTTGCGACCCTCTCGGTGTAAATCAAATGGGCGATATTGGATTCGAACCAATGACCTACTCGGTGTAAACGAGTTGCGCTCCCGCTGCGCCAATCGCCCTATGATCGGGATGGTAGGATTTGAACCTACGACCCTTCGCTCCCAAAGCGAATGCGCTACCAGACTGCGCTACATCCCGTTATATTATTATATCAGATTCTACCTTGAAGTGTCAACGCCGCATCTTGTAATGATTTAGCCGCAGGTTTCATATAAAATTGAATAGTTGATCCCGGTACACTTGAATTAGTTGACGGAGACATGTAAAAATTTGGACCCCTCCAGTTATCTAAAAATGGAGAATCATTAATTTCTCTTCCTTCATCACTTGCCCATTTAAAATACATAACTGATTCAAAATTTATCAAATTTGTATTTTCTGACATCATTTTTCGAGCGGTATAAATTTTATGATTTATTGTATGCCAATTTTTATCAAACATGGTAGTAATATACCCAAGGGAATTTGGCGTGGCGTTAGCAATAAATTGATCGTGAACATTATATGAATATCCATTTCCGCCAGCGGGTACCGATCCAGCAGTTTTAGGCGCGGTACTCCATCCGTATTCGCTAATAATTACATCAGGTGTTATATTATATGATGGCGTATTTTTACCGTAATTTTTTTCAAGTAAAGTTATAATTCTTTGTGTTTCTTGACCGGTTACTGTGTAAGGTCCGGAATTAACTGCTCCAGCCGAAGTTGTATAAGGTCCATAAAGATGAAATGCAATTTTATCAAAACTATTTTTTGCGTTTTTCTTAGTAAACAACGATGCGGTGTTTGAAGAACTCGGTTCAGAGTTGATGCCTGAGGTAACAATACTTGCATTGGGGTCGGTTGAATGAGCTTCAGCTTTTGCAGTGCTAAGCAAGGATGAAAAACTTGGACCCCAACCATTTTCCATATTAGTTGTGTAAACTGAACTTGTATTATTTGACGAATTGACAACACTTGCAGTTGTTCTATACTGAGGCCAGTTGACGCCAATTAAAATATTACTTGAATGAATTGTTCCAGAGTTTATTCTCCAATAAAAAGTTCCATCAGCACCATCTGAGGGAACCTCGTTGTAAATTTGCCAATTTTGAATTGGTGGATATTTAATAGTAATTGATTGATTTGAGGCTGATGCAGTATTAGTAAATTTACTTAAATAAATTGCATTTTGTGTTGTGTAACTAGTGTCTTTAGCAATTGACAAAATTTTAGTTTTAGGAGAAAGAAAAGCTGCATTGCCGTTTGTTGAGGTAGCTGGAATTGATCCGCTTGCGGATGATTCTATTGTCGCACCAACAACAAATCCTTTGCAATCCGCAATGTTAGAAATTAATTTAAAACTGCCGGATGTTAATGAACCAGAGTGGGCATCAGACAAAGTTTTTTGAATTGGTCTTGACCATAAATTGTTTTCTGATTGCCAAATTGTTCCGTTTGCGCCATAACGATTAATTAATACATTCATAAAATCGCCAAAATTTTTAAAGTTTTTTGGTACGGTTCCGCCTTTTCTTCCCATTTGTAAACAAAAAGCTCTAAGATCGTTTTCTGAACTAAAATTAATTGGGTTTGACGAATCAGTATTGTAATATGGAAACGGACTTGTAACTAAATTTCCATCCACTTTGATAGTTGCAGAAATTGTTACATCTCCAGAAGGAACATTATTATTTAATTTAATAATGTATGCAGTTGATCCATCCGATGCAACGCCGGTTCTAACCGAAGTTTCCGGAGTATTTTTGTTAACGACGATATTGTAAGTTGTTGTTCCTAGCGTTACTTGATTTTCAGTTAAAGGTGTTGTATACGTATTTGCTGGCACATTTGTTCCAGTTACAAACATGTTTTTAAAAACGGCATAAGAATTGTTTAAATTATGATCATATGAACCGTCTATTGCAGTTTTTACTGTGATAAATTGTCCGCCATATCCCGTTACATCTAATGAAACTGGACCAAAATAATTTTTACTATACGGATAATCTATTTCATGGTCTGGAGGGTTACCAAGGCGAATCATTGCGTTCATTCCCAAACTCGCTGACATTGAATAAAAAATATCATAATCAACGCCGTCATTTGCCGGAGAAAATTTATAACTTCTAGTTTCTCCAATTGGAGCATTTGGTTCAATATCTTTCCAAAATAATGGCGTTCTAAATGATTCTACTCCCGAATTAGCCATTAACATTAGTTGACATTCAATGCTAAGTTCATTTTCAAAAAAATAAAGAACAATACCATTTAAAGGCGTCAAAGGAGCGATTGGTAAAGTAATGGTAGAAGGGTTGGATGTTGTAGGGGTGTATTTAATTAAAGAAACCGTTGATGCAGAATGAGTCATACTTTGACCTTTTGAATTTAATATGACTGGCGGGGTGACTGAAGAACCAGTATAATAAACTGGTATACCTTGTCCAACAACGGTATAAGATTTTCCAGAAATTAAATTTAAAGAGGTATTAGGAGCAATAGGACTAACCGTAACGCTAGTTCCGGTTGAAGATGTCGCCGTTGCCATAATTTTTGCACCATTTTGTATTTCATATATAAGTTTACTACCATCAGACATAATTGCGCTTGTTGGCAACGCAACTGGCCAACTTGCAACTGTTAAAGTATTACTTGTATTGCTAACAATTTTAACGGTTTGAGGACCAACAGAACTACCTACAACAACATATTTATCTTTATATGCGTCTACGGCCCAAGATTTGGACGTATCAACTAAAGTAGTGCTAGTTGTAGAACTAGCCCTACCGTATTCATTGGCAAGCATACGAAACCCAGCAACTTTATATTCCCAAGGACGAAAATTAGATCCCGCAAAACCTAATGGAATTTTTCTAGAATTAATGGTCATTAACTGTTATGCCTTGTATTATCTTTAACATGATTTCTAACTTCTGTTGAAAGATTATGAATTTCTTTAGCAACTTGATGAAGTTCTTTAATTTCTTCAGCTTGCATATTAATAAGTTTGTTTGTATTTTGATCCGTTTCAAGATCCATTTGGTCCCGATGACGATCAAGGGCGGCTAACTCTTCCCTTTGTTGTTCTGCTCTGGCTGTTGCCATACCAACAAGAAGGGTTACAAAAACGGCCTCCATAGAAATACAATCAAGGAAAAGATGATGATCGCCGCCTTCAACAAACCAAGCTGTTGCATATATCGCAACATGCAACAAAAGGCTCTGCCATGTGAAGATTTTTTTAGAAAACCAAACTGCAAAATTAGACATTTTTTCGGACATTAATATTCTCCAGTAACGATTTAAGGATTTCATCTTGATGATGAAGATGTTCATGGATTTCTTCCACTTCATCTAAAATCGCCTCTGCGTCTTTATAAGTCATTTCTGATAATGCATCAGAAGCTTTACTGAGAATATTTTGTCCGACCATAATGGCCACCATAGCTAGTGCTTGAAAGACGCCAGCGAAAATAAGCAACATGAGCGAAAATGGGTATGGATCATGAAACAGTAGTTCTCCAATACCAGCCATCCATAAAGTCATAACGATAGCCATAAACCAAAACATTTTCATTGAACCAATTGTATTGGTTAATTTTATGGCAATCTTATCATTAAAAGAATTAATAATGTCGCCAATTTTGACAGGTCCAGACTGCTTTCGTTCCTTTAAAAGAGGATTTTCTTTGCGCTGATATTCATTCATCATATATTATGATGAAGTATTCGTTGAAAAGTGGTGGGGGCAGGATTCGAACCTGCGAAGTCAGAGACAGCGGGTTTACAGCCCGCCCCAGTTGGCCGCTTTGGTACCCCACCATATAGCGGATCTAAACTGCGCGATCCGCATTTTAAACTACTTTGTGATCTTCTTTACAGCAGGAATGCCAATCGATGCAAGGAATGTAAGAACTGCATTTACAAGACCCTGAGCGGCACTAATCTGATCACCGCCAAGTACGCCAAAAGACACAAGGCCGACGATTACAGCAGCAGCAAGACCAGAAAAAATTGATGTCCACTTATTACCAGTAACGTTCATTTATTCACCTCCTTTTTGTACATTGTATCAAAACAAGAGAGGCCCGTCAAGGGCCTCTCTACACTGCTGAACTATATGCTCAGACTAAGCTTAAATTCCACAGGCTCCGCCGACGCAACGTTCTTCGGTTTCTTCGAATACGACGCCAACCTTATCCTTCGCTTCCTCATAAGTAGAAATCGTAAGGGGTTGTCCGCCTCGTGACCCATCGGGGTAGCAAGTAATGCCTCGAAGTTGCGGGAGATAACCATACAAAAGATCTGCGAAATCTGCAACTTCTGTAGGATCGGTAATTGGGTATGGAAGATTAATTGTTGAAGAAATGCCATGATCAACATACTGTTGAACCCACGCTTGCATGGCAATGCGCTTTTCTACGTTATAAGAAAGACCATATGCATCTTCAATAGAATCTGGATCTACGCCTTCATCAATAAGGCGCTTTGCAGTAGGATCAATTACATACTGATAGCGGATGATGTCTTCACCATTAGCCTGAGCTTCCTTGTAACGCCTTTTAAAAGCCACACAAAAAATTGGCTCAACGCCAGTAGTAGTTTCAGCAATAATGCCAATTGTGCCCGTAGGAGCAATTGCACGAGTCTTAACGGGATAGTTAAGATTATGTTTATCAGCCCACGCATTAGCATGATCGCCCGAAGTAGCGTATACATCAAGCCACTCGCCAAGGTCGGTATCAGGCTCATACTTTTTACCACGCTTCAAAAGCCACTCGTGGATGCCCATTACTCCAAGTCCAAGACGACGATTTTTTTCACGAACCTCATGTACCTGATCATATGGAAGATCTGAATATACGGTTCCAGCAAGTAAGAATAAAGTTCCGTATTTAACAACTTCTTCCATTTCCTCAATTGATTCAATACGAGCAAGATTGATTGAACCAAGATTGCAAATATCGGAATCATCTCGTGAGGTAACTTCAGTACATGCATTACGAAGTGTCTCGCCAGCATTTTCACCAATGTCTACGCTGAATCCGGGTTCAGCGGTCTTAACCATAAATTGAACGCCAAGATGATAAATGTGATGAGCCAATTTATGTTTTGGGTGATTTTGATCTTCATACGCAATAAAAAATTCATCATCAAGCAGGATTGATACATTAGTAAATTCCATGTCGGCTGGAAAATTAAAATCAACAGCTTTGATGTCTCTCACTTCTTGACGCCAATCCTTAATACGGATAAATTCTTCGCAATCTGGATGTGACCAATTAAGGCCAGCCCAAATAGCTGAACGACGAGCGCCGCCCTGCATAACTCCGCGACCAATTTCATTGATCATTTTCATAAGAGGAATAGGACCAGAAGCAACTCCGCCAGTCCTTTTAATTACCGTTCCAGAGGGACGAATATCTGAATAATCAATTCCGATACCAGCACCCGTCTGAAGAGCCATTGCAGATTTTTTAAGAAGATCCGCCCAGCCTTCACGAGAATCTTCCGCACGAAGCAAAAGACAATTTTGTGTCTGATGTAAATCTCTACCAGAAGCGTAAAGATAACGTCCGCCGGGAAGAAACTTTCTATCCCGAACCATTTCAAAAAGTTTATTAAACTCTTCTGTGCTTTGGTCATAGCCAAGAGCGTCAAGAACATTACTCACTACTCTATGTGCGGTCTGCTCCCAATTTTCTACTACATTACCCTCCTCGTCTTTCCAAGCGTACTTTTGCTCATAAATGGTCTTAGCAAAATCACTCATCTCTGAGGAAAGTGGGGTATTAATATTATTGTTTAGTTCTGTTACTGGATTCATAACTTTCCTTTTGTTTTGTTATAGGTAGTATTTATTATACGTCTTTTAGTTATCTCTAGTGGAAGCCTAGGTTAATACTATTAAATATAATTACCCCTGTTGCCAGCCCTCTGCAACAGCAGCACCGCCTCCCGTTCATCTGTATTTTAGCACAAATGAAGACGCCTGTCCCTCTAACGGACGAAGCGACGTTTGGCAAAAAGTGAGCTATTTGCTCGATATTCCAACGCCCGCTGTGACGCAAAAACAATATTAGCAAAGAATTAATAAAATTACAAGTCAAAATTCAATTTGCAAAAACAATTGATATGTGGTATTGTTACTTTTATGAATATTGAGCCTTATCAAATTTGTGTTTCGGCTGATGGCTGGTATCCAATCAGAGTTGAATCCAGTAATCAGGATGCTTATTATACAGTAATGGTTTGCCCTTGGGGTGAACAAGAGGATCATATTTGCGAATGCGCAGGATACACCTATCGCGGATCATGTCGTCATCAAGAAACGGCACAACGATTCAGATGCGCATGGAAAGCAAATGAATCTGATATTACGCAAACAGATTTTCAAAAAACAGAAATGGTTTGTCCAAGATGTGGCGGACCAACCAAATGGGCAATTGAGGTCAAATGAACAAATTAGAAGAAATTACAAAAGAACTTGGTTTGGCCTACTCTAGGTCTAAAGAATGGGATAAAGCAAAAACTCAATACCGCGCAGAATTTTTTAAAATTGCGACGGAGCGTCATTCTACACTAGCAGAAAAAATTGTTAACGTAGATGCCAACTCGCTTGCTGATGCAATTTCTCAAGCTGAAAAATTGTATCCTACTTGGACGCCTCTTTCGGCTACTCAAGTTGATAATGGGTTTGATGTTAGATTGAAAGAAAATCCAGAGTATATGCCCTTCACTTTCATTAATCCTGATGACGGTATGGTTTATCAAAAACAAGTTGTTGCGGGTTCAGTCATGTTTGACGACGAACGTTTCAAAGAAGATTATCCAATGTTATACGAAGTGGTTACGCATGTGCCAGAGCCAAAACGAGAGCTTAAACCACTAGAGGATCTATCAGACGAACAGATTGGAATTCTTCAAGATTATATTTATGAGGGTAAGCCCATTATTAAATTAGCAGCACCCAGAAGAGCTAAAGAAGACGAATTGTAAATGTCGGGCGGGTTTTCTTTTACCGTGACCGATCTTGCTCGATTTTTGGGCAAATCTTCTGTTACCCTTAGAGGTTGGGAGCGCAAAGGTCTTTTTACATTTCCTAGAGATGGAAGTGGCGATAGAAAATTTTCTACGTCTGATATTAGAGAAATTGCTCGTAGGGCAAAAGATTTGAAACGAATTTCAAATCAACGCTTGCAATATATTGAAGCATCTGTTACTATGCTTCAAATGATCGAAAGAGAGAATATGAAATGAGAATTGGTTTAGTAGGTGTACCGGGTTCGGGTAAATCTGCCTTGGCAGAATCTTTAAAAAAGGCTCTAGAGGCTGTTGATGACGAAAGTCACCTTCCAGTTGCAGTGGTCGATAATTATATTGATGAACTTCGAGATGAAGTTGATTTAGCCCTTTCATTTTCGGGAACTTATATTGGTAACATGCACGTTGCTCTTAAGAGAGAGTCAGCAGAACGAATCGCATATCAGGATCATAAAACTGTTATTTCATGCGGTACGTTATTTGAAACCTCATCGTATACCGCTCAAAGCCTTGAGGGTTCATACCAACTTTTGACTAGCGATGACGATGCAGGCAAGCACGACCTTGTATTAAAAACCGAAGCGGTCACAAGAATGCTTGCTTGTCTCTATGCGGACACACTTAGGTATGATTATATTTTTTATCTTCCTCCAGTAGGAGAAATTGAAGATCTGAGAGTAAAGGACTTAGAGAAAAATCTCCAAGCCGCTTTTAACGCTTTTAAGCTTTACCCTGTTACAAATTTATTTGTAGATGGTGATAATATGTTGGAAATTACTGAAAATCGTTTAAAGGTCGTCTTAGGAGAGGTACTAGGTGCAGATAACACTCAAGAGTAAAACTTACAAACTTAAGAATCTAACGGACCAAGAATTTGATCTTGCAACTAAGCTTGCTAAAAGCAAGCAACCGCTTGATCAATGCCCTACCTGTGATTCTAAGATGGAAGTCATTCCCGGCTCTGGCGGAGTTAGGGAAAGAATCAATGGAATTTACCGTTACAATAACGAAGAACATGAGTGCGAATGTGATGCACAAATTGCTCTTCGTGCGCGTTATCTAGTTGCTAACATTGGCGAACAATATCAGCGTCTTAATTGGGACGAATGGAGTGGTTGCGAAGCTACTAAAAGTACCGTTGATCTTTATTTAAGTAGTTGGGAACAATTTTTTAGACAAGGCATGGGTCTTGAGTTTCATAGTTCGGAACTTGGCACCGGAAAAACTTTTGCCGCCACTCACATTGGCAAGGAACTGATCAAGCAGGGTCAGTCTGTTTATTTTATTCCATTTATTGAAATGGTTGCAGCATTTGATAGGCAAGATTCGGATTATATCGCCAGTCGTGTTCGTGAATCAGGATTTGTTATACTTGACGAAGTGATCCCCCCAGTATCAGAAGCGCAAAAATCATTTTTTGCAACTCAACTAGAGGCTCTTGTTCGTCATAGAACAAATAATAATCTTCCTACTATTATGACAACAAATATGGATCAAGAGACATTGCATTCTGCATATCCTAGGACTTATTCATTGTTGTCTGCAAAACAAATTAGGCAGGAAGTAGCAGGAACCGATAGGCGTGAATCAATCGGATTTAAAGAAATGGAAATTATTGCAAACGGAGAAACGAGGCCTATTACATGAATACAACTTCAACATTTTTGGATTTAGATGAAGAGATTTTTCACCATCTAGGTAATCAAGAATCAATTGGATACATTCAAGCAGAACAATTTGATTCTGCCCTGATTGAAGATAAAGATATTAAGGAAATCTTTGATTGGCAAATGAATTACATTCGCGATTACGGTCGCGCAGCCACCCCTGCCGTTATCTATGATGAGTTTAATGTTGAAGTTGGTGAACCCGAAACGGTTATTGGCGACCTTATTAACCGTATGCGCGAAAGGTACATCCGTACTTATGGTCGCGACGTAATTCGTAATATTGCCGAAATCGCTAATATTGAACCACTTGCAGTGTCTAAGGAAATGCTTAAGGCGGGTCGTGATCTTGCAGACCTTACTCTTAAACGAGGCGAGGTTTTTGGATCGGGCGATTATCATCGCGCAATGGCAATGTACGACAAGAGGGCGCTTAAGGGTCGCGGTCCAAGCCTTGGGTTTCGTGAAATTGATGATCATTTTAATGGTATGCAAGGTGTTACATTTTTGATTGCTGCTCCTAAAACATACAAGAGTTGGATGACAATTAAAATGACTCTTAATAACATTACTACCGAAGACGATCACTTTCCGTACCTATACTCGTTAGAACTTCCTGCAAACGAAAGTGATATGCGTCTTCGTTGCATGGCTGCAAATGTTCCTTATTGGAAATACCTTAAGAATTGTCTTATGCCAGAAGATCGTAAGGCCCTAGAGGATGCTTCTAAATTTATGGATGAGCGCGGACAGTTTAGGATTGAAAAACCAGAGCAGGGTGAGCGTGGAGTTCAACGTATGGTTGAGCGAGCAATTAATGCAGGTGCGTCTTGCATCTTTATTGATCAGCTTCAGTACATTGAAAATCGCAAAGGTTTAAATCTTGGTGCGCAAAACAATACTGGCGATTACTTTGAGGTAGTTAATGATCTTCGTAACTACTCTGATGAAATTCCAATCTTTGTTGTTCATCAGTTTAATCGTTCTGTTATGAACGCTGCCGCAATGCCTGAGATGCAACAGGGTAAGGGTTCGTCTGCAATTGAAGAAGTTGCAACTCTTTCGCTTGGCCTTTGGGCTAACAAAGAAATGCGTCAAAACAATATGGTTGAAATTGGAACTTTGGCTTCTCGTAATTACTCTTATCAAAATTGGCGGGTCAATGTGCAACTTTCACACGGTTGCAATTTTGATATGATCGGTCCGGTTGATGAAGATGAGTAATGACAAAGGGTCAATTGAACGAGCAATGGAAATTGCTTTGTCATGTCGCAGATGCGGACATCCAACAGATGCTACACTTAACAAAAATAGCAAAGTTTGGACAACTTACTGCGACTGTGGTAAAACTGGAAAGCATTTAAATTCTGATGTTGTGCTCGAAGCAAATAAACTTATGAAAACTTTGCCTAAACCAAAACAAAAGTGAAAGAATATTATAAAATTGTTGAGACTCTAGACGTTGATGAGTTTGAAGCTGCCATTGGCTTTGAACCCATTGGATATAATGACCGTGGTGAAGATCACGGTCATTGTCCCGATCCATGGAATCTTCATAAAAATGGAGACCGAACTGGAAAGTTCTCAATCAATAGAGACAAAAAAGTATTTAATTGCTTTGTATGTGGAGGTGGCACCCTTCTATCTCTTACAATGGCTATTCGAAATTGCGAAGAAGATCAAGCAATTGATTGGCTTAAACAATTTTCGTCAAAAATTTTTCAAACCGACGAGGGATTTTTAGAAGAAGTAAATAGGCTGTTATCTCCAAAAATTAAAAAGGCTGAAGAAGATGTTTTACCTTGGTTCAATGGAAATGTTTTACTCCAATGGGAAGAAGTTAATCACCCATGGTTTGAAGAACGAGGTATCAGCGAGTCCGTAAGATTGATTTACAGACTTGGCGTAAATACTAAAACTATTCGAAAATTAAATGATCAAGAATTTATATCTGAGTCAATTGTTCTTCCTCATATTCATCAAGAAAAATTAGTTGGATGGCAAAATCGTTGGATTGGTGAAAGGCCAAAGTGGGTTCCTAAGTACACTAATACAAATGACTTTCCAAAAAAGACGACTTTATACGGATTAGACATGGCTATTCAATGTGAAAAACCAATTGTTGTTGTTGAATCTGTACCAACTGTTTTGTATTTAGCATCTTTAAACATTCCAGCCGTTGCCACGTTTGGAGCAACTGTCAGTAAGGAACAAATGCGACTGCTTAGAAAATGGCAACATGGAGTGGTGCTTGCTCAAGACAATGATCAGGCTGGTTGTAAATGGCGAGACGATTTAGTTTCATACCTAGATCGATATATTCCAGTTATGGAAATGGAAATAGCTTGGGAAGACGATGTTGGTGAGCGTAGAATGGTTGAAAACTCAGAAATAACAATCGGGCTTTATAATAACCCCATTTATGCATAGATCGGACACATAATTTATATGAGAAAATACACAGGTGTCGAAAAAACAGAAATTTTATCCGCTGAAAAACACGGTGCAATTAACCGCGTTATTAAGCGCTTTGGTAAAACTTCCGTTCGGCAGCTTTCTGATGACGAAAGAGTTGAATTAATGAAATCTCTTGAGTTTGACGAAAAAATGTGATATACTCATAGTTGTAAATTGGCAAAGAGCCTCATTGTAGGCCATAACACAAAGGAAATAATATGCCGAATTATCAGCCCCGCAGGGGCCTCGGTGCAGTTGAACAAGCTGCTAGCCGAAAGGGTGGGACAAAGCTTCGCGGCTTTGCTCCAGAAATCCGTTGGCGCGAAGATGGCGAGAAGAAGTACATTCTCGTTCTTTCGAATTTTGAAGACAACGATCCCAATGCAGTTGTTGTTGCCGACCTACACGAATTTATTCCAGTAGGAACGGCAGAAAAGTCAAATGGTGAAACATACACTAAGTATGAGTCATTTGTATCTCGCAAGGATCCACTTGCAGGAAATGAAAATTATGATGATCTTGAGGATCGTCTTGGCAATAAACCTCGTACTCGTTGTATTGGCGTAGCCCTTGAGCTTGAACCTGAATTTGAGGTTGTTAAGGGTCGTAAGCGTCCCGTTGGTTTTACTGTTAAGACGGACACGTTTACTCGTAAGACTGAAACTGGATCTGAGGAAGTTGCTCAGCCCGCAATTGGTCTTATTATTCAATCGGCGTTTCTTGTTTGGTCGCCACTTGGCTCACTTGATGAGTCACAGGGTCCACTAAGCGAGCTTCCCGTTGAAGTTACTCGTCGTGGCAAGGATGTAAATTCTCGCTATGATTTTGTTCCTTACATGGAGATGCCAGTAGATCTTTCTGCTCTTTTTGAAAATCTTGACGGTATCACTTATATTGCTGATGAACTTGATGAGGTTAAGGATGACATTGTTGCCAAGGGTGACATTGAGGCCGCTCAGATGGTTGGTCAGATTCTTGTTGATAAGCGACTTAATGAACTTTCCGACAAGGATCGTTATGAGGAGCTTGTAACGCCTATCGATCATATTGAACAGCGTTTTGGCGGAGGTCGTAAGACCAAGCCAGCAATTGCCGCTAGTAAGCCCGCTGCTGCACCTAGCAGCACTCCAGCCGGATCAGAGGATAGTCAAGCATCCTTTGAAAGGCTTAAGGAGCGGTTTGCTAACAAGGCAAGTGCAACTTAAAAAATCTGATCTCGTTTTTGCTATGGGCCGCCTTGATGATTTTAAGGCGGTCCATACTGGCGAAGATAAAAAAGAACAGATGGGCGCATTAGACATTATGTTAGAATCGCTTGGACTCGATGATTCTGCTAAAATAGATCTAATGCATTGGATTCAAGATAAAGAAGGTCATGGTCAAGAAGGTGGTTTTCTTCTTGGAGTTATTATTGGAATTATTGGTACACAAAAAGCCGCAGAAAGAGAAATTTAATTGTCATTTGCACCGATTCATAATCATTCTGAATATAGCGCCCTAGACGGCCTTTCAACGTGTCGAGAAATTGCAATTAGATGTCAAGAAATCGGTTGCTCATGCTGTGGTATTACCGATCACGGTACGGTCAGTGGCCACCTTGAGTTTGCTAAAACGATGGCCGAGTATGATATTAAACCCGTATTTGGATGCGAGCTTTATCATGGAACTAAAACCGAGTTTGCTAAACAAGAGCGAGATCAAGCGCACTTTATTGCGGGTGCAATGACCGACGAAGGTTTGCGTAATCTTTGGCGACTTGTTGATGATGCATCAACTAATTATAGATTCGTTGGTCGTGTTAATTGGGATATGCTCAAGCATCGCAGCGAGGGTCTTTTTGCCACTTCTGCCTGCATTCAGGGGCTTGTAGCACAGGGCGTTATGAAGGGCGACCCTTATGAACCTCTTAACAAATACCTTGATATTTTTGGTGAAAACTTTTACATCGAAATTCATACTTATCCCGGCGAGGAGCATATGGCCCTCAATACGATTCTTGTCGGTCTGGCCCAAGAGCGTGGCATCCCACTCATTTACGCAACCGATGCCCACTTTGCTAGTCCTGAGCAGTATGATCTTCATGATGCTTTTGTTGCTATGCAAACTGGTGAAGACATTTACATGCCAGTAGAAGAGCGTAAGATGTGGCATCCTAAATCTCTTTATATTCAAGACGAAGCACAGATTCGCGCATCACTTTCGTATCTACCAACATCGGCGGTAGATGAAGCTCTACGTAACTCTGCTGAGCTTGCTGATAAATGCAATGCTCAACTTCCGGATGTAAAGCGACATCTCCCTGCTTTTATTCCCAAGGACTGCCCGTGGACTAAAGAGGAAACCTCCGCTACAGAGCTTTTCTTCGATCTTGTCGAACAAGGAATTAATAACCGTTACGGTGACAATGCCAGCGAAGAGGTTTGGAATCGAGTGGCCCGTGAAATGGAAGTATTTATTGACGCAGGACTTGAACATTACTTTTTGCAGGCTTGGGATTTTTGCGAATTTTGTAACAAGAACGGAATTAAGCGCGGTCCCGGTCGTGGTTCTGCCGCAGGAGCAATTGTATCCTATGCTCTAGGCATCACCGATATTGATCCTCTTAAGTATGGTCTTATTTTTGAACGTTTTTATAATCCGGGCCGCGAAGATGGTTATCCCGACATTGATAACGATTTTCCAGTTGCAGAGCGCAAACGCGTTCGCCAGTACCTTAAGGACCGTTGGGGTGAAGGTAATGTTCGTACCATCGGTACCATTACTCGTCTTAAGCCTAAGGCTGCAATTGATCGCAGTTACAAAGTATGCGGAATTTCTTGGGAAGACAAAGAAGATCTTAAGAAAATTGTAGACAAGGTTCCTGATATTGACATTCTTGGTGCCGATTCTGTTGGTTGGTCCGAAGAAGTAGATCCGGGTAAAACTGTTTATGTTATGGATCATGTTGGCAAAGAGGTTGCTGAATGGGCTAACACTGAACGTCGTAAAGATTGGCTCAACATTGTTGAAACTATTTCATCTCGCATTTCGGGATACGGTGTTCACCCATCTGGCGTGGTTGTTGCCGATGTACGTCTTAACGACGAACTTCCTTGCATGTGGAATCGTCAGCAAGAGGAACAGGTGACTTGTTTTCCAATGACGGATGTTGACAAAAGAATGTTTGTCAAACAAGATCTTCTTGGTCTTCGTAACCTTGATACTCTGCAAGAGTGGGAGGATCAACTTGGTAAAGAATTAGATTGGTCTAATCTTGATGAAAATATTATTGAAATGTGGGAGATGCTCGATCAGGGTCTTACGCTTGGCGTATTTCAAATTGAGCGTGGTTATGCTCGTCAACTTTGCAAAGATTTCAAACCACGATCTATTGAAGATCTAGGCATTATTGTTTCTCTTAACCGTCCCGGTCCCATTCGATCAGGTGCGCCTGATTCATTTATCCGTCGTCGTAATGGAGATGAGAAAGTAGCATACGATCATCCGATTCTTGAAGATATTCTTGAGCCGACTTATGGTTGGTTTTTGTATCAGGAGCAGGTAATTGCATTTTTTAACAAACTTGGATATTCACTTTCTGAATCTGATGCCGTTCGTAAGATTCTTGGTAAGAAAAAACCAGAACAAATGCTTGCTCTATATAACGGTGAAGGCGAATGGGAAAATCGTGGATTTGTGCAGGTTGCACTTGAGAATGAAATTGATCAAACAACGCTTGACGTTATTTGGAATAAGTTAGAGGATTTTGCTAAATACTCATTCAATAAGTCACACGCTATCGCTTATGCCACAATTGCATTTAGAACATTGTATGCCAAATATCAAGCCCCGGCAGAGTTTTTAATTTCATGTATTAGAACCAACCCCGATTCCGCAGGAGAGTATGTTGCAGAGGGTCGTCGTATGGGCATTAGCGTTATGCCTCCAGACATCCTGAAATCTCAAGATGACATTGCGGTAATTGATAATCAAATTTTGTTTGGTTTTTCCAATGTAAAGGGTATCGGTAAAACCGCCGCTTCTAGGCTTGTAGAAATTCGCAATAAATATGATATTTCATCTCCTGAAAAACTTGAATCAGCTATTGATGAAGAACAGGACGAATGGGATTGGGCAAAAGAAAAAGCTAAAAAAGATGGCGTTGCATTTAAACAGCGGTCGCCAAGGCAAACTATCCCAGCGAATAGGCTTCCTACGTTGTATGACGCAGGAGCATGGGATAACTACGAGAATAGAGATATTTCTTTGTCTGAAAGACAGAAACTTGAACGTCAACTTCTTGGAGTTATTCTAACCGATGAAACAAATAAAATCTTTGCAATAAACCAAGATGCGATTGACGCTTGTGATTCATATGCAGAACTTGAGTACGCAGAAGAATCTGTAACCGTTTCATTGCCGGGAGTAATTGCAAACATTGATGAAAAAAGAACAAAGAGGGACGGTAGCGCCATGGGTATTGTTAATATTGAATACCAAGGTGATGCAGTTGAATTTGTAGTTTTTCCCAAAGATTGGGCTACATATAAATTTTTGTGGAAAGAAATGACTCCTGCTATATTTAGCTTGACAAAGACGGCAAAAGGTGTTAAATTTAATGATGCCGAAATATTAAGGAAATAAATTGACAACAAACACTAAAACAGTACAAGATTTAGCAGCAAAGTTTCAAAAGAAGTATGGAGAAAAAGCCGGTTCAACTGGAAATGTTGAATGGCCTCTTGATGTGATTCCCACAGGTTCGCTTAGCCTTGATTATTCGCTCGGTATTGGCGGGTGGCCAATGGGTCATCTTATTGAAGTATTTGGTCCACCAGATATTGGCAAATCATCCGTCATTGGACTTAACGCTATTGCTAATGCTCAAGCACTAGGCAAGGTTTGCGCCATTGTTGCAGTCGAACCCGGATTTGATAACAAGTGGGCAGAAAGGCATGGAGTAAATACGAACGAACTTCTTATTGCTCGCCCTGACAACGGTCAGGAGGCATTTAACATGCTTGCTGAAATTGTTGCTGCTCCAGAGGTAGGTTTTGTACTATTTGATTCTGTAGGCGCTTTATTGCGTGAATCAGAGGCAGAGATTGACGGCAAACCCGCTCAAGGCGGTCGTTCCGGTCTAATCACTTGGGGAGTTCATAATGTTCTTCAACCAGCGTGGAAGAATAATACTGGTATCATGTTTATCAATCAAATTCGTGACAAGATGAACGCCCGTATGCCCGGTGTTGTTGACTCTCCCGGCGGTCATGCCCTTAAACACAGTTGCAGTATTCGCGTTCAATTAAAAGCATCTGAGTTTTATCGTGAAAAGTTGGACAAGGAAGAGGCTGAAGTGGGTCATAGACTTAAGGCTACCATTCTTCGTAATAAATTTAGCGAAGGTTCTCGTCGTACCGCAGAGTTTGATTATTACAAGATGACTACTCCTACTCACGATGTTGGCATTGACAGGGGCGCGGATATTATTGATATTGCAACTCGCCTTGGTTGTATTACTCCAGCGGGCGCTTGGTACAAGCATCCATCTTTTCCCGGCGAAAAGAACCAGTTACAAGGTAAGGCTGCGGTTGGTAAGTTTGTTATGGAAAACCCAAAAGTTCAAGAGCAACTTCGTCAAGAAGTTCTTGAGGCCATGGTCAAGGAAAACGGTCCTATCACAAATGTAAAACCATCGGCAGAAGTGATTGAAGATGGCTCGTAAAGGTACTAATAAAGCCCGTTCAGTAGAACATGAAGAATTTATTGCTAAGTGTTATCAAGGCAAGCGTTCTCCTAGTTCCGGCGCGGCAGATCATGATCAAGGCGATGTAAAGATTGGTAGCGCCAGAGTGGGTGGTATGCTATTTGAATGCAAAACCACTGGAGATGCTGAGAAGCCCGCTAAGGCCACTCTAGTAACTCGTATGGAAAAGATTGCAGACGAAGCTTGGGCATCAGGACTAGAACCTGCTCTTGCTCTTCGTTTTTATAAACCAGACTCGCGCCTAGCAGACTCTAAAGGGTTTGTGGATTTGGTAGTGCGCAGAGTCGCAGATGATACGGAATCATATGGCGATTAAACTTACAAAACATAGCATGGCTCGCAAACTTGTTACTAAAACAAAATTAGCAGTACACCTTGACCGCGTTATTGAATCGGCAGGCGATTTTGAATGGACTTATAAGTATGAACCAAAAACCGGAGATAACGCATGGCACCCATCCGGAGATTGCACACTGAGTCCTAGAGAGTTATTTGACAAAGCAACTGGTGCCGTTGAAAAAGATTCCATTGGAGGAGGGTTGCGTAAAACTTTTCAAGTTGGTCATTTTTGGCACGGTTATCTTCAAGAGATCGTCGTCAATCAACTTGGATACGCTACGCCTGATGCTATTGAACGTCCGGGTCAAAAAATTTGGGCAGAAGAAAACGGTAAGCCTAAGGCATATCACTGGTGTAGAGGATCTGCTGATGTTGCCCCGGTAACTATTCCCGGTCAAGGCGAATTTCTTGTTGATTTTAAAACAATGGGTAGCTTTGATTTTAAAAGAACTACACTTCCAGATTGGTCTGCTGCTAAGTATGAATGTCAAATGAATATTTATATGGATTTCTTCGATCTTGAAAGAACAATTGTTCTCTGTATCAATAAAGACTCTCCGCACGAATTTAAAGAGTTTATTTTTAATAAAAATCAACCACTAATTGATACCATTTATGATAAATGGCAATATGTAAGCGATTGTTTGGATAACGGAAATATTCCAAATTCGGCAGAAACTTGGGAGCTACCGATTAGAGGGTCAGAATGAGAGTATTAGCATTTGATCCCGGCGCTGATCGAATGGGCTATGCTTTGCTTGAAACTGGACCTAAGGAAATTACATCAGGAATAGAATCTTACCCATCTTCAGGCATTAAAGGCGTAGAAAAATTAGAGGGCGAAACTTATCAGGATCATAAACTTAGAATTATTGAATATTGGGCGCATACTTCAAACGATTTGATTAAATTTTTTAAACCTGATATAATAGCTAATGAAATTGTTCCTCCAACTGGAGGAAATGTAGGAAATGTCATCCACAGACAAAAGGCCATGACTGCCATTACAGCGGTGCAGGTAGTAGCAATACAAAGTGGAATCAAAATTAAGCAAATTGCAGCATCAACAGTAAAGAAAAACATTGGTGGTAGTGGAACAGCAACAAAAGTCGCCGTTAGAAACGGCGTCATCGAGCTTCTTCCATCTACAGAACGTTTTAAACCAGAGTGGAAAAAAGTATTTGATCATAGCGATGCGTTTGCAGTTGGCCTTACAGCACTAGGATATAAAATTGAAAAAAGAACTAAGTGAACCAATTCCAAAGCATAGAATTCTAAGAGAAGTGTATAGGCATTACTATGAATTTAAACAAATTTTTACCAGAGAAGGAACGCACGTTATAGAGCATTCTTACTGGACTAAGAATGAAGATGGCAGTAGAACAAAGCACACTCTCAGCATCTCTTTATGGGATTTGCACGATGGTCTTGAAACTCTTTCAGCAAGAAAGAGAGAGGCCGTTTACTACAATGTTATTCTTGACAAAAAACAAAAAGAAGTTGCTGAAATTATGGGTATTACCACGGTTTCAGTTGGTCAATATGTTGAGCAAGCAATGATGCAATTAACTGACAAATATTTTGCAGAAGAGCAGGTAGAAAACAATGTGGCATAATAGATGGAATAATTACGAAGAGGGCCTTGAATATGAAGAGGGTAGAAAGTATACTAATACCCAACTAGGACAATTAGCCGACGACTTTTTAAGAGAAGATGCTAAAAGAGAAATTTGCAGAGAATGTGAATGCGAAGGAATTGTGACAGGTAATTCTAAAACTGCGCATCAAACCGTACAGGACGAAGAGGGAAACGAGTTAATTATTGATTTTCCTGAATACAAGTGCAAAAACAATCATACGTGGTTTAAGGGCGAAGGCAAAGTAAAAGGCATTAAAGGGGATGCGCCAATTCTTTTTGAAGAACACCTTTATCAAAGAAGGCGTAGAGAGATTTATAACTCTTTGGGTACCCCCGACCCATCTATTGTTGCTGGCATTTATAATCGAACTCATCCAGAAGGTCGAAAAGTTAACAGTCCCGATCAGCGTAAGAAGAATGGCGCGAGCTATTACAGATAATGCCGCAATTTAATAAACCCAATCAATCAAATTCAAATAACAACTCAAATGCAGTTGCACCCGTTACGCCATCTAACCTTTCTTACAGAGACGTAAGGTGCAAAGTTTGTTCTAGCGATTTTGCTAAAGCTATTGATCGCATGATTGCGCTCGGAACAAGTCATTCCGAGATCGCTCGTATTTTTGATATTAGTCGTTCTTCTATTGGTCGTCATGCTAAAAACCATCTTAATTACGAAGAAGCGGCAGTTCGTCAAATTATTGCAAGAGAGATGGAAGAGGCTCAGGCGGACATCGAAGAAGGTATTAGCGGAGCCATTTCTAGGCGAGCATATATTGACGTTGCTATTCAAAAAGGCTTTGAAGCCCTACTTGACAACAATGTGACCGTTGAAGTCAAAGATGTTGCAACGTTAATTCAACTTAAAGAAAAAATGGATTCAGAAACCGATGGCGCAGCCCTTGACGAAGTTAGAACTCAATTTAACGCTTTTGTTCAAGCTATTAGAGAGGTTGCTCCACCTGAGATGTGGGAAAAGATTTTAATTCGAACAAGAGAACTTGTGCAAACTCCGGGATTGCCAGCACCTAGTCAAGATCAATGAAACTGCTTACATCCGAACTTCTTTTTGAAATGGACGAAAAGGGCGAAGATTTTAGAAAAAACTTCGTTATCTTAGACAAACACCCAGATTTTGTTGATCAATGGTTTGTCAATGCATTTGATGAATCTTTCTTTTATGAAATTGAAAACGAAATTGGTCGATATCGAGCTATTTCTATTTTACAAATTGATAAGTTTATTAAATTATGCGAAAAAATGGGAAAAGAAGTTATCTGGACCGAAGACCCATCAGAAAACATTAAAAAACAAAATGAACTTAATGTCGTTCCGGAAGTAAAAATTGAATCTCCATTTGACAATACGGTAAATGGGTTTTTGCCATTTCAGGTCCAAGGTTTTAATTTTCTTAAAAATCTTAAAGGAGGAGTAGTTGAATGGTCTACCGGAACTGGCAAAACCGTCATTGCTTCAGCGCTACTCAAATACCACTATGACCAACACAATTTTGATCTAGCCCTGTTTGTGGTAAAGAGTCACAACACTATTAACACTCAGAGAAGCCTACAGAGGCTCGTAGGAATTGATTCAACCGTTATTCGGGGAAATAGACCTAAAAGAGAAAAACTTTATTCAGAAACCGTTTCTGATCGTCAAGTGCTTATTTTAAATTATGAGAAATTTAGAGTCGATACAGAGGAACTGAAAAACATAATCGGAGGCAAGCGCGTTTTGATCATCTGGGATGAGATGCCTACCAAATTAAAAAACAGATCATCCCAGATGTACAAGAGTGTAATTCAATGTTTATACTCAACACATCCCCCGCAAGTGTCAAAAGATAAACAGCGAGCCGAGTTACGGCAATATATGTTGTCTGCTACGCCAATTGAAAATAACCCAGAAGATTTTTTTAACTGTGTACGCATTATTGATCCAACTGTTTACGGCACGGTCAAAGAATTCAGAGACGAATATGTAAAACGTTTTGATTTTTTTGATAGAGGCAAACCGGCAGAGTGGCACAATTTGGATAAAATGGGTCTCAAAGCGGCGCACATTGTACATCAAGTTGATAAACTAGATGAAGACATTGCTCAAATGTTTCCAAGCGTTATTTCAGAACCATATTTTATTGATTGGAATGACAAACAACGAAATGTGTATGATGCTTTTCTTAAAGAAGCGCAAAAGATGGACGACGGCGAAATAAACACGCTGGCATTAATTACTATCTTACAGATGATATGTAATCTTCCAAGTTCTGTGTTAAATTCAGCAGCCGCTTATGAGGCATTTGAGAATGCATTAGAGTCAGGAGAGGATGTTGATAAATCTGGATCAGAAGTCGCATTTAAGCTTCTTGACAAAATTGGAACAAATAAAATTACTAATGAAAATCATGCTAAATTAGAAGTTCTTAAATCTTTAATTACAGAAGTTCACCCTGATGAAAAAATAACAGTATTTTCTGCATTTAATGATGGGTTAATGCCAGATCTTCGCAAGTATTTAGAAGAATGGAATGTTTCATATGTTTACTATGGCGGATCCTCTAAGCAACGTCAAGAAGCCGAGGATAAATTTAAATCAGATCCAAATGTCAGAGTATTCCTTTCTTCTGACGCAGGCTCAGATTCGATTAATCTGGAAGTGGGATCAGTTTGCATTCATTACGACATGCCTTGGAAATGGTCTACTTATACTCAACGAGAAAATCGTATTCACCGAGTTACATCTAATTTTAAAACCGTGCGTTTTTATACACTTCTTATGGCAGATTCAGTAGAAGATAGAAAACTTCAAGTTGTGCTAGACAAAATGGGTTTTCATGACGCCATTTTTAAGGGAGCAATCGCTGATCAAGCAATTAGTCAAAGAATGACTAAAGAAGATCTTATGTATATCCTAAATGGTGATTAAGTACCCTGAGGGTAGATAATTTTTTGACAATGAATTACTCGTTGATAATAATCAACGGCAGTCAAAAGTACGGGAACGCAAAGATTTTTAGAAGAAACATTTGCTATTGATGATAACGGAGTAAATGTATATTTATGATAAACGGAATCAGCGGGATTGGTTACCGAGGGATCAACATTGATTAAACTTTCAATTCCGTCGCCAAACGTCCATTTGTATTGAACAATGCCGTTATGGTTTGGAATTGTAAATTTAGGCGTAAGTTTAACAATGGATCCATCTGGAATAAAATACGCAGAAGAACGAGAATTATCAAGATTAAAAGTTTTTTGATTTGTAGTTCCTTGTGGAGTAGAAATATTTAATGTGTAATTAGCAAAACTAGTGTCATCAGTTTTGGCAATTGTAAAATCAACAATTGGTGGTAATACAGATGGTTTATTAATAGTCGCAGTCATAATTAAACGTTTCTCCATACAAAATTGCCCAAGGTTGCATAACTTGGTTGAACATCAAAATTTGTGATTTCTGCATACGGATTAATTGCTTGAGCGCGAACTTGAAGTCCTGACCCATATTTTGCAAATAATGCTCCATCATTTTTATTACTTGATTTAGTAAAATGATTAATTGGAATATTATTAGTTAATTTATTTTGAATCCAATTTTCTGAATCTGCTTGCCAAGGGTTATTCATAAATGATCTCATATGCCAATTAAGAACTCTATTTTTAATTGAAATATTTTTAATTTTCCAACTAGTGCCAATGTCGTAATTGTTTTGAGCAATAACTAATTTATAGTAACCGGGAAGAAACTGATCGTTGTATGCAATTAATTTTACAAAATCCCATTTATCGCGATTAAACGATGGAACATTAAGACGGAAAATTTTGTTATTGTTTTCATCATATAAGAAAGCGATGATGCCACCACTGTCAGAAGGCATTTGAATGTCAAATGTCATATAAATATCTTCAAAATTTTCAATTTTAAACAAATTGGTTTGCAACCCTTGCCAAACATTTTGACCATTATTAGTAATCACATAAATTGGTTTGCTTGTGTTGTCCGGATTTTTTTCATAGGTAATCGTACCGGTGGTAGTAGTCCACTTATTAGCAGTAATTCCAGAAACTAATTCATAATCTTCTGATTGATTTGTAAATATTTGTGCGCCTCTAACCGGAGTAAAACTATTAATTGGGCTACTCTTGTACTCGGCATAAATGCCGCCACCTGATTTAATGTTTCTAATTCTAGCGCAACCGTCTTCTAGCTCTGCCGACCAACCAAACTCTCCCCTTGTTCTATGAAACAGGTCGCTTTTTACTAAACCTGTATCAAAAATAAGATACAATTGATTATTTTTTAATTCAAATAATTTGCATTGAACTTTATCATCCAATGCCGTTGATTTAAATACTAAAGTTTTATTTCGCCAATAATTTAAACTTTGCTTGGTTTCAAATTTAAATATATTTGAAAGCTCATCAGAAATAATAATTTGAAATGTTATGCCATCGCTTCCGTCAGGTAATGCTGAATCAGATTTATACCATCTTACTTTTGTTCCAAGATAAGATATTTGTTTTAAATTTATAATTTCTGTAAGATTTTTTTGAGTTAATCCGGCAGAAGTAATTCCACCCAAATTAATTTGATAAACGCCGTCAGTTGTATAACTAAGAACATAGGAATTTGCCAAGTGACTTGATGCAGTTGTTCCATTTGTTCCCCGCACAACGCCCGTTAATTGATTGGAACTAATTCCAGTGTATGTAATAATCTCAGATTCAATTAATACTTTACCAGAGCTTGGCAAAGACGATGAATTAGTCACAGCAATAGTTGTTGCCAAATCTGTAATATTAGATGTTAAAATAGCGGCAGTATTAGCATAGCTTCCTAGACGGGCTGAAGTGGCGGCATACTGACCGGGAACTTTGCTTAGTCCAGATTGTAACGTACCGCCAGTATTACTATATGTCCCACTGTTATCTTGATAAGTACCAGAGAAGGGAATAAAAGGCAAAGTTTTAGAAGCCTTTACTCCCGGAATAATAGAAATATCATATTGATTTTTACCTACATATTTAGCAATCAAATCGGGAATTTTTTGTGAATTTAATTGACTTTGAGTCAATTTATTCAAGTCAGTTTGAACCGAATATTTTACCCCATTTCTAAAATAAAATGCAAAAGAATTTGCATCAATTGAAGAAGAGTCAAAACCAGCTAATTCGCCCAAATCAATAGTTGCATAAATAGTTGCATCAATTAATTTTGGATCTTCTGATTCCAAATTTGCAGCAGCATTAAATGATCTATAAATTGACGGCCAAGTGCTTGGTAAGTTATTTCCAATTGTGTTAGTTGAAAATGCATATGGATATCCGGTAACTTCTGTGTTATTCGTATGACTTGATTTAGTGCTATTATAATAACCTCTTGTCAATCCGCCAAAAGTGTTACTAGAGTTAGTTGTGTATTTAATAAATTCTGCATCAATTAAAATAACTCCAGTAGTTGGAAAATCGCTGCTGTCAGAAACAGAGATAGTCGTATCGGTAAGACCAACAACTGAAGTTAAAATTGACTCTGGATAAGAACCGGTCGGAGAAAACGGTTTGACAACAGCAGTTTCAATCGTATTAATATCGATTGGGGCGTATTTCCAAGTAGATGCAATGCAACGAATACCCGAGCAACGAAAAGATGCATTTGTCGTTGATTTAATTGTAAAACGGATACCCGTAATTTTGCCTTTATTTGTATTTGAAGATTTAAATGTATTTGTTAAAACAGAAGTTGGAATTTTTAATTCTTTATTAGTAGTTCCATCATTAATAAGATAACCATCTGTATTAAAAAAAATTTTATCAGTTTGATTTGTATCAAATCCCGATGTACTTGTATCTGTTGTAATTTCAATATAACAATCAGCAAGACTAAAATTGTTATCAAATTTAGGAAGAGCCGCTGAGATATATGCATTTGATGAATAATTATTAATGTCAATAGCAGAACCCTTTGAAGTAATAATCCTTGTATTTCCGCTTGCTACGTATACCTTTACAGATTTCCATCCATTTGTGTGGCTAATGATAGATGGAGTCACAGTTCCTAAATTTGCAGTAACAGAAGTATCGGTTCCAGTTAAAACAAAACTAATAGTTGTTGAACCAACTGAGGTAATGACAAATGTTCCATTAAACTGAGTGTCACTGGTCATGCCAGTAACAGTAATTGTGTCATTAACTTCAATATTATGAGTTCCAATTGTTAATGTTGCAACATTGCTTGAAATTGCTCTAGCAGTGACTGCATAAGTTAGAACGGTATCTACGGACCAGCTTTCACCACTATTTGTCGTTCCAACTAAACCGGGAATAGAATTTGAATCAGTTCCGCCGACTGTTTTACCAGTAAGAGTAGACATTGTTTTTGTTGAAAGGTCAACAATGTATCCGGTAATAAATTTAGATCCATAAAAAGTTCTTAAATCAGTGTGACGTTGATTAATTAAATCAAGTCTTTGATTAGTATCAAACGTAGCGTAATTAAGCCACCGACCTTCGCTATCAGTAAAATAATCTGATATTAATTCTTTATTTTGTAATTTGGCTTGATTATATGTTAAAAGAGAAGTTTGATAACTCATTGAATAACCCACTTACCAGTTGTTGAATCGTAAGTAAAATCGCAGTGTTCAAAATTTGCATTATCACCAGCAGCAAATTTGTAAATATCTTTATCACTAATTACGTTATGGTTATTACGTTCAAACTTAACTTCTTTAATTTTTACAAAATACGCTTTGTTATTATCAAATTTTGCTTTTGCCTCTCGATAACCGTGTCGCGAGGTTGTATAAAAGTACATTACCGGCATTTGTTTTTCTAAAAGCAGATGATTTCGCTCAGTTGTTGAAACAATTGCTGTTTGCGCTTGAGTTTTTGAAATTTGCTCCACTGAATAATTAAAAAAATTATTAATTGATTGCAACGTCGCAGCTTTATCAACTGCGGTATCATTTCCGGCATTATAACCGGGGTGAAGACGAAATTGATCAAATGACGTATTAATGTTTCTTAAACTAATTGCGTCGTAATCTGTTAAATTAACACTTGCGTTTTTTAACAAATCAGTCACAATGTTATTTTGAGCATTAGTTGTTTCAATGGTAACTGGTTGATCGGCAACCTGTAAAATGTCTCCCTTATAATAATAATAAGCTAATCCAATTGTGTCGTACTCAACGCTAATTTGACTACTAATAATGGGATCATTGGTTTTATTATAAATAAGATCGTGCACGGCCATAAAGTAATTAAGAACCCACTCAGGGTATTTTTTATACAAGATTGGCATATGATTAGATCCGGGATCGTAATAACTTGCTTGTAAATTAGAAAATTCAATTTTTACATATTTTGCCGTGATAGGAATTGGTAAAACGTAACTTTGTTTTTTATTAGTTGTAAAAGTTTTTGAAACTGGAGTCCATAAAAGAAGATCCCAAGAATTTTCATCGGTTCCCGGACCAGATTTATCAGTTGAATAATAAACATGAAAATTTGCTCCGGGAGTTAGCGAGTCTACAAAAATTGAATCAATTATAATTGCATCGCCGCTGTTATTAGAAACATCAAAATAAAGACTTTCAACTCCATACTTTGAAGGATTTGGTTTAGAGGACCAAAAATTAAACCCTGAATCTAAAATATTGTTGATTTCATTTTTAACTGTAATTGATCTATAAGCGTTAGACAAAAAGTCGGTACCCGAATCGGCAGTTGATGCTAGCATTTTAAATAATATTGCAGAACTACTAGCATCAATTTGTTGATTAGTTGATTTTTTGAAAGCTTGTACGTTGTTAATTGGACTAGGAGCAGTATAATAAATTTTATCTATACCGTCTCCATAAATCGTCAATTTAAATTTTTGATTTACCCAATCTGAATCAATTGTCACAGATTTAAACTTAACGTCTAACCATTGATCACCAGTAACGGAACCAACGCTTGCCGTTCCTTTAACAAGTCCCGTCCATCCTTGAGGTGAATCGTAACGATCATCAACGTCTTCGGGCACTTCGGGAATGTTTGCAATAGTTTTGATTGTAGGATCAGTACTAGACCAAACTAAAACTTTGCAAGTTTTAGCATTAATTTTTGGCAAAGGTGTTTTTGATTTCCACGTTGAACCCCAAACAACAAAAGAAGTTTTACCATGTTTTGTTGTAACCGATTTTACTTTAAAAACTCCATCAAGTTTTGTACCAGTAACAATGCTGATCAAAGTTCCTTTTTTAATACCTTTTGTTGTTCGAGTACATTTGTAAGTGTATTCACCATGACTGCTATGATGTTTATTGATTTTATTTTTAACTGAAACAGAACGCAAATTTAATTGACCTACGCCAAAATAAGTTTTATTCTGATAAAGAAGGGTTTTACTTAAAATTGAAGATCCTGCAATTGCTCCATAAGTTGTTACAGTGTCGGTTACTGTGCTAGTTACTGTAAATTGAGTTGAATTTGGGGTGGCAGTTATAACATATGTTCCGTTGTATCCATTTGGAACAAATCCAAAAATTTTAATTTTATCATTAATTTTTAAATAATGAGGAAGTTGTGTTGTATACGTAACGGTAGCACTACCGCCACTGCCAGCAGGAGTAACGGCGGTAATTTTAATATTAGCTGTTAATCTTTCCGCTAATGTATCCTCATAACGTTGAATGTCGTATGAAATGGGTTTTGAAGAATCATTAACTGATAAATAAACTTGAAAACCAGTTAAATCTGGAACTTTGTCTCCGCGAACGTAATCGCTTGGCAAATAAAATTCTTGAACTGCACCATCGGTACCAGATACATATCCGGTAGATACGTGATTTTGTTTAACAACTGGGTGGCTAAAGTTTTTAGAAAATGCGTTAGGGTTATCCGCTAATGGCGAATTTGCAATCGATGCGCCACCCTTAGAATATAAAATTGCAGTTGCAGTGTATGGCGTACTCATACATTCCTACCTAACCTAAGATTATTAACAACAACGGACCAAGGTTTTTGCATTGGAGGATTAACTGTGGTATCATACAAAAATCTTGATTGACCAAGAGAAGTGGTTACGTTTCGAGTGAATGTAATTTTAAGATATCTTGTAAAAATCATGTTATCATTAAGATCTGTAAATACATATGGCAAGGTTTCCCATTTATTTAAACTATTTGGATCATAATCCAATGTTTGATTGTTAGGAAAAAATGAATCAAATTTTACGTCTTTGTATTGTTTTTGAATTGATCCATCAGATGCAATCAATCCAGAAGCATCATATTGAATTGAAATTGTAACTGGGACTTTAAGAGCATCAAAAATAACAAAGTTAATTGCCTTTTCTTCTCCAAGGTCGATTTCTAAAGTCTCTGATCCTTGATCACGTTCAGCAGATGACCAAAATTTAGCCGGTTGGTATTTAATAGAAGGAACGTTAGTGAGTCCAGCATAATCGGCTGGATACATATGATTAATAAAATTTGTATTTGTAACAGAGTTTTGAGTAGTTACATTTAAACGCTCTGCATAATCTGCAAGTGCATCGCTTCCCTTCCAAATATAATTTGTTTGACTTGCAATGAGCGAATTCGCCTCTTTAAGAGTTGCAAATTTTTTAGTAAATTCTGGACCAAATTGACCATGTTGCTCAGAAGATGCAGAAATACTAATTGGAGTATGAAATCCCTGATAATGCTGTTGAAAACCATCAAGATTTCTTGGACCTTCTTTTTCAACACCAGCTTCAATCCAGTAAATTGAGCTAAAATCATTTGAGTAATCTGATGAATTAGGCCAAGGAATATTTTGTGCGCCGGTAACGTATCGAATAGTTTGATGATATTCGCTACTAGCTGCCGTTGATTTAATTGGAAGGATGTCTATGGGCGCTTGACCATCTTGAATAGTAAGAATTGCATTAACTGGTTTTAAATTATCCGTCGCACTTTTAACAAGGTGTTGCGCCTCTGCATCAATTGTTACGGGGGCGTCTGAACCATTATCAATTGGAATGACAATAAATTCTTCTACGCTTTGAGTACCGTCTACGTGATAAGAACCAACAAAATTGTAATCAAAAATTTGATCACTGTGCTGATTAAATAAATTTTTGTAATTTTCCAAAATTGCAGCATCATGCCCTAATCCAGATCGAGCCGCATACCGCATTCCTTCAATAGTGGCTCCAAGTCGAGCCGCATGAAGATAATCAATGGCGCGATTTCGATAAGATTCGTCTAATGATTTTAAAGTATTCCAATCATCAACGCTTAACATGCCCTTCCAATTTTCAAGATAAGTTTCGTCGCCAGTACGAGCAAATCTCAAAGGATTAGCATAAAGCTTATCCAATTGATCAAACATGAGACCATGCTCTTCAAACTGCATTCGAGCATAAAAGTAATTAGTTTTTAAAAAAGAAACACCAGCGGGACCCAAAAGAGCGTACAAAAATTTATAAAGCCTAGAATCAGAAGAAGTATTATAAACTTCCTGTGGAAAATAATTTAAATAACTAGATGGTGACGAAGAACTGGTTAATGCTTCAATTAAATAACTTTGTTCAACGTTTACAATTTGAGTAGGCGCACTCATACTCTATTGCTCCAAGTATTTTGAGATTTTACTCTGACGGTCATAACCGAAGACATTATTAAATTACCCACATCATCTTGCGTACCATTTGGAAGTGCGACTAATTCATCATCGCCAATTTGAAAATCGTCATTGTATGCACCATATCCATTATTAATAATAGAATTAGTAATTTGCAAACGATCAGATGAAGCCGGATTAATAAGTTTAATTGTGATATAATTATCAAAAGATGGACCGCTAACAAAATTATTGGGACTTGTCACATTAACAACATTACCAAGTGAATTAATTTTTGCTTGGAATCCAATTTTGTTTACAGTATCTTGTTTCCAATACGAGCTAGAGGTTGCAGTAGGTTCGTTGCCTTCATTATTATCAACTTGCGATTGATAATACAAGCCTCCATACATTACAATATCACCCTTAGCATAAAGGGCGTTTACATCAAATGTCGTAAGAATAAAATCATCATATTGAATTGTAATTGGCTGATTATTAGCATATTGAATATCAAACGTACTAACCACATCGGTATGAATGTTTGCTATAATGGCGGTGTTTGTTGTAGGAGGAATTCCGGCTGTAAGCGTATAACTTCCATCGTCATCTAAAGAAGTTGTGCCTTGATCATCAATTTGCGCTACAAGAAGTTTACCGGTTGAAAAATCTGGACCTGCTAATGTGGTACGATAAACTTTGTAACCGGTTGCTTTATCAACAGGGTTCCAGTTAATTGTTACAGTATTGGTTGACCCGGTAACCGCAACTCCAGAGGTTGCCGTACCTGCTGTAGTCTCTCCATTAACATTAATGGCGGTAACAGTATAATAATATGTTCCTGCACCGAGTGTTCCCGTTGAAGTACTTGTTGATGTTGTTATATTTGTTGGAACCGAAAGTTCACTTTGATCAATTTTTGATAAATATGGAAGATAAAGTCTATATTCAGTTGGCGTAATTCCGTCGCCAACCCTTACCAAATCTAAAACGGGCGTTGCAACAGGGTCGCCGTATACATTTGTTTCAACCATTCTAATTCGTGCGTCACCATCAGAATCATAATTTTTAGATTGCTCATCAAGGGTATCTCTTGACCATTTTACATTGTCAACGCCGCCAACATTGTGAACAGTTTGAAGAATGTCTGACATTTGAATTTCGTTACCAAAGTAAACGGTATCAAAATAATTTGCCAAAGATTTTCTAATAGATTCATTAATATTTGTTTTGTTTGCACTTGGCGAATACATAACCGTAATATCGGGTTTAAAGTAACGTGTTTTAGCCTTATGAGCAAGTACATCGGTAGTAACTTGTTTATTATTATCAAGTAATGATTGTAATAAGATAATATTTGCGTCGTATTGATAATTTTCAATTGAAATCGATTTATCAACTGTTGTAAACAATACTGAAACGGTATCACCGTTACTATGAGAAGTTACATAGCTGCCATTAATTCCTCGTAAAATTGGCTGAACTAGGGAAGTTGAAGTGCCCACAGGAAGGTTGTATGAAATTTGCTCAGAACCAATTAACAATGTATCGTTAGTCGGTAAACCAGAAGCTTGAGCAACTTGAAAAAGAACATTAACAGTAGTAGCACTTGCAGGAATATCTTTGGCAGTTGTTCCAAACTGTCCTCTTCCCGTAATAGTTAATGTATTTGCCGGACTGCCAGTAGATCCAGTTTTTGCACTAAATTGAACAATTTCACTACCAATTAAAATATATCCAGATGCGGGAAGAAAATCCGTTGAAGTTAATTTAATCGGCGTTTTATTACCAGAATAAATTGTTGATAAAGTAACCGTGCCGCTTGAGCTAGTAGATGCAACATTAGATGCTGTAAGTTGATAAGAAATACTAGTAGAATCAATTGCAGTAATTTTTGCCGAAGTTTGATTAAACGTAGAATCAACTCCGGTCACAGCAACTACATCGTTAACGTTTAGCGTGTGAGTTCCAATGGTAAGCTTTGCCACATTGCTCGTAAGTTGTTTATTTGTAACTGTATAAGTTTGAGCAGCAGTAGTGGTTGATATTGAACTAGATGAAGGAAGATCTACGGATAACGTTGTGCTAGAAATTGAAGTGTCCGCAATATACGGCCCAGTATATGGACCAATATCTGGGTCATTAGATGTTTTAGCTTTGATTGTTGAAGACCATTCAATGCCGTTTCTTGCTCTAATTGTTCCATAAAGGTTTGTGGTTTCTTCAACCAGCCAATAATGAATGCCCTTTTGAAATGTTCCAGTTGATAAACTGATTTGATTGGGCAAATTGATAATAGGTTGTTTATACAACGGAGTATAAACGTTGCCCTTAACAGGCCTATGACCCGGTTCATCAACGCGACGATAATTGTTTACATAAAATGCACTATAAACATCGTCTGTAAACAAATGAGTCGGGACTTCAACTCCGGGGCGTGAAATCATGGAACTTGCATTTTGTGCGTCTTCTCCATTTACATATACATCAACGCAGTTTAAAATATTTCGATCATAATCATTTCTTGAAGCAGTTGACATGTAACTATGCTGAAAGAAAAGCGTATCTCCGGGAGCGATTGCATCTTCCGGTTTATTAGTCATTAAATCGGTATAAACATTAGTAAATGTTACATTAGGCTGATAAATTGTTGGAGCAGTTGTTGAAGTTGGATCTACCGAAGCTACGTTTCTTAAAGCGTCCCCCTTTGCCTTTTTTGTAGGAAGAACATTTAAAACAAAATCCATGTCTGCATTGTAATAAACTGGAGACACTCCAGAGTCATTCATAACAAAATATGGCGCATTATCATAAATATGTTTTGAATTTGTGTTATTTGATAGTGCAGTAGTGTATTCTGTGCCACCAGAAACATCTGAATTGTCCGGTACTTGAATATACTCTTGATAAGTTGAAATGGGTCCTACAACATTTGCTTTTTTAGAAACCGTAGAAAGGGCAAGCGCTGTATATTGATCGCGTGTACCAGCTACATTACGAAAGGCCCCATTTGTCATAAATCGAGCTTTTAATTCAACATCCGACTCAGCATCTTGTCCACCAGTTGTTGGATAATCATTGTTTACTGATGTAATACCATAAATTGGATTACCAACGGTTTCGGTAATAGTACCGGCAGCAACGTTGCCAATTGTTCCCGCTTGAATTGCCTCAATTGGAGCTGTAACTGATTTACTTCCAATTGGAAGGGTGACAGTTGTTGTGGTTCTAAATACAACGCTAGTATTATTTGAACCACCAGATGGAGTAAATATGGTTGTATTAGCATTAATAACAACTGGCGCAGTAGCCACATCTGCTCTAGAAAATGTAACAAATCCAGTTGCCTTTGACCCTTGCTGACGACCAAAGCCCAAAATTGCAAGCATGTTATCAAGATCAGAAGAATATTTAGCCTCAACATCAAATGCGCCATTAAGAACATTAAGGTCTACCTGAGCGTCCGCAATTGCTTGCGCTACCGTATCGATAATTTTCCGTTCTGGCGTACCGTCTTCAGCAGAAATTGAAGGATCTAAAATCCTTAACTGCTGTCTAATGCTTTCTGAAATTTGTTTTTGTGTAGCCATTTAATTAAATTGTAAGATTGAGTTGTACGGGGTATTGAGTTGGACTTGACGAAGCAGTGGTAATGTCTACGGTAACATTTACGCTTGTTTGATTAGGAACAAAATTTGAAATTTGAGCGGCAACCACTACTTCTTTTGGAGTCAAAGTGGCTGAACCTCTAACCATTTTGTCGTATTTTGCCCTAGCAAGCTGTCGGTCTTGGTAACTTTTAATAACCTCCATAATATCGGCCTCAATCCTTGTCATTAGCTCATTGTCAGTTGTCATAAAATCAGAAGACAATTCGCCTTCAAGGTTTGAACCATATTGAGGGTTTAAAGGATTTAACCCTTTAGGTTCCAATAATTCGCATCGCAAATCTTGAATAAGTTTTTCTTCATTCGCAACCTCGGCAAATCCATGGCTACCTAGAGCCAAATCTCCATCTGCTGTTAATTTTAAACTCCAAGTCATGTCATATATTAACTGCGCGTATTTGTCATATGTGAAGCGTGTGATTCAAGTTATGGAGTAATAAGAATAAATGGACCCTGAGTTGCAGATGCACCTGTTATAGTCGCGGGTGGATTTCCGGTACTTGTAGAAGTTGATACATAATAATCCGCATTAGCAAGTGTTAATCCGGTACCGTACCAAGCTTGATTTTGTAAATATGAAGAATCAGAAAGAACCGGGGCCGTACCAGTTGCAGTAGTTGGAACCCAAATTCCAGCCCAATAAACCGTTCCCGCTGTTAGAGAGGCGGTGCCAGTCATACCTCCGCCAAAAGTTCCAGTTTTAAGTCCCGCGCCTCCACTTAATGTAATTGTAGAAGTTTCTACAACTGTAGTTAAACCAGAATTAAGCAAATAATTACCCGAACTATCATAAAATCTGATTTTACCATTAAAAGTTGAATTAGAGCTTAATGTATTATATACTTTAACCGTAGAAGATCCGGCAGTAACGGTAATAGATGTAGATGGAATAAACTTGACATAATAGGTATAACCCGCAGTTGATAAACTGATATTTGTTACACCTTGAACTATTTCCGGTCTTTGTTGCACACACACAATTGATGCCTTAGCAGTGTAACCAGTTGTAGAAAAATTTAATCTTCCATTATAATCGACATAATTCTTAGTCGTCGCATCTTGAGCGGAAGTTGGATCTGTAACATTTGTAACTTTATGACTATTCATATTAATGTCAGTTATCAAAGCACTGGTTCCGAAGCTAATTAATGGCGTCGATCCATATACGCCAAAAGACATTGCGGCAGTTGTCGCTCCAGAATATATATTTAAACCAGCGGTTCCTGCTTGCGAGCCAATATTAATATTGGTCGTTGAACCAGCAGCAGAATTGGTTCCAATGTTTACAATTTTTGTACCAGTCGAGATTGCGGCAGTAGAAATATCAACCGTTGAAGCGATTGTATTATTAAGATATGATTTATCTATAACTGGATTAGTTGAAGTAATTGTAGAACCAAGGGCGTTCCCCGCGCTGACAAGAAGCGAAGATGCGGCTCCCGACGTAGGACTGGCGTTACCGGTAGTTATACCGGCATTAATCATAGAATCTGTAACTTTACCAGAACCAATTGCCATATTAGTAATTGAAGTTGTACCGCTACCGGAAACATCTCCTGACATAGTAATAGTTTGGTTGCCAGTAAGATATGTATTTGAATCAGTAGTTAAATTTCCGCTTCCGTCTGTTTTAACAAAAGCCGTTCCAGCGCCAGATGACAATGTGCCAATTTTGGTTAAAGAAGATGATGTGATTCCAGATGCAAGAGTAGATCCGCTATAAGTTGCAACTTTTGTTGTGTCAATGCTTACAGTTGGATTAGCACCGGTTCCTCCAATTGTGATACCAGACCCAGAAGATGTGGTAACAGTTTGAACGGCTCCGGGATTACCTTGTGCGCCAGTTGCTCCGCTAGGAATTGTAAAATCAAAATAAGTTGTTGTTCCAACAACTCTTTTTGTTACTGTTGGATCTGTTCCGGCGGCTGACCCAGCTACAGTAGCCTGAATATCTGTACTGGACCCTCCGCTGGTTACAACTTCTCCAAGAATCCATGCGCCATCTTTATATTGAACAACTTGGCCGTTAGTGCCATTTGTTTTATCAACAACGACGACGTTTTTACCAGACGGTGTTTTGATAATGTCCGCGCTAATTTTACCCTCGCCTGCATTTAAATTATCTACAGGGTATTCTTTATCCGTATCAATTTTAGTATCAAGTTTCCAATATCCACCATCTTTACGAATAATCCAAAGGTCGCCCACTTTAGGCCAAACAAAAAATGGAGGAATATCAAAGAGCGAAACTGCAATCTCTCCACCATCTTTTAATTTTGCTTCAATTTTGCGAGTTGCAGGTTCAACAGTTGTAATAAGCCCCATTTGTCTAGGACCCAACGATGGATTAACAAAATGTTTAATAGCCATTATTTCTTGCCCTTGCCCTTAGTTTTTTGTTGGGCTGGATCCGTATCCGTAGCTCCTGTAAAAGCGCCAACATTGTCATCGGTTGGCCAAGACCTAATCATGCCAGCGTGAACCCATGCTTTATCCGGATCAAGTGGATTGCCATCGCCACCCTTAAATGCAGAGGGCGCTGATAATTCAGCAGTTGTAGTAAATCCTGTTTCGTAAGAACAGTTATGCGTTACGGAGTTAACATAACATTGCAAACCATGCTCTGGAAATGCAACTAAACCGCCCGGATAAAGTTCAGGCATAAAAGTAAATTCAAACGTCGTTTTAAATTGATCGGACCATTTTAAACAAAATTTTTGATAAGCTAAAAATGCTTCATAAATGGGCGCTCGAACTGTAGGTTGTTCTTCGTAATATGGTCTGGCCCCATACTTTTGAAGGAACGCGATGGCGTCAGCTTTGTCAGCAAGAGTTGGGTACTTTGTTTTATCTACTTTAGCGGCTCCAGAAACATCTGTACCATTTAAGAAATCAGCCATAAATGCATTGAAAATAGTTACCACTCCACCCGTGTTTAAACGATCTAATGTATCAATACCATTACCTCCAAGCGCACCGGATGGCGCTCCAACAATGTCTCCAACAACGTAAACATGAGTTGCCAATTGATCGTCAGATAATTCAATACTTCCATTTATAACTTCAATGTCTTCAATAAGCCAATAGGCGGTTTTACCTAATCCGCCAAAATAATCTGGATAAAATGCAAAGAAATCGCCGGTAGGAGTAGACATAAAATGCCTAAGGCAAGCTCCACATAATTGTTGAATAAATGGCATAAGTGGCTGATCATTCATTAAGCTTCTTTGACCAGTTAAACTTTGAGATTCATAAGTATTGAAGATACCCGGCAGTGTAAAAAATGTAGAAAATGCCGCAGCTTTTGCAATGGAACCTACGTCCGTTCCACCAGCGCTAGCAGTATCATTATTAGTTCCAGTTGCACTAGTTGCACTAGTTGGATTCCCGGCTGCATCGGCCACTCCTTGAGCATAATCAACAAATTTTGCTGGGTCAGCCGCTCCATCAAGAGTAATACGTCCATTTTTGGCTCCTGATGGATTCATAGCAATAGAAACCGTATTATCACTACTGGTTCCAATAACTGCGCCCTTTTTGTATTGATGTCCAATGCTAATACTGCCAGAAAGCGCAGAAATTGACATATAATCACCGGCTTTATAAAGACCGATGGTTTCTAAAAATTGAATTAAAACTTTTTTATTATTACCCGAATTTTTAACTGATGCGACTAAACATTTAACAGGGGCTGCAACATCAAAATGGGTTCCCGCAGTGTGTATTACATACGTTTGATATTTAACTGTATTTCCGTTAACCGACGCACCATACGTTCCCGCATCAGTTTGAATCTTATGAACGTTTTGACTAGTTCCTTGTGGAAAAATATTAGCGGGTTTCTTTACTGCCGGTGTTGCCGGTCCGCCTGCGGGCGCATTTGCTCTCATAATTTTATTCCTATCTTTCTCTTATTACTCTAAAGGTAATGCTACTTTGCTAGTTTGGATACTGTCTTAAATATTCTTTAGCTTGATTAATAAATTCTGGAAATCTAGCGTCACTGTACAATGCATTGCTATCTGGGTTTGGATTAAAGGCCCCGTATATTCCATGCGTCGCAGCGTTATTAACGCTAGATGGATTTAACTGACAAGATCTAGCCCATGTTGGGTACCCATATTGTTTGTATTTTTCACGAGCTTTGGCTGCTCTGCAAAATTGCCCTGATGCATAACCAAGGTCGTGCGCCTTTGACATATCCAAAGTTGGTTGACCAACATAGGATTCAGAACTTGCCCATTGGTACCAACCATGATAAGTTCCAGTATCCGCATTATCTTCCAAACTGGTTTCAACAATAGCAACTGCAAGAGGAAACTCAGGTGGAATGCCATATTGATTTGCGGATGCGCGTATAATGTTGATTTTTTGTCTTAAATTATGAACCGCGCCACTTGTTCCCGGCTCGCCTCCGGGAGCGCTACCACCTCCGCCTCCTGCTGAAGCTGTTCCAAATGTACCATTGCCAACAATTTTTTGTAAAACGTCTGCAATTTCTTTATTAACATTTTTGTTTTCTTTTGCTATTTCATCAAAAAGTTTTGAAACGATGTCTGCAATATTTCCGGGTAATGGTTGAATAAAAATATTACTCGGATCCCAACCGCCGATTTCATTTAAAACCGCGTAAACCAAATTACCAATACTAGAATCGTTTAATTTATTTACTTTAGAAACATTTTGATTTTCCGTACTTAATGGTTTTCCAGCTTTACCGGTTGTCATGTCTAAATTCCATCCATAATTTTTTAAAAATTCTTGAACGAAAGGAAGTCCCGGATCCCAGTACGTATAAAGTAATCTTTTAAGAGTACAAGATGCTTTAATTGTTGCCGTTCCCGGAAATAATTGAACGTCTGGAACCGTATCACAATAACCAGTAAACACTTGTACGGGTTTGCCAGCTAATCTTTCAACAACTATGGTAATTGGATCCATGGGATGAAAAACTGGCAGTACCTTACCGTCAGTTTCATGCTCAGTAAACATAAATCGATTTTTACCATTTTGAGTAATTTTAGGATTTCGAAATTCAACTTCGGCAAAACTTACGTCATCAATTTTGCGTTCAATTCTGCAATTGACGACATATGGACTTAAATCAACAACGCCCGAATCTGTTTTTACCCAAACTTTAATTGACGGTGAATAAACTAATCGTTTCATTAAAACCCCGGAATGTGCTTAGGAGTAAACGCATCAGTGGTATAACTGCCCATCCAACCAACTGTATGACTGTGACCAACGGGACTATTTGAATCGGGATTTTGCCCCTCAATATAACTCGAAGTTCCAATAAATTTAGACGATCCATTTTGATCTTTAATCTCTAAGAAAACGTGCTCCGGGTTAGCCCAAACAGTTAAGTATTTACCCTTGCCCTGTTTACCCCAGCTACTTTGAAACCATCCTGAAACTTCTGCCCAAGTCATATTGCCCCCATAATGTCCGATGAAATTCATTATATATGATACAAAACTAGAGCAGTCAAAATAATACGACCCGTCACTGGCTTTATTTGGTTGTTGAACACCAGCGGAACCATTTCTGTGCGCTTGAGAATAATAGGTCCTATGATTTGCAATACGATTACATTCGTTAATTAATTTTTGTAATAATTGTGGGGCATTTGCCGCCGCAACGGGGGCCGTTCCAACGCTTCCACCACCCCCAGTAGATGCTTGACTGCTACCATTCACGGTACCTAGAGTTCCATAACTTCCACTACCAACAATTTTTTGCATAACATCCGCTAAACTTTCTTCAATATTTTTGTCTTCTTGAACAATTTCGTCAAAAAGTTTGGATACAGTTGTTGCAATATTGTCGGGCAAAGGTTGAATGTAAATATTACTTGGGTCCCAGCCGCCAATTTCATTAAGAGTTGCATAAACTAAATTGCCGATACTAGAATCATTAAGATTGACCGATTTAGCCGGTTTATCAGCAAAATTTTCTGCTTTTGTCGAAAGTTTTTCATTTACGGCTTGACCGTTATTACCAATAGTCCATCCGTAATTTTTCATAAAATCGCGAACAAAAAGAAGGCCGGGATCCCAGTACGTATACAAAAGTCTCTTTAAAGTACAAGACGCGTTAATTTTAGCGGCACCCGGAAATAATTGAACATATGGAGTTGTATCGCAATAACCGGTAAATACTTGAACGGGTTTATTTGCAACTCTTTCCATAACAATTGTGATAGGATCCATGGGGTGAAAAACTGGTTTGATTTGACCATTTTCATCTTCGTGTTCAGTAAACATGAATCTGTTTTTACCGCTTTGAATTACTTTAGGATTTCTAAAAGTAATTTCAGCTTTACTAACATCGTCAATATTTCTTTTAATTGTACAGTTAATAATATACGGACTAAGATCTACAACACCAGAATCAGTTTTTACCCACGCTTTAACTGAAGGGCTATATACAAGGCGTTTCATTTAAAATCCACCGTTATGAGGATGTGAAAAGTGAACAACGTCAGCATCTCCAGCGTATACCAAAGTAGTAGCGTATGGCCCACTTAAAAGAATTCTACTTAATTCGGGAGCGGAAGCTTCATCTACATCGACAGCACCGCGAGGAAACTCGCTTCCTTCGTGATTACTTGTACCCGGCGCGGCTGCCGGAAGACCAGTTTTGCCTCTTGCAATCCATGCGTCATGAAGTTCTTTTTGCTTAGCGTATGATCTATATCCATTTATAATTGTTCCATTCCAACCATGTTGCCTTGCCCATTTAAGAATTGGAACAATCCAAGACGCCATACGAATTCCTTCGTAAACCGCAGTTCCCGTAGTAGCTTCTGGGTTTGCAGGTAAAATTGAATTAACAACATCTGCTATAGTTTTTGCAAATACCTTTTGACCGTGAGCGGTAGGGTGAATGCCATCTGGTCCAAGTTGTGCCTTTGATTTCCAATCGGCAATTTTTAAATTATTAAATTTTGCAACCCTATTTCTAATAGCATTGTTAACATTATCATTATTTGTTACAGTAACAAATACGGCGGTTTTAGTAGAACCAATAATTTGCATTGCTTGATCGATCCAACCTTCAAACGTTGATGGATTTTTTACGTCTTCATCATTTGTTCCCAAGGCAATAACAACAACATCGCCAAGCGAATTTTTATTATCTTTAAGAATTTTTAATCCAGAATCTCCACCGTTAGTTGTTCCCGCATCAAGTTTCATATGCTTTCCTATCTGCGCAAAAATTTGAGCGTTTGATATTGCATTCTGAATTGCAGTTTCACTGTAGTATGTAATACTGTCACCAATAATGGTTACCGTGCCGGTGGTTTGATTTGAAATACCCGATCCTGTTCCTGACGTACCAAAAGATCCGCTACCAACAATGTCTTGTAACACTTTTGCTATGTCAGCATTAACTTTTTTATTATCGCTTACAATTTGATCAAATAATTGACTGATAATTCCGCCAATATTTTCTGGAAGTGGTTCAATAAAAATATTACTTGGATCCCAGCCACCGATTTCATTTAAAACAACATAAACCAAATTGCCAATACTGGAATCATTTAATTGATTATTAGTAATTTTTGTGGTGTCTGTTAAATACGAATCACCACTTCCGCGTCGAACTACTCCATCGCCACCTAAACTCCATCCATAATTTTTCATAAAATCACGAACAAAAACAAGTCCCGGATCCCAATAAGTGTAAAGAAGTCTTTTAAGAGTACAAGATGCAGTAATTTTTGCAGTTCCGGGAAACAACTGAACATATGGCACGTTGTCGCAATATCCCGTAAATACTTGAACGGGTTTGCCATCAAGTCTTTTTAAAACAATTGTGATGGGGTCCATAGGATGAAAAACGGGTCCAACAGTTCCATCGTTTTTTGTTTTTTCGGTGAACATAAAACGAGGTTTACCGTCTTGTAATACCCTAGGATTTCTAAAGGTAATTTCAGCGGTACTTATATCATTTACTTTTCTTTCAATTTTGCAATCAGTGATATATGGACTTAAATCTATTACTCCTGAATCAGATTTTACCCACGCTTTAACTGAAGGCGAATAAACTAGTCTTTTCATATTATTTACTTAAATCGTTTGGAACCACGCCTCGGTGATTAATTTGCGCACCTTTAGGTTGCTCAATAACGGATTCTCCGGCAGCATTAATATAATAACCCGGAGTACTTTGTCCAATCGCCTCTTTAATTTGATAACCAGATTTGGCACCAAGATAACCGTCTTTAAAAATAGACATCCAACTAACAACTTGAGAGCCGGGGTCGAGATCATCTTGATAAATTCCAATTCCAGAAGAAACGGCGGATGACGCAACAATAAATTGAATTTCAAATGCAGGTGCGAATTCAAATTTTTGTGCTCCCGCAGCAATCGATTTAATGTATCCTTCAAGTTGCATTCCCCGGTGACCACCTTTTTGAGTTCTTGGAAAACGATTTTCAGGGGCATGGGGTCTCATAATTAAAGAAACCGTAGGGTAAGCTTTCTTTCCTGCTGATTTTTCAGAGTAATTAACATTGGCATTAAGTGCTTCTGAATGAGACTCGCGAACAAACGCCGCTAATTTGTTATACTCTCTTTGATTTGGCATACGACCCTTTAGCACCAATGTAGGTTCGTTAAAAGAGTGCGGATAAAATTCTCTTCTATAACGACTTTGACCAGTAGTTCCGGACATTGAAAAATCAATATCTGCTTCTTCAACCCAAAGGTTAAGATATTTTTTATTTGCTTTAACTAATTGAACGGTCCAATTTTTACTATCATTAGCACTGATGTCTGGACTATTAACCGCCCAACCCAAATCAGGTCGTGGACCAACTTGTCTATTTAAAAAAGCTGCGTCTTGTGTAGTATATTTAATTTTATCAGCCATTTATTGACCGCCTTGAGTTTTGGGAGTGGTTCCATCAGGACGACGAGCGCCATCCTTGGCGGCACCCGGATTCATAAATGCTGGTTTAGAATAATTAGCTCCAAGTGCTTCTGCAACAGACGACCCTTCTCCAAGCCAAGATTTCATAAATGAATTAAATGGGCCATTAGCACCACTTAATTCTGCATAATATTCTTTGGTTGCACCTTCCTTATAGGACTTACCAGTATTTGGTGTTGTCCAAGGATTAAATTCGCTGTATCCAATACGAGCAGTAGCTGTACCAAATGGTTTAAATTCAGGGTCTTGCATAGCCTGAGCCTCAGCCGTAGATTGCAAGGTATTTTGAAAACTTTCTGGAGATTCAACAACAGCGGCAGATACCGACCATGTAGGAGCAACAACATCTTTGCCATATTTAAAGCCGGGGGCGGCTTTAGGTTGAATTAAAAATTTCCATCCACGAGTCGGGTACCAAAACGTGACTGGAGTTGTATCGTATGCCTGACTTTTTCCTTGCGTCGCCCTTTCCATATAAGCAACAAACCAACTATAAATTTTTTCCATTTTTGCATACGAACCAACTGTACCGGTGATAGTCATGTCCTCAATAAACATTGAAAGAATTTGAACAACTTCTCCACCGAATGTTGGATAATTTTGAGTGTTTAATCCATAAGACCAAGTAATGGAATCTGGATTGACATCAACGGTCAAATCATCACTTAAAGCGGGATGAGAAAAAACAATTTTATCTTTAGATCCAGCCATAATCAACCACCATTCTTTCTTGGCGGATCTGGATTATTGTTTTTCCAATCCTTGGCAGCATTGGCCGCATCATTCAAAGATTTGATCATTCTGTCAATATCATTTTTCGCAGGCTTATCCCCGGTTCTACGTTGGTCAATTTTTTGTCGAATCTTATCTCGCCAACCTTGTTTGAGCGTTCCTCCGGGTCCGGTTACATCATCCATAATTTTATCAATATCAGATTTTTTATAACCAGCAGTTGCAAGTACGTGAGAAACGCTTGATAAATCTGCTTGATCTGGATCGTGATACTTTTTAGCATCGTGAAAATGTGGCCCCGGACTAGATTTATATTTGTGCGTTTTAATGTTGCCAAGTTCAGTCAATGCTGAATCCGCTCGCTGTCTATTTTTCTCATTTTTTATGAGATTTTGCAACTGATTTGCATCGACATTGAAACCATAAAGTCCCTGCAATGTTCCCAGCGCTTTTCTTCCCTCTTTGGTGTTAAGATAGTGCGGGTCAAGGTGCATAATATCGCGACCAGTAATTTGCTTCCATGCGTCGCCAATTCCGCCCATAGTAGCTTGAGACAATTCTTTACCGTTCATTGCTCCAACTTGATATGATTGATATCCCATTTTCATAGCATATTGTTGAACCATTGGATTAGTGGCCGCAAGATTTGAAAACATGCTTGGATCCATTCCCGGAAATCTTTCTGCAAGATATGAGGCGGCCTGACCCGATTGCGTAGCAAGCCCGCCCCTCATACCCGCAGTTTGCTGGTAAGAAACAATCTGCTGTTGAAGTTGAGTAATACTTACGTTACTGCCAGCAGCCACTTTGCCAAGATTTTCAATAGTACTAGTTAATTTTGCAATATCTTCGGTAGTTCCATATCGACCAGCATAATTCATAGTTTGACCAGCAAGCCCAGTATCAATTGCAGGATTATATTGAGTAATATTCTCTAAGGCTTTTTCCATAGGACTAAATCTTGGATTATTAAAATTAAATCCCATTCCAAATAAGGTGTTATCAATTTGTTGCATTTGCTGCATATTTAGTCCGGGTGCCAAAGCCTCGCCCATTTGATGCATTTTAATGCCTAAACCTTGACTAAAAGCTGCGTTAAATGGATTTCTAAATCCAAACCCAGAGGTACCAATGTTGCCTCCTACTGGACCGGTAATTTGAGTTCCGCCGTATGCCGAAATGTCTTGCATTTTACGATACGTTGGTTGAGCAAATTGTCTATAAAATTGCTGACCAGCTTTGGCCATAGGAATTAATTCATTTTGAAAATAAGACGCCCTATTATAACCACGAATAGCCGCTTCCTGTTCAGCGCTTCCGGGTGCCGCATTTTCAATACGTGCGTACTGTCTGTTAGCGATCATTTGCGCAACATTTTGAGCAGTGATACGACCGCTCATATTTCCAAATCCGGGCGGAACCGAGTAGTATTCCCCTTCTGAAAGCTTTTCGCCTCTAAGACCCGCTAAAAGGCCTCTGGAGGCGCGTGAGGCACTAGAAGAGACCCCACTAGTATGTCTTTCGTCGCCATCAGTAAATCTTTGCCTACTAGTACTAACGGCTTTTTGAACCTTTTCAGCCGTACTTAGGTTGCGACCTGAATCGCCTTTGTCTTTATGCTCAATGATTTTGGCAATTGCTTCTTTAACAGAAGGATTTTCCATTGCCCGAGCTAAGCCGTCTGCAACCGCAGCCGACAAAATAGTGGGATCAAAACCGGGATTTTCTGGATTTTGTTCAGGCATTATAGATTCTCTTGATTATTATGATGCGGTATGGTAGTATCTCTAACTATGGGAAATCTAGAATACGAATATCGCAAAGCAGCCGGAGCATTTGGGCTTTTTAACGAACTGACGATTTGGCAAGCTATTTTGCTTGCTCCAATCGTAATTCCAGTTGGAATTTTTTGGGCAATAGTTGAATTTTTTCTTATCTCTCTGCCCGACGCAATTTTTAATGTTCCAGCGGGAGGCCCGCCAACTCCTACTAACCCCGAAGACTTGGAAGCTCTTAGAGCCAAAGTGCGTCAAGAACTTGAAGAAGAGCGTCAGGCTAGAATTAATAAAATTATAGATGAGATTTTTTCTTAAAATTATTCAATCACTCCAAGTTGTTGAAGCTCACGCATTAATTTATTAAAATCTTGATCTGAGTCTGGAATGACGTGTTCAAGGCTTTCCTCGTCAATAACTTCTGAATCTTCACCATAAATTGATTGATAAAGATCTGGATTATTAGCAAATACAAGAGATTTAAAATCATCTTCTCTAATTTTTTGCTCTCTTTCAGAATCTCTTTCAAGCATATAAACTAAAAGTCTCCTTTGAACGGCGTTTAATCCTCGTCCTCGTCCTCCAGAAACTCCATGATTGCTGCCTCCGGCATTGAATCTGCCTTCTTTGTCGAAGAGTCGGGCGAGGCCATATACGAAATCCGACCCTCTTGAGATAAATTTTCCATTTCTCTCAGTACTGCTTCTTGTCGTTCTAACAATTCGAGATACTTAACATAAATGTAATTAATTGTAGGTTCATACCAATTGCTGGTAACATACTTGAATCTAGCTCGTGCATAATCTGTTTTATTTGGACTAGCTTGAGGACAAAAACTTTCATCTCCATCAACAGAAACAAGAGCCATTCCGACCTGAGCCGCAACCCAAGCCTTACCTTGAGAAACGGAATCTTTATAATCTTTAGTTGCTAGGCCAGCAAGCATTTCATCTTCAAGTTTAAGTGTACGAATAACAAATTCGTGACCACAAAACTCAACGGTTTCTTCAAGGAAACCTAACCATAGTAAACCATCTACATCCTGTACAACTTCATCAGGGAAACGATCAACGTTTTCCTCTACCATATAAGACGCTCCTTAACTGATCCAGAATAATCTGGAAACTTTTCTATAAATTATAGAGCGTAAATCACACAAACGACGTAGTAACGGAGTTAGATACTCCGCCAAGGTTCTTAGACTTAGAACCATCGACAACCTTATTCTGGCCGCCACGAGTCATGTAAGTGTAATTAACAGTAAGTTGTTTGATGACTTCCATCGTACCAACTTCAATTGTTTCGCCGTCCATTACCTGAGAAATCACGCAGTTGTGATATTCCTCTGTGTAAGGAGCCATTTTCTTGCCGCGAATTTGTGGTGGCTTGACGTACTTGACAATGCGAATTGGGTCTGGAGTATTAGCAACTGCTTGAAAGATGCCTACAATGTCTACTGGACCTCTACCGGTACCAGTGGCCCTAACGTCTCCACCAAGATAGTCAGCAAGACGCTCCCAAACTTGTGCGCCATAAAGTTCGTAAAGCTCAAGTACAAGGGTGCCCATTGAAGCGGCCTGAGGTGTAATAAGCTCAACTGGATATGGCTCATCCATTGGATGAATTGGCACGGTACCAGCGCCAACGGGCATTGGTGACTGATGCGAAATCTGACGAGCAAAAAGGATTGGTTTATTACCCCATGTAAAGACGGTAAAACCAGAGCCGCCTACTCTTGCGCGATTTTGCGCTCCGTTAAGATCTCCTGCCATTTATTATGCTCCTAAGTTAGCTTGGTCCGCAGTTGTAACTGATGTGGCCCCAGTAGTTAAGTCAACTGTAAAGGCGATATTAATGTAGTTGATTGGGAATGCTGGGCGATAATTAAATCGTACTTCAATAATTGTTGGATCCGTTGATTTTGGAGTTGCCTGTACTCCGCTAAATCCAACGATATTTCCATCCTCTTGAAGAGTTCTAAGGGCATTTGAAATTGTTGTCTGAATTGTAATAGGCGCAGCATCGTCCGCAACCATCTTGCCAATAATTTGAGTATCAATGGTGTTAACCAAAGAATTAAGCATAAAGTATTTAGCCCTAACAACCGAAAGTTCAGATTTGGCAACACTGGTAACATCTGTAGTAAGCGAATGACGAACCTGAATGGTGCCATCCCTCTTTTGTTCAATAACCAAGAATCCAAGGCCAGAATCTTCCGTTTTATTCTTATCAGTTCTAAGATCTTCAACAGTTGAAAATGAACCGAGGGCCTTTCTTGTTAAAGGCGTTGCAACTGAGCGAGATACGAGCATTCCGCCAATAGCTGCTGCGGCATACTGACCGCCAAGATACATTGGTGTAGTTCCGCCGGTAAGTGATGGTTTACTAAACTTGGTTTGAGCAATAAATACCATGCGCTCATTGTAGGAAGTATTATTGCTTACATAAGTTTGAAGTTGTTTAATGTGATTAAAGAGAACGGTAACTCGATCAGCATAATTATGAGCAGTTGTGGCCTGAGTCGAATCTTCGCCAAAAATACCAATTGTGTACTGTTGATTATTTTGATCAACAAATGCAATATGCTCTTGAAGTTTCTTTGCAACGTTAATTTGCAATGCATCGGCAGTTGATGTCAAATCTGCCGGAGTTGTAGTTCCATCTGATCCATATGTATAAGATGCAGTTTGCCCAAGAATTGGAACAATTACGCCAATATTTCTTTGGCTTCTTAGTCCTTTGAATACCTTGGCCCATGTATCTGCAAGAACTGATTGAGCATTAGTTGGAGCCTGCCTATTTGCCATGACATCATCCGTGTCGGGCGAATAAAACAATGGTTGAAGGATGAATCGATTGGCACCGTTTTCAATTGCAATTTTAGCAGCAAGCGAAAGTGGTGAAATAACTGTCACACCATCGGTGCTTGAAACAGCTTGACCAAAACGACTTTCAATGTCGCTTGTTGTAGCGCCATCAATAAGATATGGTTGATAATAATTAGCCGGAGTATAATTGTATGTAACAAATACGGACCTTCCGCTTGGAACCGCCAAACCCTGTTGGATTGAAGTGTTTGTGCCGGTATCTGCTGAGTGACCAACGGCATTTGTTGAATTAATTCCTCTTGTGCACCCTGTGAAATCAAATTCGCTGTTGTCCCCGGAAGTTGCTACGGCTACCGTAATTGTTGGACTGGTTCCTGTAAGAGCGGCTCCATTTGCAACAATAGATGGAACGTTTGTACCAGCAAAGTTGCCTTTGAATTCAACCCGATAAGGGCCACCATTAGATCCGGAAACGCTTACGTTACCAGTACCACCAATGGTAGACAATCCGGCTAGTGCCGATTGAACATCACTTGAACTTGCAGTAGAATTAAGGGGAGTTGCAATTGTGACGCCATTGAAGCTAAGAGTAAAAGTTCCGCCGGTAGCGTTTAAAAGAGTAATTGTTTGGTATTCATCGGCTGGGGTAGTAATTCCGGTATAAGAAATTTGCTCTGATCCATTTGTAGAATCATTAATGATAATCGTTCCGCTTGAACAAAATTGATCTGGATCACCAATTGCTGTAATTGTCGTGCTACTTGACGTAACATCGGCCTTTAAAGCAGCTTTAGCAATAACTGCCCTAGGAGCAATTGTGTGATTTGTTGGATTAAAATAATATGATCCAAATTGCAAATTGGCGACGCCATATGTGCTGGTACCAATGTTATTGTAATAACCGCTAGCTGAAGAATATCCAGTGGGCGCTTGAGTCGAATCCGGGTCGGCAACCGCAGTTACACTTGACAAAGTAAGTACGTCGGTAGTACCAATGTTATTAAATTTAACTGGAACGCCGCAAGTGATTGTGGCGTTTGAAATGGTTGCAAGTGCGTTTTGACTTAAAGTAACTGTGCTACCGCTTACATTTGTAATAGTCGTATTTGGTGCAAAGGGACTAGTTGTATTAGCGGGGGTGGTAGCATTTTCTACTAGCATCCCTACTGAAAGGTTAGATGCTCCACCGGTAACAGTAATCGTACTGCTGCCAGCAGTAGAGCTTACACCGGTGACGGTTACATAAGTTAGGGGACCAACTAATTCTTGCTTTTGAATAGTTCCTGATGCGGGACCAACTAAGCAAAGAAGGTCGGGAGTGGCAATTAGCGGATCAACGCTGGTAGATGCAACTTCGGTGACTTTTACACCGGGTGGTCTGTCGTAAGTTCTGGCCATATAAATATCTTTCAAAAATTATAAGTTAGCGAAATACAATAAAGAAGGTTTATGTTGGGTTGTCTGTTGAAGATGTGTCCACTCCGGTAATGAATGGATACAATTTGACATCCGTAACATATGAATACGGTAAATCTGGGGGAAGACTATAGAATTCTCCAAATACTTCTACTCGATAAGAAATGTTGTAAACTAAATCGTCTTCCGAATCCCACGGAACGGAAGTTTGAGTTTCTCCAAATCCAGTAATCTTATCACTGTTTATATTAATAAAATGTCCGATTGAGTCAGGAAATTCGTCTGAGTTAGGTGGATAAATTCTGTTAAAAAATTGATTGGTGTACGAAGACAGGTCTCCCATTGCAATAGTTTGTACCAAAGTATCTGCAACTAAGTCCCTATCTAAGGCGGATAAAGTATAAATACCTAGTTCAATATCTCCTTTGTAAAAATAATGTTTAAAATTTAAAACTTGACCATCTTCGTTAACAACTTGCTCTTTGTGACCAACTCCTGCATTAAAAATTTCTTTTTCATAAAATCTAACAACAACAGATGGAAACGATTGGCGCTCCTTAGGAAAATCAATTGTGACTTTAGTATCTTGCAATTTTTGATCAACATGCTGATTAAAAACGGGTCTAAGGGATTCAACCAAAGCAGTTTTAATATAAGTCTTGTACCTAATTGTTTTTTCAGGCAAATAATTCATCGATCAATCTCCACATTATTAAGAACATGATTTTCAGGAAGCAAGGACATTTGATACATTTGATTTACCATGTGTCTATTACCAAGATCTCCTTCGTATTCTTTGCGACCCTTACGATCTAATCCTCGAATTGTGACAGGATTTGTCATTTTAGCCTGATATCTACGTCCGGAGCTAACAACATGACCGTAATCGTCTAATTCAACATTAATGATAAGATCATTGTCATTTACTTTAGGAAACCACGCCATTGTAACATCTGCATTCTGCACTTGAATCATCGCGCCCGTAGGGGTTAATGTAAAGTAATCTTGGGGAGTATCAGGCTCAATAAGATAGGTAACGATGCTAGGACCAAATCCGCGATATTTTGGAGCATTTGGCCAACTTGAATCGGGAGCATAATCTGATCGAATAATTTCCCCTGTTGAGGGATTAATCCATTCATCTTCTGAAAGTTCTTTTGATACAAATCCTGCGCCCCAAGCAAGATTGTCATTATTTCTAGATTGACCATAAATTGAATCGTAATTTGGCGACCTCATCGCATAATTTAATTCAACATCTTTAATGGTCAACATTTTTTTAATAATAACTGGTTGACCCATACGACGCATCATGTCATGCACTTGACGACGAAGACGTTTAATATCTTGCGGAGCGTTTTCTTCGCCTACATATTTAGTAGCATATAGCAAATTATTATGAACTTTAGTAGCAAGTCCATAAGAAGAAGCCAACGCTGCGGTTGAGCTTAAAAGTGATGTTGGGGTGTAATTAGCCACCTTAACCCCTTATGCAAGGGTCAAGGTTAAGGTTCCAGATGACAATGTTAATGTGTCACCGCTTGATCCCAATGTTGCACTTGCTGAAAGCGGTCCAAACCAAAGGAGGTTACCAGATCCAACATTGGAATTATCAAAAATGCCGATAGTAGTAACTGTGCCCCAATTGCCACTTGCAGTCCATACAATTGAATTGGTGTTTTGAATTTTAGAAGAATTAGTCTGGTCTACATTATTCATAGCCGTACCCCAAGTAATTGCTTGCCTTGTGTAAACCGGAGAACCAATACTATTTGATACCTCAACCCCATCTGGATATGTGCTGGTATAATCAGCAGTTGGAGATGTTGTAAACAAAGCTGCGTAAGTACCGCTAACAGAAAAATTATTATTATTAGTAGGGTTGGTAACGCCAACGCTTTGCGCAAGAAGTGCTTTTTCTAAGTATTTTGTAATATTTGCCATTGTATATATTAAGTGTCGTAGTTTTACCAATAACCGCGTCCAACAGACCTTGCTCGCATTGGAGCAGGAATGAGGCGACCAGCTTTGGCGGATACAAGTAGTCTGCTGTGACCAAGCTGAAGGAAACCGCGCTTCCAAAGGGCAAGCCAACGCATGTACTGTTCAAGTTCTAATTCATACATGCTTTGCCAACGTTGAAGGTAGTCCCGACGATCTTGATATGCAATTTGCGCTCCAGTTGGAAGCGGTTGCTCAACATAAGAACGCATAATGTGACGAAGAACTTGAACAAAAATGGCTTGAACAAGAAGCGGATAGTCCGAAGTTGGAACATTGTCTCCTCCAACAAAACCAGTTACGCCAACATTGGTCGGAGGATTTTGATAATTAATATCAAAAAGAGCATCGTTAATAAACTTTTCCATCTTTTCTTCACGGAAAAAATGAAGAGTCATATCTTGAACCCAAGGTCCTTCATTTTCTGCATCAAAACAATCTTCAAGTTTAGTCCAAACGCCATCTGCAACAACGCGAATCGGTGTATCAATAACTGCAAATGGATCGAATATTTCAAAATCGCACCTTGTTGATTTAATTGTTCCATCAACCAGTTCAAAAGTTGCAACCACAATATGATGACCTAAACGGTCGGTCTCGCCGGTGCCTCCAAGAACTACAACTCCCGTTCCATTTTCTAAAATTTCTCCGTCTCGAACAATTTGTTCCGGTGGGCTAGCATACTCAGAATTATTTCTTTGATTAGTATTATCGTCATTTGCCCGATCAGCGGGCCTTTGAATAGTAAATGTTACGGCAGCGAGGTCTTCATAAGAATAAAGCTGTTCTTTATCATCATAAAGACGAGCAACAAGTCGTGCCGAATCGTTAAGAGCAACGATTTTTGTTTGTCTGTCATATCCAAGGCTCATGCAATAATTAATTGCTAGAGGTAACGGTTCTTAAAAGGTGACATAACAAATGAGCCGTCATTTAGACGGCTCATTCGCAAAATCATATGCAATTAAAATTACTTCTTGTCTGCTTCAGGCTCTTCGGCAGAAACTTCCTCTACCTTAGACTCAACCTTCTTGGCGACAGCCTTCTTAGGGGCGGCCTTCTTTACAGTCTCAACAACTTCTTCTACCGCAACTTCTGCGACTTCAGTTGCAGTTGAAACCGCCTTGTTAAGAAAGTCAGTTACTTCTTTAAGATAACCTTCAAGCTTTGCAAGATGAGCCTTGGTCTCTTCAATGGACTGCTCAACAGTATGCTTGTATGATTCAGTAATATCGCGACTTACTCGATTGTAATCGATCATATTATTCCTTTATTTTAACGTTCACTAATTGGGGGTAGTGGAGCAACTGAAATTGATGCTCCATATTGGTCCGATGAGGCAGATCCGGGAACGTCAACCCTTTCTGGCTGAACGCTACGAGTTACCTCAATAGACTTCTGTTCATTGTTTCTACCCTCGGTTTCTGTAAGATGTCCGATGGTAATACTTTGCTCAACATTTGAAGGAGCGATACCTCCAAAGTCACTTGGCTTACCATGCTCTGTTGTCAGAATGTGCTCTGGACGAGGATGGGTGTATGACGATGCGTTAGTTGCTTGCTTTTCACGAATTTCATTAGCTTCAGAAGATGAAATAACTTCGTAAAGCATTCCGAGATTGTTAAGGAAAATTGGATCATCCAATTCTTCTTTACTAATCGCAGTCATATCATTGCGCTGACCGCGAGGTGCAAGCTGAATCCTGCGACCGGAATCAAATGTTACACGAACATCGACTCCACGAACATTCCGCACGTACTTATTTGTATTAGATGGTGCACTTTTCTTGGGGGCTGGCTTAGCCTTTGTTGCCGTGCGCTTGGCAGGTGTCGCCTTAGCTCCGGCAGGTTCAGCAGCCTGACCCCTAGGGGATACTTTCTTAGGTGGCATAAATTTCTCTCTTTCTATAACAATATATGACTTAACTTGATACTACTAACGAGACTTTGCCACTGATTATCTCAGCGAACCGACCATGTAAATAGTAAGCCAAAGTGAAGCTTGATTAATACAGTGCTATCTGGTATAGTATCTGCACAAGCCGATATTTGGTTTTTGTTTTTCTAAAACGAACGAAAGGAGTTATTCCACTGGTCTCACTCAGCCCAAGTAGTTTAAAGTCTAGCTGTAAAGTAGACGGGCTTGCGAAGTAAATGTAGGACAAGAGGGTGTGTTCCAAGGAAACTTTATGCTTTATTCAAAAACGGCAGTAGTTGTTGCTGCTATTCTGGGTACATTTGTTGCCCCTGAAACGGCGAAAGCCAATACAGTACAGATCCCTACAACAACAATTCCGGGTCCTGTAGTAATTAAGACGCAAAAATATCGTGTACGAGTGCCAATTCAATCGTTTACGGTTCAAGCAACTGCTTATTCTACCGAAGGTTGTGATGCTTCAGGTGGTGGCGGTAGCACATCAATGGGAACAACGCCAAGGTTTGGCGAAGTTGCCAACAATTTTCTTCCATTAGGAACGAATATTTATTTTCCTAAAGCTATTTATGGCAAACACTACTTTAGGGTAGAGGATCACATTGGCTGGGGTTCTCAACTTGACATTTGGGTTCACTGTGGAATTCAAATGAATAATTGGAATAATCCCGTTGTTCACTTCTACACATACAAGTGGAAAACTAAAATTAAAAAGATTCGCGCTAGGATCGCCTATAAGGTTAGCCTAGACCCTCTCAGACCCATTGTAATGGGTTCTAGAGCAATTTTTTATAATAATGTGGCATATGCCCCCAATAATGCTCCAGAATCCGTTAAACGCGTTATTTGGGCTGGAAATCAAATTAATACTCTTCCTTACCTATGGGGCGGTGGCCACGGATCTTTTTTAGACTCGGGTTATGATTGTTCTGGTTCGGTATCATATGCTCTTCACGGAGCAAAACTACTTGATACTCCAATGGACTCAGGATCATTAGAATCATGGGGTCGCGCAGGAACGGGTAAGTGGGTTACTGTTTACGCTAATTCCGGTCATGCTTACATGTACGTTGCCGGACTTAGATTTGACACGTCAGGCGCGCACCCGTCTAGGTGGCAGGCCGCTACAGTAGACAATAGCGCCTATGTTGCTAGGCACCCTATCAATTTATAAATTAAAATTGATTGTATCTGAAATTTAATAGACATGGCGAATAAAATTGGAACTCAAAACGGCAGAGCTTTTATCCACACTGACATTCATAATTTGAATGCAAAGGCTCAGCATTCGTACAATGTTCTTTCAGCTTTAATTCAACATGGCAATCAAATTTATAAAAAACCATACGTATATGGAGGATCTCATGGAGATTATCAATATACAAGATTAAATAAAGCTTACGATTGCTCTTCTTCCATAGCTTACGTTACTTATAAAGCTGGACTTAAATCTCAATGGCACGGTGGATTACCAGCTAACCCAATTAGCACGACTTTTTCTAGTTTTGGTGGAGCCGGTAAGGGTGCAAATTATAAAGATGCCGGTGTTGTAATTTATTACAAAGCATCTCATATATTTATGGAATTATGGTGGTTTGGTACTCACATTAGATGGGATCACCCAATTTCAAAAGAAAGTGGCGAATCAAGAACCTGCTGGTCACCAAAAACTGGATCTCAGTGCTATTATTACACTACTCAAACTAATACTTATCATCAATATCGAACTAGGCATGTGACCGGCCTAGGTCTTGCATAAATTTAAACATTTAGACAAATAAAAAGGCCCCCATTTCTGGGGGCCTTTTCTTTACCTCAAAGAGGATAGCTAGAATCAGGAAAGACCTGAGATGTCCAGCTTGGTTGGGTAGGTTGGCGAAACAGGGTTCGAGCTACCCTTAACAATGCGCGAAAGACCGCGAGCGTTAAGAATAAGCATACCAACGAGTTCGTCCATGACCCATCCCTTCCAGAATGTTTCAACGGAGTGATTCTCCTCAACGTCAAGTGAGTACATGACGGGGAAGACACCAACGTAGTCAGGCTCAGCGGTAAGGAAAACCTCGCCCTGTGGGACGATGATCGAACGCTGGATCTGGAACTCACCAAATGTGGTGATCTTCTCTCCACCAAATACCTTATCCTTGAACTCAAAGCCGGTTACATTGAGATCCCAGTTGTAGAAGTCACGGGCATCCGCAGGGTGAATGAGGATACGACGAGCTTCAAGCTGGTTGATCTCGATCTGTGATACGGCCTGATAGAAATCGCTAGGCTCAAGTGGGTTGCCGTCTCCAATGAGAACGGTCTGCTCACCTGATGAACCAGCAGCGATACCTGTCTGACGACCACCTGTAGGAGCAACGCCAGTGACGGCATTTGAACCTGTGGCAGTGCGGGCTGAACCAAGCTCAGCAATGGCAGCCTCAAGAAGAAGGATAAGACGAGCGTCCTCCTGCTTCTGGATTGCCTGACGGCTCTCATCCTGTGCGTACTCAACAGCGTTTACGCGAAGGTAGTAGAGGTCTTCCTTACGGATACGTGGGAACGTAGCGATACGGAAAAGCTGAGGGAAAGCCTGCTTGCCCTCGAATGGGGTGATCTTAACTTCCGAGTCGGTCTGGTTAAGGATATAAGCCCGTCCCAGATCGTCAAGGATGTCGTAAGGCATAAGTGGACCGCGCTCCAGAGTATCCTCAATAAGAACATTACGAGTAATGCCCTCATAACGAAGACGGATCTGGATTGGGCCGATCATGCCCTGACCGATGCGGCGCATAGCGTTCGATGAATCCTTTAGGATTGACTGAAGCTTCTGAGCCTTGGCCTCCTTGCTAAGCTTAGGAGCATTAGCAAGCTTGGCCTCGTAATCGGCTGATGAAACAGCCTTACGTGATGTTAATTCAAGTGACATATTTATCATATTCCTTTCTTATACCGCGAGGTCCACAAGAATACGATTTGTCTCTTGCTTAAGCAGATAAGCAACGACGGTCCTTGAAGAACCGGAGCTAATGCCAAGGCGACCATCAGCCTGTGCATAAAGAGGTGTTGCTGTTGCAGTACCTGCGTTAGTTGTGAGTGTTGACGCCATATTGGTGTCATCGTAAGCAGGAGCGAGGATCTCGAAAACTGCGTCGGGACCGCGCCATACGCCTACTTCATTCTGTAGCGAGTCACCAGAGAAGCCCTCATCTAGATCTCCACCAACAAAGTTGGCAAGAAGACCAAATGGGCGCTCAGCGGTGCCTGCAAGACCAGCAGCAACAGTGACCTTTTCAGATCCTGCTACCTTGACAAGAACAAGTCCGGGGACAAGTGAGTTCTTGGAGGTAAATGCGTCAGCGGTACGAGTAACAGCCGATGGGTTGTTACCAGCACCAGCAGTACCACTGCTGTTCTTGGGAAGCACAAGTGCTCCCGAGCTACGGAATGAATCGTCCAGAGACGCAGCAAACGGCGTAGCCTGAGTATTGGCATATACTGGCCGACAAGTGCGCTTCTGATACTTATTAGCTAGATTCTTTAGTCTAAGCATATTTGTATTATTCCTATTTCTTTTTTGTGATTAGTTTCACGCCTTATGGCGCTACGCCGTTTCAATTGTTTCTAGACGGCGGTATGTAAAAATAAAGTAATATTTCCTTAATTTTTACATGAACAGAGCTGAATCATCTGAATCAGTCTGAGTTGACTCGGGAGCAGTACTTGCCTCCCTAACCAGAGACGGAAGTCTCCGGGCTGTCCGCGCCGACTTCTTGAGACCAGCCGTCTTTACGCGAGATGCGTATTCAAGCGAAGCCTCAACAATCGAGGGCGCTGCCTTTTCAAGCTCAGCCACACGCTGATACTTCTGAGAAGCATCAAGTAGACCAAGTTCGATCTCGGTGTCAGCAAGTTTAAATGCTGTCATGAGATGCGAGTTCTTATCACCAAAAGCATAATCCTTATCAGATACGCCAGTTGGATAAAACTCCTTACTATTCTGTTCGTGGTAGAAGGATTCATCCTTTGAATCTACCGGATCAGCTTGACGGGTTACGCCATTACCTTCAGTGCCGGTCCAAGTCTTAGTTGGGCCAGAATCCTGAGTTGTGATGGAGTGCGCATCGCCATGCGATACGTCGATGCGATCTTGAGCCTTGCCCATTGGGTCAGAAGGCTCCGTTCCCTTAACATCAGAAACTACCCAAGAAGACTTCTTGGCTGGTTCCTCATGATGCTTAAGTGGCGTAAAACTATCAGAATTAAATACCTGATAAGAACTTACGTCAGTTACAGGATCTTGCTGACCGAGTGAATCACCCTTATCGCCATGGAAGGTATCCGTATGGATAACTTCAATGTTCTTTGAGTGCTCATCGCCCTGATCAACTTCTACTGTCTTTTCATCGCCAGTACCAACGCCAGAAACGCCACCGATTTCGGTAACATTTACCTGAGCGTCAGCCTTGGATGCGTCTTCATTCGAAGCTCCACCAACGCCGCCTACACCCTCAACTTCTGTACTATAGTCGGGTTTAGCAACTGCTGGTGCGCTTGTCATTGCGTCAGCGATATGTGTTTCCATGTTGTTCCTTTTTCTGTTACCAGCAGCCGCAAGGAAATCCAATGCGGTGCGAACTGATGATGATGTGACGGGTGCCTTTTGGTCCTTCACAACATGATCCTTCGGCTCGTTCGAGGCTGGAGGGCCTTGAACTGGAAGTATTGGTTTTTCAATTTTATTAATTTGTGATACCTTAAAGTCGGTTTTCAACTCTTCCGTATCAGTTACATGAGCGACGGTAGGCAAATTAATAGTATCAACGTCAAGATTACTAAAGGTTTCTTCATTAGCCTCTTCCTCGTCATGCTTTTTAGCAGCATTAAGGTCTGGATCACTAAATCCCTTAGGCTCTTCTTCATATCCACATACGTCGCATTGTGGACCGTCCATAGTTGAACCACAAATTTCGCAAATTGTGTCTTCACGCAAAGTGTCAACATCTTCGGGCGCACGAGTTTTAGTAAATTGAGGTTTATCATTAGAAGTTTTTTCGCTCTTATCATGACCGACTTCTTTGCCTACGACTGATTCTGCCCAAGAACGACCAGAATCTCCTCCCCAAAGCATCCAAGCGGTCTTCCAAGGAGAATTACCCTTGCCGCCATCATCGGGACGGGTCTTGTCATGACGTTCAAAGAATGAATGCATACGCTTAACATGATCTAAAGAAAGAGCCTTACCAGAAGCAATGTCGTGAGCGCGACCCTTGGTTGCAGATTCAAGACCGTCGCCAGCCTCTCCAGCCTCAGCCATTTCAAGGCCGCGACGAGCATTATTCTGAACTGACTCTGGCGGAACAAATCCTTCTGATGCGTTCTTTTCCTGCTTATTCTTCTTTTTATTCATGGTAGCGTAAAAAACTTCCTTGCCCTTTTCCTCGCCATACTGATCAATCATTGAATCATGAGCCTTCTTAGCAGCGCCAGCGCCACCAAAATACTTGTCATACTCACTAATTGGAGCAAATTTATTCATAGAAGCTTCCTTTACATTTCCTAAATGCTTAATCTCAACCTCTGGCAGGCCGTGAATGTCACCATATGTTGTGTCCATATCGTCCTCATTGCAATTAGAGCAAATACCAAGCTCAACAATGTGACGATTACCATGCTCATCAGGCTCGCCATGAGGATCATGAATGTCACCGCAACGAGAACACTCGCCAGAATGATTCAATGCCCTCTCAGCGGTCTTTTGTGTAGAACTACGAACCTCGCGGATAAGAGCGGTCTCATCGGCGGGATCAAATACTGCTGAAATCTCAAAAAACTTAATGCCGTAGCAATCCTCATATGATTTCTTAGAAGTTTTATGACCCGTTTCAGGATCGATATAATCGCAAATTGCGCCTTTCATGCGAACGTGGTTGCAAAATTCATCGGGAGTAGTAGCAGAGTTCTTGCAAATATTGCAAACAGAACGCTCTACGTCGCAACCCATGCTAAAACCGTCGATGCCACTCTTGGCATTTTTTGATCCATTGATAATTGCTTTAGCAAGCTTGGGAAATGATTTTGCATCAACTTCAAGAAGAAGCTCGACCCAAGTTGGAGGGGTATGATTGGCAGGAGCATTTTGGTAATATGAATCCTTTTGCGCAGCAGTTTTGTGATCTTCAACATGAAGTTTGGCATCAACAATAACCCCACGCGCACGAGAGGGGTCTGAATTGTGATGATCTACAAAGATTGGCTTGCCAAGGAAAGTTGAAAAACCATATTCAGCATCCTTGCTAGCGCTAACAGTAAAGCCAGATTCAGAGTTAGCAGTATGATGATCAAAAATATCTTGACTACCGGCAAGTTCTACAGAAGGCCAACCGTCATGATTCTTGTTAACCCTTGAAGAAATGGCTCGAATACGAGCGTAAAGATAACCATCTTCAGTGCGATAATCTTCAAATGCAGCAATCTTAGAAAGAGACGCAGATGCGTCTCTTTCTGCCGATCCCTTAACGTCTAAAATTTTGCTGACCTCTAAAGAGGCGTATTTTGTAAATGCCATATCGCCTCTTAAGTGACGGATAAACTAAATTATTTAGTTATAGTATCCTTGATTGCCCGTTCAGCATCATAAGTTAAAGATTTAAAAGTAGCCTTGCAACCGCGTTCTTGCTTCTCAGGTAAACCCCAAGATTCAATAAGGCCAAGAATTCTGCCCCGAAGAGTATTAAACTCTTTGATAATAATCTCCTCGGGAGTAGGAACCATTTTATCGTGAAATTAGGGCGTGAAGGTAATCTCCATCGCGCTTAATTCTTGAAACTTTGAATCCCTTAAATTCATTTTCAAGTCCAGCCTTAGCTTGACGGATAGTCAATTCGCGCTCAGGATCTAACCTTGAAGCTGTAAAAGAAGCTACAGTTTGACCTGAGCATTGAGTGCAACTAGGATCGGATCCACCACAGCGGGCGCAATCTGCCTCATTTGATTCAGGTGCGGTTGCAGCACTATCAGTAGCGCTCATGCCAACAGCATTTGGTGGAACTGAGGTAGCTTCCTTGCGCTGTTTATCGCAATGTTCGCAAGAACCCTCGTCACAAGAACCATCACAGCCAGCAGTTTTGACAGAAGCAAACGCAGGAGCGCCAACTGGAGTCATACCGGGCTTGTTGGGAACCTCACCGGGCTTAAGTTTTGCGCCAGATCCGGGAGGAAGTGGATCGGACTTTGCTGGACCGCCCTTAGGGGCTGGAGCGGCAGGAAGGTCGGCAGCAGGGGCATCGGGAGCCTCTGGAAGCTTAGGCTCTTCGCCTTTTTCGCTAATTCCAAGGGCATCAAGAAGAAGGTCAATCTTTTTTTCAAGTTGCTTGATCTTCTTTTCTTCTGAATCTTCGTGATCCTCGCCCTCATGCTCTTCAAGCTCTTCAAGGGGAGATTCTGATTCCTCATGCTCCTCATGCTTTTCTTCATGAAGTTCAGCGGGTGATTCCTCAATATCCTCTTCAAAAGGATTCTCATTGGCAACCTTAGGCTCTTCAAGTTTAGCAATCCAGCGACCGCCTTGGTTGTAAATGCCGGTAATACGAGTACCGGACTTAAATTCAGGATGCTCCTGAAGGGAAATGAGGGCCTCGGTCTGTGAAAGACCCTCGGAAGATGTTACTGTGCGTGTTGTATATTCCATCACTTTTTACTTTCTAGTTCGAAGGTGTTTTCAAGGTTAGCAACCGAAAAGAAAAGAATCATCGAGCGAAGACTCAATGTAATGCGTTCCCTCAAGGTCTAATTTATCAGCATTGCGGGCTTGACCATATTCGTCAATAAGCTCGCGCTGCTCCATTGGGGTATAATGTTTACCGGCAGTTTTACCAATAATTGGACCCGATGGAGGTGGGCCGGGTTGTAAATTACTAATAAACTCATTCCAGCCTCCACCATAATGGGTATCAATTGCTTGATGCACTTGATCAGGAGACAAGGCGTTAATTTCATCAGCGTAATCTTCCCAATCTAGGCCTTCAAATTCTCTGAAGACTGCGGGTCCATCAAGCTCAAGAAGCCAATTGCGGGCTTCTTGGATAAGTTGTTCGTAATTTGACATTTTAGCTGACGCTCCAATTTCTCTATGTGGCGTTGAAAGATCTGTGCTCTCTCCGGGAACTGGCACTGGCTTAGAATCCATATTTTGTTCAATTCCATGGGGATTTGACTCTGAAACTTCGTTGGCAGGAACAAAACGGTAACCATTAAGATCGGCTTCTTTTCGATCAATTTCAATAGTTGTTTGCAGGCCGCCGTCGCTATCAATTGTATAGCTAATCGCATCTGGCTTGACTTCATTTACGCGACCAACATCTGGAATATCGTAATCATTAGCATAGATTTCATATTCCTTTCCTTCCTGAATATCGTCCCCATCCTCGTCTTTCCAAGTATGTGAACTATCATCAATTTCAATCTCTTCTTCAGGTTCACTAAATGAGTCGATGTGACTAACAGGCTCGGGGCTTCCAAGCTCATCAATATTTAAAGATTGATAAAAACTTGCCGTAGTGCTGGCATTGCTAGAGTCGCCATCTGCTTTTTCAAAAGTTTCATCTTGCCATTGATGCTTGCAAGTATGACATTTAGAAACGCCATCTTGTTGAACCATTTTAGTAGTATGACTATCGCATTTTGGACAAGTTCCAGCAACGTTATCAGATCCATACTTAAATGCAGCTTTAAGCATAGAAGATGCAATTGGTGAAGGCATTCCTCCTCCTAAATCTCCGGGAGTTGGAGCTTGCATTGGCGGAATTCCCGGAGGCATACCTTGATTTTGAACAGGTTGTTCCATTGGAGGCATTGGTTGATCTTCTGGATCTTCACCTAAAAGTGGATCTTTCTTTTGAACAATTGCCAATTCCTCATGATATTCATAAGGCTTTTCAAGCATGTTTCCAACTTCATCTTCGCGACCCTGTTCAATCAAAAGATCAGCGACGGCAGCTTGTTGAGCATCAGTATGCGGACCTTGCTGATCCGATGCCGTGCGAACTTTGCCCATGTAAGGTTGAACGAGATTTTGTGCAGTTCCATAAGGCCAAGCTGGGCTAGAACCCGATTCTGCTGAATCGCCCATCGCGTTAGCAGCACTGCACTTGGGGCAAATTTTATCTGATGCGTCTAATACAGCGCCACAATTATGACATTTATTCATAGTTGTAGGATGCTCTTGTCCTAGCGACATTTGTGAAGAAGCTGGCGTATCAGTTACCAAAGAAGAGGGTCCAAAAGCATTGCTTTTCTTATCACCTTTCTTTGGCTCGTCTCCAAAAAAGAGAAGAATTTGATTTTCTTCCTCTGGGACGGCTTCGCCTAGGTAACCGGGAAACTCTGCATTAAGTCCCTCATGAATTGATTGCATGATTGGGTCTTCTGCTCCCGGCTCAGGAGAATTAAAAAATTCCATAACAAGCGGAAGAAAATTAAGAAACTTTTGAATTGATTCGGAATCGGCTAGATTCTTTTCAGTCTTTTTATCCTCGTTAGTTGTAAACATCCTCTTATGACGCTCTTTAACGTCATCTGCCCCTTTAGGATCTTTAGATTGACCCATTTCGTTTACATCAAGCATGTCATAAGCCCAATCATCATTGCTTTCATCTGTACGCTGATGTGGGTCAATGCCACCATTAACGGGATCTTCAATACGACGAGTAATTGAGCTTGGATGCTCGTATTCATCGCCGTAAGTGGCAATATGAGAAGAAGTTACTCCGCTTCCGGGTCCGCCAGCAGCAGCATCTTGCATTGGCATATTTGGAATTTGACCGGGATCGCCAAGTGCCTCGTTAGCAACGTCCTCAACTCCGCTCATTAAGGCATGACCGGCAAGCGCAGGGCCAGCAACTCCGGCAACATCGCCTAATCCCACTGTACCAGCAGCTAATCCAGCCGCTAATTCGGGAAGGGCTGCAAGAAATGCTGAATTTTTAGTATTGCTAGCTTTACTTAAAGCAGACAGGTTATCTGTTCTAGCTACATCATTAATAATATCCGCCATGTGAGGGTCTTCTACTCCGATTTGAATTGATCCTTGACTTGTCTTTGGCCTGATCACAGACCAGTACTCTTTATAAGGACGAAGTTTGCCATTTTCCTCTGGATTTTCGACCCAAGCGTTAGTTTTAATTAAAGCCTCGTGTAAATTATCTGTAATACCTTTGGGGAGTGGCATCGAATATTTATTAGAAGCCTCTGTAAACTCCTTAGAAGGCTCTACAACGTCAACGATGTCCCACCCAAGGTGGTCAATTGGAAACTCTTCTGCGCCGGTATGTTCTAACCAACTAGCAACAGCGACGCGTTCAAGATCATTGACCTCTTTAGCCCTTTCAGAAGCTTGTTCAAAATCTTCAATAATTTGATCCCAATCCTCATTTGATTTGCGCACGGAACCAAGCATTTCGTCTCTACCATTGGCGCGGTCTGAGCGATCACCGGGTTTCCACTGATTATCCTTGACTGGATGAGTTTCGCCAAGACCGGCAGGTTCAGTTGCTTCATCAAGCTCAGCAATTTCTTCCCAATTCATTTTATCCTTAAGCCCAGCAAGGATGCCTTCGCCAAGAGGATTTCCGCCTCTATCACCTGATGCTCCATCAAGTGGAGTATTACGCTCGGTCATTTCTGAATTAACAGGCGAGGGTTGGCCTCGATAAGGACGACCTCCGGTACCAGAACGGAGATCATAGCCGCAATCTGGGCAGCTATTGTGAACCGTCTCTGGTTGAATCTCTCCCTGTTGAAAGAATGATCCGCATCCGGGGCATTCAATTTCGTCGTAATGGTGCTCAGGACCTTTATGATCCATAATGTCACCTAATACTTAACGCCAGAGTCAGATGTGCGGGCGTTGAGCCTAAATACTGTTGGAAGAGTAGCAGCGTAAACAAACTTAAGTCGAATGTAGGGTGCAATTACTTCTTCTGAAAACTTATTTGAGAAACCGGCAAGTGTGCCGTAACGATTATCGATGGTTGCCGATGCAGTTGCTACTGCCGAAGAGACATAATCCCAGTTCTTACCATCCGAGCTTTGCTGAATGTAAAGGTTGCCAGCGGCTCCAGTATTAAAAACGGTTCCAGTAAATTTATCATGCGTTTCAACTTTAAGGGCATCGGTAGTAAGCGTACCGTTAGTGCCATCAAATACCCAAGTATAAGGCGTAAGTCCGTTTTGTGCAAGGTTAACCGTAGCATCAGCGGCAACTGGTTGAGCGGTCCAAAAAGGAGAAGATACTGATGGAGTATTACCCTTATTGTTATTGACAGCGGACTGCCAATAAAGGGCGGCTCCAACCCTAGAACCGTTAGCAAGCGGCACGGTCAAAGCTTGACTCAAACCAACCGTATATGAGCTAGATCCTGAGACTGAGGTGATAGTAGTACCGGCGGGAATGCCGACTCCATTTAAGGATGAAATGACCATACCAACTGCCGGGGTACCAGCAGTCGCAGTAAGAGTTAATTGAGTCGCGCCTGCAATAGCAGCGGTTACAGTTCCATAAACCTGTGCCGCAGATGAATCTGCTACGATATCTCCCTTGTCATAGGTGATGCCGCTGTTATAAGAGTAAATATTGACGCCAATATATGCCATTCTATAAGTTATTCCTTCGTAGTAGAGTATTTAGTAGGTTAAGCAGTATATCTTACTTGTAATTGAACTGTAAACTGTGCGGCAAAGTTTGTGCCACTGATTGAACCCGATGGTGCATATATTGTTAATGCATAAAGTCCGGCACCATTAAATGTTGAAGTATAAGTAGAGCTAGTGGCATTAATTAACGAATATGTCGCGCTTACTGCCGGAACATTAGTTGCTAAATATTGAAGTAATCCGTTGATAGACGGAGCGGTGCTTCCCGCTGTTGTTGTTGTTGCAGCAACGGCTGGATAAAGCGAAGCAACGACTCTGGTTGAACCGCTAATTGTGGTATTGGTATTTGTTAGACCAGTAACTATTAACCTCCAGTTAGTAGTAAATCCGCTAACTGTATAATCGGCTGGATCGAGATAAAAAGTGTGACCCGCGCCAGTAGTTGCTGTACTAATTACGGTTGCGTTATTATTACCAAGAATATATTGAAATCCGTTAATTGCCGATATGGTTCCTGATTTTTCAGAAACAGTTACCCAAGGCGAGGCATAGTTTACAACAGATCCATCTGCTTTGAGAAGTTGAGATGATGTTCCTCCAGTTTTAATAATAGATGCCGCAGTTAAATTGCCAGAGGCATCAACTTTAGTTAATGCAGTACCAGAACTGTTTTGCCATTCTTGAATATTTCCTGTTTGACCATTCCAAGCTTGAGTAATTAATTTAGTTCCAGTAGGAGCGGTTGGAGCGGTACCGGCAAAATAAGCATTTGTTAATGTAGCGGTACTTGTTGGTGTGCTAGATGAAACAGTAATAGTAAACTGTGTTGAGCTATTGAGAGAAACTGCATAAGAACCAGAGTTAAGAGTTGTCCAGTTCGTGCCTGCATTATTTGCAAACCCTGAAAAAGAAACAAGTTGACCGCCATAAAGTCCGTGAGCCACAGACGTTGTAAGAGTGACAGTCGTTCCCGATACAGATGCTGATGAAAACGGAGTTGTTCCTGTATCGTTATATGTATTTGTTGTTGTAGAGCTAGCAGTTGTTTGTTGAGTTCCAGATACTGGAATGTATTGTGCGCCCGTCCATGTTGGACTTGCACCAGTCGCTCTATAAATTTTATAGCCAGAAGCACCGGGAATTTGCGTCCAAGACAATGATGCAGTCTGGTTACCGGATGTGGGGGTAACATTTACAGTTGAGCTAACCGTTGTTTCTCCCTGAGGGTTAACAGCCGTAACCTGATAATTGTATTGTGTGCTAACCGTTAACGATCCTCCCGAAGCCAATGCAGCAGAAGGAGAAGGAACTGACAAAGCATTAACATAAACATTTGTACCATTATTTTTTAAATTGCCAAAATTATCAAATGAAGCATAAATGCTGTTATTTTGATCTGAAATTCTTAAAATATCTAGAGTTTGATCAACTCTTGACCTAGCAAGTAATGGAATAGCAGTAGACGAGCTTCCTTGCGTGTTTAGGGCATAAGATGGCGAAACCAAAGTACCAGCGCCGCCAGAGCCAGACTGCCCAACTTGTAGACCGTTGTTGATAGCAGTATTTGCAAAAGCCCTGTTGACGGTAAACGCAGCAGTACCGGCATGATCGTAAATTGCAAAAGCGTATTGGTTCATTGATGATACCCCGGCTGGAGCGGCACCCGAAGTACTTGTTCCTGTATCTTTGTAAGATGTAATTGATCCGCTAGTAATTGTGGTTAAAAGTAGACCGGATGCAGTAAAAGCGTTGGACGTATTGCGATAAATTTTGTAACCAATCGCGCCCGCAGTTTGAACCCAATTCAAAGTAACGGTATTTGTATTATTAACTGTAGTTTGCGTTTGCCTCACATAACCAGAAGCGGTTGAAGTTGTAGATGCATTTGTTGTTGCTACAAATCCGTCGCCATTTGAAAATACTGGAACAACGGTGTAATAATACGTTGTTGCTGAAGAGCTAAATGATGAACTTTCAGTATTAATGACAACTGGCCATGTTGCTGTATACATGCTCCTATTAATAATCAAACCATTATTTAAAGTTAATGAACCAGTTTGATCAAATTTTGCCAACACATTATTATTAACATCACTTACATCGGATATATCGGCAGATAAAGTTACTGTTGCGGCAGCATTAGTTGCGGCTGTAACACCAGAAGGAGTTGGACTCAAAAATATTGGCATACCTGCAAAAGTAACCGTTGCCCCAGCAGTGTGAGCAGCAGCAGTTGTAGAATTTGCGCCTCTAGTGCATCCAGTAAAAGTTGTTCCCGTTAAACCCGTATAAGTAATTTGCTCACTATCAATTTGAATTGTTCCAGTATATGAAAAACCTGCGGTGCTGGCAACGGTAATTGTTGTACCACTTGAACCGGGATCAGTACCAACCGTTGTTGAAGTTGAAATAGTGCCGCGAGTAGTAAAAGTATATGCTGTATAACCGGTTTGACCAGAAGCTACAGTTGGATCTTTAGTTATGCTGGGAATACCAGAGGAAGAAATGGCATATGTAGTATAAGGCTGAAGGCCTGTTGCGGAAAGACTACCTCCGGTGGCAGTTAATGTTGCAGTGGCGGTTGCGTTTGAAGTAGTTACTACCAAACCAGAAAGAGATGATCCAAGACTTGAGGTACCCTTAAGTGTTAAGGGTACTGCGGTTGTAGAAGTAGGGGCAATAGTGTTAGCAGCAGTAAAAGTATTAGCAGAGGCTAATTTAGCATTAAGAGCATCTTGAGTATCAACGTAATTCTTCGTTGTAGCATCAGTTGATGCAGCAGGATCTGCAACAGAGGTAATTTTCTGCGAGTTTACATCTATACCATTTTTAAACTTAGCGGACATTCTGCCCCTTTACTTTAACCAATGATGGTAATATCGTATGTATCGTAACTTGCTGCAACATCTGCAAATGTAATAGTAACTTGACCTGCCGCACTAATAACAATATCAGTATACACGACATTGCCAGAGGAATCAGAAACTTGAACAATAAGATTTCTATTAGATGAAAGTCCGTGAGTTGCTTGAGGGATAACCTTTGATACGTTTCCAGACGTGGCATTAAAGGTTGTTACATACTTAGTTGGAAGACTTTGATTAGTTCCAGTTGGAGTGGTTGCAAGTGTACCTGATGAAGGAACATTGACATTAGAACCGCCAGATACTCCTGAAAATGTAACCGAGTTGGCATTGCCTGTTGCAAGGGTCGATCCATTGAAAAGTGTTAAAGTTGCAGATGAAGATGGTGCGGTAATTGTAACTTTATTTACCGATGTTGCAGTTGCAACACCAATTGTTGGAGTAGTAAGAGTTGGCGAAGTATCAAGAACAAATTTACCGCTACCAGTGCTTGATGCGACAGGAACGGTCGTATTATCAATTTGAAAATCAGTACCGTTTACAAGTTTAACGCCATTGCTTCCTGTATATGAAGCAAGTTGTGTAAACTGAGTAAATGTAAGATTGCTTGTGCCAACAGTAAGAGGGTTGGTGCCGGATTGAATCCAAGCAGTTGATTTTTGACCACCGTAAAGAACGAAAATGTAATCACCGTTTGCAACTTCACCAGTAACGCTTCCATCATAATCCGTGTCACGAATAAGTTTGGCGGTAGATGAAGTTGGAAAACTATCAAGGTAATAAACGCCATTTTGGGTTTGAGTTGTTTGATTTTTAACAAGAATTCTGTCGCCGGTATAGTTGGTTCCCGCCGTAAGTAACTTGCCATCAATTGTCAAAGTTGAACTAGTTGCCGTAACAGTAAGATAAGCTCCAATGCCGTTTCCGTTTGGCGCGGTATAGCTATTTCCGAGGTCTGCCGTGGTAGCTGCTACAACGGGGGCGTGAACATTAAGATTAGCAACGGCAGCATCAACATAACTTTTATTGGCCGCATCATTATCGGCAGTAGGGGTGGCAACGTATTGAATTTTTTGAGGTACGCCGCTCGTACCAGCGGAAATTGTTCCAGTTGCCGAACCAACGGTATCAAGTCTTACAGAAGTTGTATCAATATCGCCAACTACAATTTGTCGGAATGTTGGCGTTCCACTACCACTCGTTGGAGAAGCAAGAACTCTATTTGCAGTAGCCTGTGAAGCAAAATCTGTATTGACAATGCTGCCAGCGTAAGGAATTTGAACCCAGCTAGGACTTACGCTAGTTCCTTTATTAATAGCAATGCGATTATTAGTTGTATTAAAATAAAAGTGACCCAGAGTGGTCGTTCCGGGATCGGTGCTAGCATTTTCAATAGCCACATTTTGTAATTGACTACGATTTAAATTGATATTTGTATAAAATTTAATTGCCATTAGTTACAGTAAGCCCATCCCCAAACGGGAGTTGTTGAATTAAATGTTAAAATCACGTTGTTTGTGTCAACGTAGTGAATTTCGCCAATAATTACGTCGTTATTATTGTCTACAACTGTTACGGAGCAGTATTTGCCAAGATTATGGTTGACATTCCAAGTTGAACTTTGATTTACTTGAGTTTGCGTATGAACGTAGTTTTCATCTGATTTGCCAATACCGGCAGAGTTTAAACCATTGGTCAAAGTTAGGTTAACTGCGTAATTTGGATTTTCTAATTTAATCTTGTTTGGCATTTCATATATTATAGTTTGGCAGTCTATACAATTGTCGCGACGGGAGTCCCAACTCTTGATAATGTCTCTGTTAATTTAACTTCTACATATGAAGTATAAAGGCTTAAATTATTTGGATCATTTCCCGGACTGTAATTCGTTCCATCATCTGGAAGAAAATGCAATTCAAGTCCGTCCAATGCTGCTCTGGGGTCACCGTCAGTAAATGTAAGCGTTACATTTGCCGCACTTTGATCAGAAGTGGTTGAATTTGATAAAAGAATTTGATAATGATAAAGACCATTATCTTGAGTGTTAACATAAGCGCTAAAAAATATCGTTGATCCAAGAGCTATACCCGGCCCAGAAACATATTGACCCTGTTGCGGCTCAGACGAAAGATCATAAACATCAAGGAAATTTATAAATAATTGTCCGTTTGAATCATAGCCGCTTGTTCCCCAATTAATAGGAAAGCTCGAAGTGCCAGTTGCAATTGGAATCGACCATGTATGTTGTCCTGAATTAAACCATTGATTCGCAGTTGGAGTAGAATTGTTATTAACTAAAATCCTTGCTCCGCTTTGATCTTGATTATTAATAACATCTTGAGATCTAAACAATTTTACTTGCATAATTTCCGTGCCAGTCGGATCAGTATTGCCACCAGATGAAGACGAAGATTTAGTAACTTTAAGATTTGTTACAGTTTTTAATGTATTAATCGTTTGATTTGCGCTAACATTGATGCTATTTAAATTTAAAATAATTTTTGATCCCAAGGGTTTTGTTCCGTTATAATATATAGAACTCATTTGAGAAAATGTGGGCGACGTTGTAGAAATTGATTTAGTTAAATGCGTTTGAGCAATATAGGAAGCATCAATGTCAACGCCATAAAAATTTGAAGGAGCCAACGGATCAATTGGAATCGGTACAAATCCGGAATATGTATAAGCGTTGGGTGAAAAATCTATCAAACCCTTATTGTCTGTAAATTGAGAAAATGTCGGATAAACGTTTGTTCCAAGAGAGTGAGAATTGTCAGAACCGGTGTGATTTGAAATTGTCAAATACCATGTATTTGAAGAGCTTTCGTAAGTCTTTGCGTTATAAGCAAGATCTTGTGTACCAATCCGACATCCACCTGAATCTAAAAAGAAAGAATTTTGATTATCCTTAATATAAATTCTTGTAGTATTGGTTGTCATAGTTTTGGCCAAATCTGAAAAAAGAAACCCGTGATAGTATCCACTAGAGCTATTGCTGTAGTAATTGTCGATATAAGTGTTATCAAGATATGCAGGAGATATGCCTACTAACAAATACTGGTTATTAGAATCTGAATATCGATAAATTCTATATGAATCAATTTGAGCGATGGAGTATTCGTCTAGTGGCAGGGACCAATCAATTTCCGCATAATATTTATTATCAGAAGAAATGTTAACCGAACATTGAGCAGACGGATATGCCGGTAATTCCTTTCCGCTAACAACTGCGGTTACAATATACTTATAAGTTCCCCTAGGTAAGCAATCGGATGAACCAGAAATTGCTTTTGCCGATGATTGAATTCTATTTTTATCAATTGATGGAACAAGGTACCTACGACCTTTTCGCTTTGGAATATTAGTCGAACTTAAAGATAAGAAAGGTGTAGATTGACCAAAAGTGGAACCATCGGAGGGATCTGTTCCAAAATCATTTGATAAGGCATCATTCATAAACGGTTTTAATAAATCAAAGGTGACTTGATAATTTGAATTAAATGGATCGGTAACCCAAACGCCTTTAGCCTGATAGTTATTTAAAGCACCAGCAAGATATTTTTTACTTCTTAAAATATAATTGGCAACCGTTCTTGGAGATGTCACAAATGCATTTATATAAGTTCCGCCTTGAGGTATCGCGCCTTCTTCTAAGAAAACCGGCTTATCATAATTGTTGTAACACGCCGCTAGCGTAGATACATTATCATCAATAGTTTGATTGCCAAAAATTCCTCCAACGTATTGATGTGGACTTAAAATGTCAATCAAATCGCGAGTGTTATCTACGCTAAATCCTGCACCCGCACCTCCGTTTGCATCTACGTAAATGGTGCCAAAAGTTACAGGAGTGTTAACATCGTTATTATGAATTGCAGATTTAATCTGATTTATCCACTGTCTTGCAATAGTAAATTTATTACGCGATTTTGGAGTTAGTGTCAAATATGGAGAATAATGACGGTCAGTTCCATTGTATGGACTTCTTAACCACTGTGTATTGTCAACAATTAAACAATTTTCTGAAGAAAACGTCGTTTTAACTTGATTGGTATTAGATAAAATAATTTGATATCTTAAATTAGAATCAACTTTAGATTGACCAAAGAAATTTGTTTCTCCGGCAATAGACGCAGTTGTAAATCCCACCCTACTTGATGAAGGAATATTTGATGAATTTGTAGTTGAAATGAAATATGTTGTATTGGGTTGAACGAGGCACTGGGCATAACTTGCACCTGCGGCAGATAAGCCAACTGGATTGGCAATTCCGCTAACTGTAAAAGTTTTAGTAGTTATTGCATTTACAGTAAACGCTCCATTACAAGTTGATGGGGTGGCATTTTTAATAACAACTAAGTCTCCAACATTTAATCCATGCTCAATTACCGTCGTGTAAGTATAAGAAGTGCCAGTAACAGATACGCCATTAACTGCACCAAAACCATTAATATTAAGAAGGTTTTTACATCCTGCGGAAATTTTTGCATGACCAGTGTCGTTGGGATTTAAATAGTCAGAAGAAATATTAGGATTGGGCGAGGTAATTGGCGAGTTAACATACGAACCGGTATTTAACACAGAACTGTCGTTAACATCAAAATAAAAAACGGTTCCATCAAAAAATTCCGTTGAAACCAAATTGGCAATTTCTTGATTCCAATTACGTATTGCAGAAACCTGATAATTGGCAATTACTTGAGCGCTGCTAATTGCAGTGGCAGTAGGATTTAATGTTGACCCCGTTACCGTAAATTGATTTAAAGATGGAGTGTCTACAACAGTGAACGTTCCGTTAAAACTGTTATAATTTGTTCCTGCCGCAATACCGCTAATATTTACCGATTCTCCAATAAACAAGTTATGATTTGTACTTGTTGTATATGTGTACGTATAACCACTAGCAGTTGGCGCACTTGAAATTGTGATTGGTGCAACTTGCAATTCAGCTATATTATGAACAATAATCGGTGCCGGATTACTTGATTCAATTTGCCAATAATCTAAACATGCGTTACCAGATGTAACGGTAAAGGTAATTGTAATGTTGTTGGCACCAGCGGGTAGGTTTGGAATTCTTTTTACAACTGGTGCCGTGATTCCGGGCCGAGTGTCAATTCCGGATATTAAACTTTGATTATATGACTTACTATTTACGGCAATCTTAGCTTGAACATTGGCATTGTTTTCTACCATAAATCCAATAGCAATCGTTCCGCCTATAAATCCCGATCCTGTTGAAAATGTGACAGTTTTTGTTCCACCTCCGGAATACTGCTGATAATCTCCGCCGGAGGCGCTATTTAAAGATACTGTTGAAAATCCAGAAAGTCCAGTAAATTCATTAACTGCGTTTGATCTCAACCTACTTAAAATGGTGCGCAATGAATTAATGAAAAATTGGGTGTTGTATCCATAGGGAGTTCCATAAGATAAAAAGTCATTTGTTCCAAAATTTACTGAATTAATTTTAAAAGTATTACCATTTGCATAATCACTTGACGCGCCCTGTCCTCGCGCATTTAAAACTTGGCCATAACCAAACGGTACTCCAAAAACATTGATATTTGAGGATAAAACTGATCCTGAAATAGCATGATTAACTTCCGTTAGTCCAACTGCAAGTGATAATTGCGTTGAATAACGATTCGTCTTGTTACTTGCTCCAACGGGAATATTTGCTCCCAGTAGATCGTCTCCTCCCCAATTAACACTTGATGCCGCTTTTGTTGCAGCAGCATAATCACTACCAACAAATCCAAATTTATTTTGATATTGATTTGTTTGTATTTGAAATGGTTGAAACGAATTACTTGGAGCTAAATCAATTAATGCAGTACTTTGAACTGCATCAATGTTTGTAATTTGAAGATTTGTAACATCTGGTTTTTTATCGATTAACGATATATAAGAACCAACAACATTGGCATCATTGATTGTCGGATTGGATCCATACGCAGACCTAGTAATACCAATCAAATTTGCTACAAATACAGTGTCCACATCTGTATTGAGTGGATCACTAGCAACTTGAAGATCTTGATATTGAATTAATTCAATTCCCGATCCGTTAGACATTAAAGCATAACCGGGTTTTCCGACTCGACCCGCAAATACAGAATAAGAGTCAAATGTTCCATCGTCAGTTTGTGTAACGTGGATTTCTATTCCAGATGCCGAAGAGTATGCGCTAATAACTGCGTCATCGTATTGATCAATTGGTTCATTAATTAAACTATACCATGCAACCGCAGGATGACCCCCGATTTTACTTGCAATAGCTTTCCAAAAATTGGCCTGCGTAAGCCAGCGATCCTCTTCGGTAATTCCTATCAACCAATCTGGTTGGTTTGCGGCAACCCAAGTGTTAGCGCCATTAATAATAACATAAATATCATATTTAGCGGCCAGATCACAAAACTCATATAATTTATTTAATTGGTCTTGATTTGGAGTATTTTTATCTGTCATAAATTTGTCTAATTGCAGACAAATGCGAATAATATTACTTTTATTTAAATTTAAAATAGCAAGGTCTGATTCTATTGTTGACGGAGCAACAATTAATCCAGTTACCGATGTTGTAACATTATTTAAAGCGGGAATATCAGATGGTACCGATCCTACGGGCCAGCCAATGGTGTATTTAATAGTTAAATTATCAGATGAAACTGAGGTAATTCTGGGCGTATTTGCATCTGCAATGTATCCGTTAATATCAAAAGCTTGCGCTTTCTCATATGTACCATTAACATTACTTAAAACAATTTTGTCATTTGGTGCAAAATTATGATTACCATCAGTTGTTAATGTAACTTCATAAGTTTGAACTAACAATCCACCAAAATTAATAATACCAGCGTCTACTTGACGATAGTTGCTAACATTAGCAATATGATTAGCGCCTTTAAAGCCGCCAGCGTATAGTTCTTTATTCCAAGAATCTTCAATAATTTGACTACGAGGGTTATCATAATTGTGACCAAATGCAGTAAATAAAGAACCATCGTCTTTAATAATATTTCCGGTGGGATTACCGGCTTGGTCTTTTTCTACTTTAAGCCGTTGAGTAATCATATTATCAAGAAGGAGAGTAGATGTGTTTAAATACTAATGTTACTGAAAGATTTTTAGGCGATCCATTAATTTGGATTACATTCAAGGCAATTTCGTTATAAGTATCGCCAATTGAATTATTTGTTGTAACTGATTGAGAGGACGTGCCTGTTAAATTGGCAGCAGGTGGCGTTCCCGTTGGAGAGGTTGATGTAGTAAATGCAGTAGATCCAGCATTAACAATTGCAAATTGTACCCAAGCTCCCGTTGTACCGTCGCCTATTTTATAAATAACTTGATCTAGCGTTGTAACACAATTAGTAGGAAATGCTTTTACTGCAAAAAACGAAGGCATTGGCAGGCTCGAATTAGTTACAACGTTACCTTGAATGGCAAAACTTTGTGTTGTTTTAAATGTAAGAGAGCCTTGTTTACCAACATTACCGACGCCAAGATTGCCTCTAGCGTCCGTCGCATTGTTTGCTCCCGTTCCTCCGTGAGCTACATCTACCGCAGTTCCTGCCCAAACGCCCGAAACGTTACCGGTGGTAGTCATATTTCCACTGCCAAGAGAAAGGCTACTGCCCGTAATTGATCCACCAGTAATCGCGCTACTACCAGAGTTAACCGATCCGGTAGTAATATTTCCAAGAGTGACATTACCAAGTGTAGTAATTGTACTAGATTGATTGGCAGCAATACTAAGTTGTCCGCTTGAGTAATTTAACCCAGAACCATTAATTGTTGAAGAAAGTTTTAACGCCCCAGAGGTTCCATTAAATGCAAGTCCGGAATTGGTATCTAATTGAATTCCCGCTCCACTTGTTGTTGAGTAGAGTCCCTTAGTAGAATCCAAATTTACGGCAACGCCATTACCATCAACTTGAATAGTATTTGCATTATTAGCGCCAGTAGTGGCATTTGGCTTAACCGAAATGGTTGATCCAGATTTAGTGATACCGTTACCGGCTTGAATATTCGTGCTAGAAAATTTAGAAAACCCAATTAAAGAAGCGCCAATAACCTCTGATCCGGTGTTTAGTACATTGGCTGACCAAGACGTATTTGTTTGAGAGCCACCATTTTCCACAAAGAAGTACGCACCTACAACTTGGCTCCAACTTGTGCTTGAAGTTGGAGGGCCTCCCATATCATCTGCCCTTTGAACGTTCAAATTTGTTGTATTGTCAGTAATCACATAAGCGCCATTTAATTTTGATTGAGTTTCTGTTAAAGATCCCAATCCACTTGACCCATTTGCAGGCGCATTTTTGATAAGGATTCTTTCTCCAATCGCGGGGCTATAACTATCAATAGTTGTTCCCGTAATTTGTGAAACTGCGGTTCCTGTAACAGTGTAAGTTTCGGATCCGGTTGTAGTTGCTTTAACAGCGGCGTGTGGTTTAATACCAGCGGCAAAGCTATCTACGTATTGTTTATTTGCTGCATCTGTAGGCTGGCTGACGGCATCAGTAATAACCCCAGTTAATCTGTGTCCGCCTAAAGAAATGTCATTATTGATAGCAGTGTGCGTGTGATCGCTAGCGGCAACGGTAATTTTTGATCCAGTACCTTCAATTGCGCGAACACTGGCGGTTGATTGAGCTTGTGGAGTTAATTTACTATCGTCAAGACGAGTGTATGTTGTTGCTGCCGTTGAAGAATAAAGTTTTCTATTTAATTCTGTTTGAGTTAAATCAGAAATAGGTTTATCAAGATCTCTAGTATTATCAACATTACCAAGTCCAAGGTCGCTGGCAGTTGCTTGAACAGAAGATGTAATTCTACCTTTTGTATCAATTAAAGTTTTATAAATAACCAAATTGGTTCTTTGATTTGTAATAGACTGAAGCGTAGGATTTGGATAAGTTCCCGTTAAATCTCCGCCAGCGGCTCCTTTTGGAATTCGAGAATCGGTAAGACGAGAATCGTCGCCTAATACAATAAAATTATCTCCCGTTCCCGGCTGAGATATTTGAAATACAATTTTTTGATTGTATGGCAAATAATAAATAGGAGCAGGGTCAAGAGCAACCTCTTGATTGCTAATATTAGTTGCAACGTAAGCAATGCCGGATGGTCCGACAAGGCCGCGATCACCTTGGTCGCCTTTTAATCCCTGCGGACCCTTTTCTGTAACACCTGAAAGGGCAAGGTTGACCTGCTTGCTTTGAGTAACTAGATTTAATCCTTGATTGTTTTCAACAAGGATGATCTTCTTAGTACCATCTACCTCTAAGTTCATACGCCATTAACCTTAATCCCTCCGTAGAGAAGCGCGTCTGTATTACCAGTGCCCGACGCTTCAGAAATGGTTAAATCATAAACTCCGCTTTTCCAAGTCAAAAGAGACGTTACTGATGATGTAATCTTCAAAGTAATTTTGCCCTTTGTATCGGCGCTTGATGAGGATCCAAGCGTAATACTGCACCCTACATCAGACGGATGAATTCCATTGGTCATTGACCCACCATTTGCAATAGTAGATAAAGTTAATAACGCCTCTCCATTTGGTTTGTCACGAATAATCATTTCGGCAGCATAGCCTGTAAGATCACGAGGTTGTGTCGCATCCATTGAATCAAACAATGTTAAAACTTCGTAAAAAGTTGCGCCCTGCCAAATGGCAAAAGTATGTTTATCTGGAATTACGGTCATGTTATTTATTATATGCTAGGTAATCATCCAGTTATCAGTTGATAACGATCCAGCCTGATCCGGTTGATTGAACAACCAAAGATGAATATTGAGTAGTCAGAGATTTAGTAGACGCTCCATCGATCAATTGCGAAGAAGTTGTTGCGATAGTTATTGTTCCAGACGCGGCTGTATTTTTAATGACATAAGTACGTCCCGTAATACCTACTGCCGTTGGCAATGTAACTGTAAAACCGGCACTTGTGCAGTTAACTGTATAATGTGTAGCGCCCAATGTCGTGGCACCTGTAATTGCAAGGTAAGGCAAGGTAACCGCACCGGATGTGCCGCCACCAACAACAAGTTCATTCTGAATTTTAGTTTGACTGGCAGAAAAGGTTTGAGTACCAGTAAATGTATTGCTTTTATTAAGCGCAAAATATAACGAATCTATAATTTTGTTAGTTCCAGTAAACGATTTATTATTTGGATCAATAACATTGCCAGACTGTGTTCCCGTAATAGCAATAGAGTTAGCTTTTCCTGAAAGGTTGTTAATTGCGCTACCCGGATCCCATGTCATAGCATCCGGTAGTCCCGCAACATCAATAATTGGATTGCCCGATGTAGATGAACCGGTCCATTGAGCCGCAGTAACACTTTTTGAACTAACCGTATAAGTACTAAAATTAGTTGAAGTTGAAGAACTCCCGTTATTCGTTACGTTTAATCCAAGGGGTATAAATTCCTGCCAATTAGTACTGGTATTTTGAATATATAAGGCGGGAGAACGACGAGTTGTAGAACGATCAGTAATATCTGTAATAGACCTCCTGCCAATATAAACATCGCCCGCTTGACCAGTAATGTTAGAAAATGGGGTTTCATTTAAATCGTAACCAATAACCCTAGCACCAGTTAATGAATAATCAAACTTGGGATTTCTGTTATCTGACAACCGTGAATCATCTGCTCTAACTACTTGAGTTGCATTACTTGTACCAGAAATGACAACTGGAAGGCGAGCAATGTCAAAAGTTCCGCTCGTGATATCGGTAGCTGCGTGTGTATGCGCGGTTGGTGTACGCGAATCACTTAAACGACTGTCAGTAGTAACGACTGCCGTGCCAATAACTTGCGATGGATTAATTGAAATTAATGATTGATCAATTCCAATAATAGCATTTGTTGCAGTTCCAGTATTAGTAATTGGAGATACAATAGAAACGGCGCCCGTATCGCCCTTGGGACCAGTATTAAGATTAACGTTAATAGAAGATTTACCTACATTGCTATTAACTTTTACTACGTTTTTTGTTACTGATACCTGACCCATTACTTCTCCACAGTAATATTGCCGTACATAATGATATCTGTAATATTATTACCATTATCAACAATTGAAATTTCATAATATCCGCGTTTCCACTGAATATTTGAAGTATCAGATGCGGACAGCGCCAAGCGTATAATTCCATTTGGTCCATCAAGGGTAATTTTGCCATTACTTGTACTTAAAGCAATAAGCAAGTCTCCCTTGGGTTGCTTTGTAACATTCATGGTTACTGTGCAATTTGACAAATTGCGAATAGTTGTCCCTGCATCACTATATACAGTTAAAGTTTCATAAAAGCTTGCACCCTGCCAAATTGTAAAATCGTATGTATCTGGTATTAAAGTCATGCTACTAATTACCAGTTAGGTTTCAGCTATAAACCAATGTCTTCGAGAGTAATTTCAATAGATTCAATGTCTAAATCCAATTCAAGATCCATAATTATTCATTTCCTTTCCGGTTTGAGGATTCATTACCCAAACTTCTGGAGTTGTTAGACCCATTGATTCTCTCATATGTTGCATAAGCGTTTGTCCCGGCATACCGTTTACTCGTTTTCCAGAATTTGGATCATGAAAAAATGGAGTCAAGAATGTTGAAAATGCAGCATCGACATCAGCTTTCTTTTTAAATGGAATTGCGCCCTTTGGATGTTTGATTCCTTCTGCTCTATCCCACTCGCTTGCAACTTGTTTACGAGCATCTTTTGTAGTATTAAACCATCCGGGCACTCTTGGTTTTTCCGATTTATTTTCACGTTTACTCCAATTAACTTCGGTATGAGGAGTTGGTCGAAGCGGATGCAAATGACTTTTGCTTGGATGATGTCCCGGAGTTTGACGCATTGTATTTTTTAATCCTTTTGAAAATTGTCCCAAAGGCATGTGACCGTAACCAGAGGCGTCTCTAGCGGCCTGTAACTCGCGCTCAGCTTTAAAATAATCTCTAAGGTTGAGATCATCCTTCTTTCGCCCTAAAGCTTTTAAAATGTCCGGCGTGACGGCTCCAAGCTGACTGGTCTCTGGGGCTAAATAAAACCAAGCCTCATCAATTTGATGAGGATCAAGATCTTCGTAATATTGCTTCATCAAAGATGACCTAAAATGATGACCCTTGCCACCTTTTTCAATATCTTCTACGGCTGCCTTGGTAACATCTTTAATATTTTTAGAAATATCTGAAATTGGCTTGACGTGGTGCGCCAGAGGCGAAGGATAAACACTTGGGTCCGGATGCTTAGATTCAAAAAACATTTTTTCATTACCAAAGTCATAATCTTGGTTGACTTTGGTATTAGTCATTCTTTTAAGTCGTTTAAGCAACCTTTTAATAGCTTCTCTATGAATATCCTCTGCGCTTGCATCGTCTCCAAGCTTCTTTTTAGCTTCGCGCTCCTCTTCAGCCCTCATATTCAAAAGATGATGATCTGCAATGTTACCAATTTCATCATGTCTCAAAGTTGGGTTCATGCTTTGAATATGCCTTTTAAGCGGCATGAGGTATTGATCAAGTTCTTTGTTAGCTTGCATAAATCCCCGCGCAGTATTATGGGTATCCCTAGCGTGAGTTAAAGCGTCCCAATACCTTGAAGGATCGTCAACTGATCCGGGAAGATGATTAATAGCTTGATAGTGTTGGGCGTGTGCGCGCTCGTGCTTACCCGGCTTAAGCAATGAATTTCTAAAAGCATTAGCAACCGCTTGCTCTTGACTAGATTCGTCCAGTTTATGCCAATCAGATTTAATGTTATTAACAACATTTTGCAATTCGTAACTGTTTAATGGATCGACCATTCTACCTTGAGAATCTTTGATTCTGTGCCAATTATATGCATTGTCCTCAGTTGGTTCAATACCCGTTTGATATCCTTCGTTTGGATCAACAAAACCGTCCAATGAGGCTTCCTTAAAATTATCTTCAACGGGGATTTTTGCCATTCCTCCGGGAATTACGGTTTGCGAAGGATGAACGGGGTGATGATAAGGTTCATCCCCGTCTTCCGGATTGTCAAAAATCTTGAGAAAGGCAATTTTTTGAGGAGCGATAGATCCGTAATAAGAATTAAACGCCCCTTGGCCAATGACTTCTGTAAACAGGGCTTTTTGTGCCGTATAAGTAAGAAGTGGTGCGTGTGCCTGAAATGCTCTATTGATACCGAACCAAGACCAATCTCCGCCAGCAGCAGCGTGACCTAAAATATCATGCGCAATGCGAAAGTCTACAACTTGATTTACACTCCAAATAGGATGAGAGGCATTAGCTCTAGATACAATGAAATGCCCCTTTTCCGTAATATCTTCCGCCATTTCTGAAAAGCTTTTATATGGAATGGGGTTATTAGTAATTTCAATTTTAATCTCGCTTTGAATAATTTCAACGCGCCTTCTGCAATCTTCTGCAAGCTCCGTCCATGCTGATGCTGCTTTTTTATCATACGCTTTAGCATCTGCGTATTCGTGAGCGACCGCTTCTTGCAAATCTATAAACGGATCATCCCAAGCGGCAACTCGGGTATTAAATACCATCCGCATACTCTGTTGACGCTGAATAGCCGCTAGCAAGTTGCCAGCGGCTGTAGCTTCAGTGTTCCCTGTAGTTTCGAGCTTTTCACCAGCTTGACTCTTTCCAACTGCCGTAAAAGCATTATTTTTAAAATTAATGCTGTCTACTTCCCAACCTAGCTGTTGAATTTGAGCAATAATATCAGGCAACGGCGTTGTAATACCAACAAACGCCGAAGTAATGTCGATAGTGTTAAGCTCTTCCCACATTAGTACCTCTTACCGTGCCTGTGCGGGCGCTTCTTATTCTTCTTAATTTTATCGGTAATTGAATGACCGATATCAAGGCCAAGGCCGCCAGCGAGGTCAAGGGTGCGAATAACAATATCCGCAAGCTCCTCTGTAAAATCTTTCTCCTGCTGCTCGGTCATGTGATTAAGCATAGGACCTTCAACACCCTCATACTCTTCACGATGAACCTTGAGAGCTTCGCTTACTTCATCCCCAATAAGGGCAAGTTTAATTGGAACAATGGCAAATTCGCTGATGTCCTCAATGTCCCAAAAACCCTTTTCATCTGAAATATCGCAAATTTCTGCGGATAAATCAGTAATCTTTCTACCTAACTTAGACATTACTATCCTTTCATGGGCAATGGTCGCCCATAGTGTAGTTTTTCAAAATTATAATCATTTGGACCCTCTGGCGCGGGCTGATCGCCCCTAAGAGAATCCATTACTTTTCTTACGATGTAGGGATCATCAACTGCATTATGATCCTTATCAGTTAGCCGCCAACCGCCATCAATACGATAAACATATCCATTTTGATCCGATTCGTTTCTAGAGTCAATTGATGCCTCATCTAAATGAGGATCATAACTCCAACTCCGATAAATCCGACTTTCTTCTGGAATGTGTTTCATACTAATTAAGCGGCTGAACTGCTAGCTTTTCTGCCTTCTCTCTATTTGCTATAGAGAGATGTCTTAGTCCAGTAGAACTAATTCGCTCATCAAACATTTTCTTACAATCGACACATTTATAATAATAATATATAGTTGTGAGCTTGTAATCATATGCTTGTTTAAACTGTACATCTTTTGATACAGGTACCAAGTCACCTTGACATTCAAGGCAATTAAATGATTTGGCGTTATTATGCAATTGATAACTCACTATCTTTTAATTCATTTTTTACTAAAGATTCAAGAATGTAACTGTGGGTCTGAAAATCTCTAGACCCACAGTTTTGACAAGTAGAAATTCCTTCTCTAATTGTCAAGCTACAATCTTCGCAATTTGCAATCTTAATAACTTTAGGTGGAAACTTAGGCATTTGGATCTGGCGTAGGTGCAGGGGGATTATCAATTGCGTCAATAATGTCCTGAGCTTCTTTTGCAAACTTAGAACTTGAAGCCGCAATACGCTTGATAAAATCTACTTGAGATTCATTAGTAATATAAGCGGGATCCGATCCTGTCAGATCGGCCACCTGCTGCTCAAGGTCAACGATTCTTTGATAAGCAATTGATAACTCTTGAGCCTTAGACTCGTTGCCTAATTCAAGCGTTCTAATAATCGCCTTAGTTTCGTTATCCATCCTTCTTGATCTCCTCGATTGTCTTAACAACCTTGTCTACTTCGTCCTGACTTGTAGGCACGACTAAATTGCTACCCTCAGGAAGATCATCAGCAGTTTCCTTAACCTTGTTAAAGAACTCAAGAGCCTGACTCTTGGTAAGCTGGAAACGATACTGCCCACTTGGAACGCGAAGAGGGTTACCATCTGGTCCCTGAATTGGGAAAGTAAGTCCGCTTACAAGAACAAGTTCAAGAACGCCTTCCTTGCCGGTTTCAGTTTCAACGGCACCAACGGATGCTCCAATAAGTTCTACTGTACTATCAAACATATCTTCTCTTTCTTTATAAATTACATGCCATATTGATGGCGTCTTACATCATATCAGATGTTTGTTAAAATTACAATCGACTTGTAATTTGCGTCAAAATGTGTATAATGACGAAATGACCTTAAAAGGTCTCCATATATAATAAAGGACGGAATATGAAAAAGAAGAAGGTAGCATTTAAGGAAAAGGGTCCAAAAGACGATGGTAGCCGCTGGGCGGTTATTGGAGAAGATGGACGCAGAGTATATCAGGGCGATGGTATTAAAAAGTCAGACGCTCAACGTCTTGCTAATAGGCTCGTTCAATCTGCTACAATTGAAATGGTTACACCTCCTACAGAAGGCTAATAATGCAAACATTTGTACCATATGATGATTTTAAACTTTGTGCTGAGGTTCTAGACAACAAGCGGCTCAACAAACAGCGTATTGAATCATTTCAGATTCTACGCGCTATTACCGATGACACTTACGGTTGGCAAAATCATCCTGCTGTTCATATGTGGCGCGGTCACGTCGGCGGTCTCGTTTCTTACAGCCTTGCCATTTGTCGTGAATGGCGTTTGCGTGATGGCGCTGACAATACCGACCTTGAGGGTCGCATTGCAGCATTTGGCGCAGATAACAATCTACCTGCATGGTGGGGCGATGAACGCATTCACAAATCACATCGCTCAAACTTATTTCATAAGGAGCCTACTTGGTATGAACAGTTTTGGAACGATCTTCCAGAACTTCCATACTTTTGGCCTACTAAAGAGGGTTATTAAAAATTCCAAAGAGACAATTGACCGGAATCTTCTGATAGTTTTCGGTCTAACTCTTCTTTAGTAATTAATCTACCGGCATTTTGTGCGGGATACATAATCCAAAATTTAGGCGGATTATATTTAGTGTCGATTTCGTAATACCAATCGTCTGGTCCAAATTCATCTTTATTAATTGGTTCACCATGCTCAGTTGGTACAAATTTACCGGCACGAATGCCTGCTTTATCATCCTCAAATGGATCAAGTGGGAAATTTTTAACGGGAACAGAACGATTTTGTGGACCCCAATCGCAGCGCAAACATGAGCCGTCAACAAGTTGATCCTTACACTTATTACAAAAGGCATCAGTCTTATGACCCTTGCCCTCTGGATACCCTCCGCCGGGGCGAGCTATGTTTGGATAATGATCTGGTTGTACGGCCTTGCCTGAAGAATCGTCCTCTCCCCAATCGGCATCGGGCCTATGGCTTAAATTCCATTTGCTCATACGAATTAAGTACAAGGATTGACGCATTCGATAGGATGTGATATCATTTTAAAACTAACCAATGAAAGGACAGTATGTTCAAAAGACTTCGTAATTATATCAATAACAAGGGGCTTTGTTTTTCAATGCAGTCAAAGACCGAAAAGGTTACGGTAAGCATTTGCTCAGACCTTGATGCCGCTCGTATTAAAACCCCACATAGTAATCAATTAGTTGAAATGAACGATATTATTCAAGGCCTTGGGCAAGCTTATACAATTGCGCAAGATGCCAAAGATGATAAAGTTATGGAAGAGATCCATAGCGTTCGACAAGCCATTTCAAAGGTATATGATTGAACATTGGCAAGATATTGTTTTTACAGTGGGTTCTATCATTTTTACGATAGCGCTTCTTCCTGCTATTTTTGAAAAAAGATATCCGCCACGAAGCACTTGTTTAATCACGGGCAGTATGCTTGTATTATATTCAATAACTGATTTAACATTAAACTTGTGGTTTTCGGCAGCCTCTGGTATAATAAGTTCATTAATATGGACAATGATGGGAATAAAACAAAATGATTAAAGTATTTCCCCCACATGGATGGGTAGATTTAGAAAATCACAGCGGTTCGGACCTAAGTGTAGTTAATGCCGCTAAAGTGTCATTTGCCAAGCAGTCAGACGGTTTTGGCGATGAGGAAAAACGCGTTCTTGGTTTTCTAATGCGTGAACAACACGGTAGTCCATTTGAACACAACTATTTCAAGTTTCATGTACGCGCACCAATCTTTGTTGTTCGTGAATGGGAAAGACATCGCATTGGTTTTTCATACAATGAAGAATCGGGTAGATATGTTGAATTAAGACCAGATTTTTATATTCCTGAAATAGCTAGGACTCAGGAAGGAAAGCCGGGGTCTTATAGCTTTGAAGACGGAGATGATTTTCAAACTGATCATGTAAGAAGTTCAGTTATGCTGCATTCTAAGAATGCTTACAAGCATTATCAAGATTTGCTTGAGGCAGGAATTGCTAAGGAGCAGGCAAGAATTGTGCTGCCACTTAATACTTATACAGAATTTTACTTTAGTTGCAACGCTAGAAGTCTTATGAATTTCTTAGAGTTGCGAATGGCATCCAGTGCCATGTACGAAATTAGAGCGTATGCTGAGGCGCTTTATGAGCTTTGGGCCGAGGTTATGCCCGCCACAGCAGAAGCATTTGAATATAACGGCTTTATAGCCCCTTAGAAAGGAAACGAAATGAATTACAAGTACGCGTTGGGAAAGAAGTTTATTGATCCAGAGGACCTTAAAAAGGCTCGTCTTGATCTTGCCTCAGTTGATACCGAGGCGTTGCTTGCTATTGCTGATGCAATGATTCGTTCAGAAGATTTTGCTCACGGCGATGGTGATATGATTGCAAAGGTAGCTCGTATTATTTATCGAGTTAAGCACGATCTTAATGTTACTGATCTAGAAGGATTGCGGAATGAATATTCGGAAGTCAAGTGAAAATGATTTAAACGGGTTTGCAGAACTCGTAAGATCTGGTCAAGGCGGATCCGTTCATGTTTTAAACAAGCCATATTGGGCTGGTGAACACACCTTTACTCATTGTGCAAATCAAGTTCAAAATGAACGCGGTAAATTTTGTGATTTATGGGCTGTTGATATTTATACCCGTAAGGGTATTGACCCTATCAAACATTCCAAAAGAGTTTTTATTTGGGCTGATAGTGAAACGGGTGCAGTTAGTGAAGCAACCCGATTTGCTGACGAAGGCATTACGGTCCTCGTCACCCACATTAAACCACTTGAAGATCGTCTTCGAGAGCCTGCTACATTTTAATTAATTTAGCATGGTTAATCTATACAAATAGTAATTGGAACAACCAACCGGAGATTGCTTCGGAAGGCCAATTACATAAATAAAGGAAATATGTTAAATGTCTTTAGCAAATACTAGCTATGATATTATTGGTGGTTTTGAGGTTACTCAAGGCACCACAACTAATACAAACGATACCGTAACAGTATCATCTGGTGTATATCGGACTCGTACTCCGGGTACCACAACTTATGGCAACTCTGCTTACACCTCTGTTGTAGGCGCTGCCATTTCAGGAGTTATTGCTTACGCTTCAACTGGTTATAAGCGTATTGATCTTGTAGTTGTTGATACAAGCACACTTGCAACTGCTCCATTTAAGATCATCACCGGTACGCCTGTTCTTACAGCCGCAACCGCTGTTGCTCCCGCCATTGGGTCATCGTCACAGTTCCCAATTGCAACAATTGCAGTTTCTGATTCAACTGTTGCTACTATCAGCCCTCGTACTGATGTTCGTGATACCCCTGATTACCTTCCAGTCCGTGCGTTTAATCGCTCACAGGCCGTTCGTATTGGTAAGCAGGTTGTTAGGTCTAATTCAAACGTATACGTCGATCTAAATGATCCCGTATCCGCTAAGGAGCTTGCCTATCACTCATCAATTGGTGCTGTTTACCATACTGGTGCCCTTACAAGTGCACCCGGCGATCTTCAGGTCAATACTGGCCTTAAGGCAACTGCTGGTACTTACTCATCAAGCACTCTAAAGATCTCGGTTGGCGTTGGTGAAATTCGTAATGCTGACAATCAGACTCTTTATTCGATTGCCGTTGCTGCGGATGCAACAAGCGCCCTTGCAGTTGCGGGTACTACCAATAAGCTAAGGAACGATCTTCTTTATGTTGACGTTTCTAATCCAAACTCGGTTACCTACGGCGTTCTCGCTGGTACCGCAGCCACTGCTACTGGTACTCAGGCAGCTTTGGCAGGAGTTAGGTTTGCCGATCTTCTTAAGGATCAGCTTCCTCTCGCTGTTATTGTCGCCCCAGCATCAGCTAGCGCCGCTGGCGATTTCAAGATTATTGACGTTCGCCCAGTACGATAAGCAATACAAGATAGCAAATGATAAGGGCCGCTATATGCGGCCCTTATTTATACTCTTTTATATGCCAAACTTTGCATCGCCTGCATTTATAAAATGACCAGCGTCCAATATGATTAGCGGCTTCTTGGTTAGCAAGATAAGCCGAATTATACTTGATAAGACCTTTACACCTTTTAAACAGTCTCATGGTCCTAATCTTTTCCACCAAGGTTGCTGTTGCTGCGGCTCTTCTGGTGGCTCTTCTTCAGGTGATACTTCAGGCTGTTGACCGACTGGTGATAAACAAAGCGCTGGCGGAGCGGGAACTTGTCCGGGACGAGTTCGCTTTCTAGGTTGCATTGCAGGCTGCCTATGCGGATGAGGAAAATCTTCTACTGCCGCTGTAACAGGTTCTGCAACGTCTGGATGATGACCATTACGGAAAGTCCAAGCCCCTCCAACATCATTTACCAGAGTAACAGGAACGGGACGAGCAAAAGACTTTGTGCGCTGAACGATTTCTGCCCAATCTCCCGCTTGAGGGGGCCTTTGACCCCCTGCTGGTTGAACATAAACGAGCCATCCGTTTGGCCCTTTAGTGAATCCCCCAGATTGGTAGAACTCACGCCCTTCATCCATTACCAGTCAGCCCCTCCGGGCATTGAGTCCCAATCAGGCTCTGGCGGATTTTCGGCAAGATGAGTATCAATTGCCTCGTTGATGCTTTCATCCTCAGAAACATATGAATTTACAATATCAATGATATCTGATGGGGCATCCTGTGCGTCAAATGTTACATCAGGAACGTCGGTATCATTCTGTGGTGAAAAGTAACCAACGGTTTTAAATGATGCTTGAGTGTTTCCACGATCAATGTCAACAAGGTTTTCATAAGGACCAGAAGGAAGTCCGTGTGTTTCTGTAGAGAAATTAACGGTTCCACCTTCGTAATCAATGTCGATACCATCGGCCTGAATCCAACCCTGCGTTGGATGCTCCAACAAAACATATTCAAGGTAATCGGGACGATTTGTTTGACCCCATTGATAATCAGTAATAGTCCATCCCTTTGTATCAAGTCCCATAGGCTCGCTGGCAGAAGTCTTAGCAGTATGTCCCTGATCAAGTTGAGCCAAAAGATTTTGGAAAATTTCAATAAGGATGCGCAAGTGAGCGGAACCGTCTTCAACGTTTCCATTAGAAAGAGCGCGGCTGCCCTCCCAAAGATGGGTCCAAAGTTCGCTACCCTCTTCGTCATACTTATCAAGATATTCGGCTACCTTTTCAGCAGCAGAAGGTTCGGCGGGATTATCAATAGCATAAAGTTCTTCGTCGGTGTAACCCGCATTGTCATCATCTTCGGCATACCAGCCAAGATGCTCATTTGGCATCGTTTGACGGTCAAGACTCACATTAGACTCCTTTTCTCCATGATGCTTCTTCTTGCCTTTAGCACGAAGTTCCTCTTTGTACTCCTCAAACTTGTGATCGTACTTGCTGGCTTTTGAATTGTTATCCATGCTAATTACCTGATTGTTACTTTCCATATTGTTAGTAGCTGAGTTTACATAAATGTCGATGAGGTCTCTAATCTCATACATAATGGTTTCTTGCGGAACGCCTGCGGCTCGCATGTGGCCCATAAGTTCAATTAACTTTTGATTAAACTCCTCAGGTACACTAGCATACGCTTCGGCGTCATATTCCTGATTGCCTTTCTTCTCCTTGAGCCTTTCGTCCATAGCCTCTTCAATATCTTTAATGCTTGGAGCAACTTCGCTTTCAGGAACGCCACCTTCAATCATTTGCTCTTCAAGTACCGTTTCAAGAGTCGGGTCAAGCTCGTATCCGTCTTTATTTTCCATAATATTTAACTATTAGTTCTTTCTATCTTATTAGGTTTTCGGTCGAAAAGTGGCGCAGCCCCTAAAAAAGAAAAATTCCCCTTCGATTTTACAGGCTTTCTTAACTAATCATTATTTAGTAAAGAATTTTGCAGTATTCTTGGGTAGAGTTACGCTTCCCTTGTATGCCCTTGTACCTTTGTCGTAAGTTCCCCAATGCAATCTTGTCTCTTTGGTTTCTTCATCATTAAAAACCCAAATGAAACTTTGTTTATCTTCAGTATGGTATATCATGTTTAAAATCCTTGTTTTAAAAATTTATCCCTTCGGACCTTGCCTGCACCCGAATATTTAATTAGAATTAGCCAGAAGGCTGTTAAAATGACGCTGAGAGCAATCTGAAGGAACGCAAGCCTCACGCTTGTCACCCCGGAAGGCAATCCTGAAACGATTGCAAGCAATCCGGGATGATTGGGCGCGACTTAAATAAGTCCTTCGATTCTCTTAATGATTTCTTCTTTTGAAATCTTACTTGTGTCAACTGTCTCAGAAGCGCCTTTAACGCCGTTAGAGAACTCACCCTCATAGGCTGGAGGAAGGTCCAAATCATTACGCCACCATGAAAGGATCTCCTGCTCAACCTTGTGAGCATCTTCACCTCTGTCAAACTCCCAACAATCAACAAGCTTCCAACCATAAGCAGACAGCTTTGAAATGCGATTACGACGTTGGAACTTACCCGTCACGCCAACCTTAACCGCACCCTTGCCGTCTTCCATGAGGTACAAGTAAGCAGGCTCATCATTCTTAAAGCGCTTAGGGCCGCATCTCTTACAACCAGAAGCCCGTCGTGCATCATAAACGCGAACCTTCCACTCAAACTCGCACTTGTTACAACGAATTGTTGAAGGCGTATGGGCACCCTGATAGGGATCAACCCAAGTGCAATCAATTTTATCTGCTACTTCATCATATTTGTTTTGTGTTAACTTTATAGACATGATCCGATTGTAACACAAAAGGTTTTAAAACACAAGCCCTATTGTTTTACACGCAAAACGCGGCATAATGTGTATGGAGCATAGCTCACACGCACAAATCATCCGTGAAAGCATGGAAGACATCCCAAGTTGGGTAAATTTCCAAGACGTTAGGGGACCACAAGCCCTCTACACTGTCACATTCAACGGACAAGTGTACCAAGGACTGGAAGCTGGGCAAATTGTCGAAGGCCTGAAGATGGCACTCGAAAACAACCCCCGTGTTGACATGAGCATTGTCCTTGAAGGTGGCGAGGGCGAACAAGCCCAAGCCCAACTACCCGCCTAAGGGAACCACTTTTTATTTTTTATTTATGGGACCCTAAGGGACCCAAAATATTTGGTACCATCAAAAGGGGACCCATTTATTTATTCCAAAAGGGGACCCGCTCCTAAGCGAACACCCCCGTCTAGGGGGAATCAAAGGAAACCGGGGGTTACCCTATCCACCAACTTCAAAGGGGAGGTAAAGGATCCTCAGCCTTTACCATATCTTTACTATGGGGTTTATAGGGCCGGGGTAAAGGTTT